ACGGCAAGCTCACAGGCGGTTGCAGTTTCTGCAAGCATGGGTTGACTGACAACCGTAGCCTGGCAGTGGGGTATGGCCCGGTTTGTGCTAAGAACTTTGGCTTGGTGTGGGGTTAATATTTTGGTTGCCCAATAAATCCATTTGCCGTATAATATACACATAAACTAGCGAAACGGAGAAATAAATGAAGACACCACAAGTCCCGGCATTACAAGGAATGACCCCAATGGGTTTTAAAGACACCCGTCCGCAATTTGATCGCGAACGTCATGGTTCGTTGTATGACCGCGGTAGTGCAGATTCCTGGTATAGCCGTAATGCAGATCCGCATTGGTATCCGGAAGGCTCTTACAATGGTGATCCGGTGCTGGAACTGACTCCCGAAGAATGCAACGAATATCTAGCAGGCTACGAGGACAATGAAAAGTCCGGTGGAAAAAAGGATTGGCAATAATGTTGGCTATTAAAGAAATTACTGTATGGAAGGGCATTTCGCGTCAGCCCAACCATACGTATTTAATGGACGGCGACAAGATAATTGCCTACAAGCAATGGCACACTGGTGAGCCTATTTACTCTAAAACACCCTTGCGAATGGATAAACGATATCGCAAGTTTGTAGAAGTAGAAGTGTCCCAATTTAAAAATATACCTCAGGTTGCAAGCAATACCAAAACTGTGCAAGGCAGTAAGGGTAACGTATATACAGTGGACTTGGATGCAGGCTCGTGTTCGTGTCCGGGATTTTCATTTCGCGGTAAATGTAAACACGTTGAGGTCTAGCATGAAAAATAACATAATTGATTTTGATGAAGCAGTAAGCAATTTACGTTATATGGGATTGGTGATACCACCGCATACGCAAGAATGCTTGGAAAATTATTATATACGTGGCTACGAGCCAGGTGGGTTTGTTTCGGCAATGCTGGCACGTGATTACGACCGTGCTATAACTATTGCCGATCAAGCCAACCGACAGATGTTTTGGGCCATTGCAACATGGATCAAGGAAAATTCTCCCGAAGGTAGCTATGGCGATTACGCTACTATAACTGATTGGTGTTGCGATAAAAACCAACGCAGAACATTGTTTGCTGATTCTGCTGAGGAAAAGTTTATGTGGCAAAAACTAAAGGACAAAGCATGAGGACAAGTGAATTTCGACGATGGGTCCACGAGATATGGCGCCGCAATTGTGACGAACATGACGAAGTAAACGAAAACCGATATACGCAAAAACAGTATTTTCAAATGTACAAGTATTGGTTAAAACGAGAATTTCAATTTCAAAGGACAAAATGAGCGAGCACCATAAGTGTAACGTATGCAGTTGTGATTACACCGACGACGAAGGCGGAATGGAAGGATATTTTGGTATGCTTCCTGTAACATTTTGCCCAACTTGTTTTAGCTGTATGTGTGACATGGCCGCACAATTTTTAACCGCAGACGACTTAAAGGAAAAACAAGATGCCTAATTGGTGCCAAAATACATTAGTACTCAAACACGAAGACCCGGTGATGATTAAGCGGGCTGAAGACTCGTTTGCCAAAGGTGCATTTCTAAACGAATTTATTCCAGTGCCCAAGAGCCTACATATTGTAGCAGGCCGCGTGGGTGATCCTGATGAGCAGAAGAAGCTCGACGAACAGGAAGAACTCAACCGTGAAATATACGGCTATGCCAATTGGTATGACTACTGCGTCAACGAGTGGGGAACCAAATGGGACATTGGCCATAGTGATGGCATCAATGATGTTAAAACAAATGAAATTGTATTTTATTTTGATTCTGCTTGGTCTCCTCCGACTATCGCTTACGAAAAGCTGATAGACCTAGGGTTCACTGTAGAAGCAACCTATTACGAAGGCGGAATGTCGTTTTGTGGTACGTTTGATATGAACGGTGATCAATATTACGACCTATCGGATCTAAATGCCACGGAAGTTGCTAGTACTATACCTAGTGAGTTAGATATGTCATATGGTATTAGTGAGCAAATGGCCGAAATGGAACGCGAGGCTGAAGATGATGTTACTGCATGGTACAAAGATGGCGTAGAAGAAGTGGGACTTGAACCCCATGTGATCAAAAAAGACAATGGTTGACCATTAATTTAAATGGTAACACGGAGATCGATAATGAAAACTAAAGAACCTATAATCCATCAGGACTACTTTGGACATGAACTTCGGAACGGTGACTTCGTTGTATTTTACGGTTGGAAAACCTTCCAAGTCGGACAAGTGCAAAAGTGTACTCCCAAGTTGGTATTAGTAAAGGGATTTGATCGCCGTATCTCAACAGATCCGTTCCGTAAGTATGGTCACGAATGTCTCAAAGTTGATGAGCAAGAAGTTACTATGTATCTGCTGAAGAAGACACACAAAAGATAGTTGACCATTAAATCAAATGGTGCTATAATAGTTGTATTGTATAGTTAATAAGGAACACAAATGAACAAGCCGTGGGAAGTGATTGCTGAGCTAGAACTGGATAATAGTCGCTTGGTTAAAGAAGCTATCATCCGTAGGGAAAGCGAAGCTGGAAATTTAGAATTGTTCCGCGGATTTCGTGCGGCATACGATGCTATGGTTACATTTGGTGTTAAGAAAGTTGAAGAGAAAAAAGGTGATGGTAAGGGTATTAGTTCCGATGCCTTTTGGAAAGTGGCCGAGGAACTTAGCAATCGGACTATCACAGGCAATGCCGCAATTACTGCCATAAACTTTTTGCGTATGAACGCAAAAGAGCAAGAATGGAACCAGTGGTATCGACGTATCCTTATCAAAGATATGCGTTGTGGTACTAGCGATAGCACCATTAACAAACATGCCGCGGAACATTTCCATGTGCCTGTTTTTGAATGCCAACTTGCACATGATGGTGCCAAACACGAAAGCAAAGTGTCTGGTAAAAAGATCATTGAAGTCAAGTTGGATGGTGTACGTGTTATCACAATTGTATACCCAAGTGGGCAAGTTGATCAGTACAGCCGTAATGGTAAAGAGCTTGTTAATTTTGAGCACGTTAAAAAGCAGATTGCTAAACATGCGATCTTTTTTAAAGTGCCAATGGTGCTTGACGGTGAAATTATGAGCGCAAACTTTCAAGATCTAATGCGCCAAGTGCATCGTAAAAGCGATGTTAAGGCCAATGATGCTGTATTGAACTTGTTTGATATGTTGCCCCTTAGTGAATTCCAAGAGGGCAAGAGTAAACTGAATCAAAGTCAACGTAGTCAACAATTGGCATCTTGGTTTGCGCCAATTGCAGATCATATGCCCAATGTTAGTGTATTGGGACAAGAAATTGTTGATTTGGATACTGAGGCTGGCAAGGCTCGTTTTAAAGAGATCAATACCACAGCGATTGCAGGTGGATACGAAGGCATTATGATTAAAGACCTTGGTGCTGTATACGAGTGTAAACGTAGCACCGCATGGCTTAAACAGAAACCCTTTATTGAGGTTTCATTGACTGTAGTAGGCACCGAAGAGGGCACTGGTAAGAATGTTGGCAAGCTCGGTGCATTAATTGTAGAGGGTATAGATGATGGTAAACTTATTAGGACCAATGTCGGTTCGGGACTCACTGACGTTGATCGGGATAGCTTCTGGAGTAGCAGGACTAGCCTTGCTGGTAAAGTTGTCGAAGTTAGGGCTGACGCGGTTACGCAAAATCAAGACGGATCGTACAGTTTGAGGTTTCCGCGTTTTAAATGTTTTCGTGGTTTTGCTATAGGAGAGAAAATTTGATAGATTGTTTGATTTTAGGAGATAGTATTGCTGTAGGGACTCATCGGTTCAAACAAGAGTGTGTGGCCTATGCCACTGGTGGACTTAATAGTAAGCAATGGTTTGATCGTAATGTGGGCAAGAGCCCGTATATCGCCAAGACTGTTATTATTAGTTTAGGAACAAACGACCATCAGTATATTAAAACCGAAAGTGAATTGCGTACACTAAGGGCATTGACTAAAGGTGATCGCATTTACTGGATATTGCCCGCTATCAAGCCAGACATCCAAAACATTGTACGCAAAGTAGCACAAGAGAATGGCGACGTAGTATTGCCCATTACAAGTTTACAAGCAGACAAGATACATCCAAGTTGGGCCGGGTACAAACAAATTGCAAAGGAAACGCAGTGATAGCACTAGGTATTGACATAAGTTATCCGTACAGCGATCGGTGGGCTAATGTATATGCCATTGGTGGGGCCTTAACTGAAAACAAGAGTTGGGAGTTTCAACTTATGAAAACCAACACTATTGTTCAACTGAATATTAATGTTACCTCTGCACAAGATCATGCAGGACTTAAAGTAGAAGTAGGATTCTTAGGATACACCGCAGAGTTTAACTTGCACGATAATAGACATTGGGATTACGAAAACAAACACTGGCAGTAGTATACAAAGACGAAGACTAATATAAAGGAATTAATATGTCATACGATCCAAAAGCAATAAAAATTGGTAAAGCAACAAAGACAATGGCGGCTAATATTCTTGACGCCCACGAGCGCGGCGCTTTCATCCGTATGTTTGTACGTGTAGCGGAAAATGAAGCAATGGGACGTTCAAGCCGTAATCAAGCGGGTAGTAAGGGCAATAAAGGCAACATCAAAGGCACACCACCTGCGGCAGAATAATGGGACAGGTATTTAGACAAGCAGAGCAGTATCTAGATCAGCTTGGGTATGATGGGGAGTTCATTGAAATAGGTACTAGTCGCAACGGCGATGATGGTAGTACCAAAACTTTGGCCGAATGGGCTACTCGGTTAGGTACTACCCTTACTACTATAGATGTGGATCCTGTAAATTGTCAGTTCGTGCAAAATTTGCACATACTGAATTGCACAATACTGAACGCCAAAGGCGAAGACTATTTGTATACTCGTAACTATAGCCTATGCCCAATTAATTTCCTATATTTAGATAATTTTGATTGGGACTGGCATCCAGAAAAGACCGAAGACTTTATCCTGGAACAGCAGGTTAGATACCAACAATTAGGTTTGGCCATGAACAATGTTAATAGCCAACGTGCCCATTTAGCGCAAATGATTTATGCATTGCCACACATGGCTGATGTATGTTTAGTAGTATGTGATGATACATGGTTTAATAAATGGTGGGGACACTATTCGGGTAAATCGGGGGCAGTAATTCCGTTCCTGATGGACAAAGGATTCGATATACTGTACACAGAAGAACAGCCAGTGTATGGGACAATATTAGGTCGCGGAATAAAGACATAATTAGTATAATACAATTTTACAAAGCGAGAACACAATGGAACAAACTCAAGAATCATTTTTAGGGTTACTTACTACACCGGAAGAAAGAAACAAGTGGCTCACAAATTTGCTGTGGGAACACGACTGCGAGGTTACTTTTACCAAGGTAGATGGAAGTGTGCGAACCATGCCTTGCACCCTTAGAAAGGAAGCAATGCCAGCCCGAGAGGCAAGTACCTTACACGAAACACGACTGTACAAGCCCGAGACTATCCGAGTCTATTGTTTGGATAAGAATGAATGGCGCAGTTTCCGTGTAATGAACGTAACTGATGTTAAAGTACTATAATGGTTAACTCTAAAATAGATCCAAGCATCTTTGAACCCAAGATTGAAAAGACATCAGATTCGTCATGGTCTATTTCGTTAGAAGAAGATCCAGAAACTGGAGAACTAGTTTTGCCACTACCCGACGAATTACTTGCCCTCCAAGGATGGGAAGTTGGCGACGAGCTAACTTGGGAATTTAACAAAGACGGAACAGCAGTAATAACAAAAAAATCCCCTTAATCCAATAACTTTTAGATAATAAAAAAGCCCACTTATGCGTGGGCTTTTTCATATGCTTGGAGAGCTAACTGTCTAGCTAACCATAATCTAAATTTTACATAGTCTGATAATTCAATATCTTCGTGAACTATCTTACCAAACTCGCCAGATTTTCGATTACGTCCAAATGTGACTTCATCGTCTAAGATGAAGTCATCATTATCATCATCTAGACCATACTTACTTAGCGGCTGGAGTAGCGGCTTTTGCGTCTGCTTTAGGTGCGTCTTTCTTAGCAGGTTCGCTTTTTGCAGGCTTTTTGTCGTCTTTCTTAACTTCAGCTTTAGCGGCTGGAGCCGTAGCAGGAGCAGCCTTGTCAGCAGCCTTAGGTGCGTCAGCGGCAATAGCGGATAATGCAAACATGGATGCTACGATTAAAAATAATGATTTCATGATATTTCCTTTTAGGTTATACACAATTCTCACTGTGTAATATAATAACGCATAGACCACGAAATCAGTTGACACAAATCCAAAATAAATGTAAAATGAATATATGTCTAAACCAAATAACTTAGAATCGGTTCTTGCTACTGCACAATGGATTTCGGATAAAGTTCAAGGTGATATGGTATATGCACAACACCTGTATGCGGCACTATGCAATAACGATTTTCAACAGAATGATATGTGGCCCATATTAAAAAACGAAATATGGAGTTGCTCATGGCGACATGCTGGTAGTATCGTGGCTGGCCTAGAAGGCCAAGGAGATTACATGAACTGGTATTGTAGTGGTATAAAACTAGATCCGTTGAGCCAAGATGAATTTGATGCACTATCAGAGGAAAATAAGGCCCATTACAAGAAAACAAGCTCGTATGTTAGCGAAGGTGTAGTGACCGACGAAATAAGAGAAGACTTATTTAAACTAGGTTGGAACGTTGTGTCGGATCCCGATGATTCTACAATTTAATGCAAACAGAATGGTTAAATTAGTCGTTGCAATTACAAAATAATTCGTGCATAATACTGAAATGCTGTAAGAACAGCGTATTAACTAAAGGAGACATAATGTCTATTTCCGTAAAACTAAAGAAGTTTGATTTGAAAACTAAGCAGGGTAAGTTGTTTCAAGCGTTGGTATTGAACCGCGAGACTTTGAGCCCAGCTCAAATTAGCAAGCGTTTTGGTATTAAGAACCCAACTGCTACTATTAGCGACATCCGTCAACGTGGTTATGCCATTTATGGTAACCAACGTGTTGCTGGTAATGGCGTTAAAGTTACTGAATATCGCCACGGTGAAGCTAGCCGTCGCATGGTTGCTATTGCTTACAAAGCAATCGCAGCTGGTTTGGTCTAATTCTAGACCAATTTGACTTGAATTAATTCTACATTCAAGCCACCCAAAAAGCCCACTTTGGTGGGCTTTTTCATGACTCAGAATAAATATTTAATGCATCGTAGAATCTTTAATTTAGAGTTCGACATCAGAAGTACGGATTGGCTTATTGATAAGATCCGTCACCAAGAGATTTACGCTCAAAATCTGTATGCCGCATTGTGCAACAACGAATATGTACCTAAAGATGTATGGGGCATCCTGAAAAATATACATTGGGACTGTAGCTGGCGCTATGCCGCTGGTATTGTGGCTGATATCCGTGAGCGCGAAGACTATCTAACTTTGTATTGCTCTGGGACTAAATTTAAAGGTACAGATTTCTTTGGTTTTGTTGAAGAAAGTTATGTAACCGAAGAAGTTGAAACGGATTTTAATAACATCGGATGGTTATTGCAGACCAGAAGATTCGTTGACTTGCCATAGTAATATTTGTTATACTGTTGTATGGCAATTAATACATTACCAACTAACACCAACATTCCGTTATATACCACCGCCGGCCCCATCTCTCCGTATATCTTTAATACCACCGGAGTCAACAGCATTTCAACAGGTTTCGCCGGAGATACCAAAATACATATTAATGGGAAAGATGCTGATCTTGTAATAAACGGAAAGAGCTTTAACGAAACTATGGCCAAGATTGAAGACCGCCTCGGCATCCTTTTTCCCAATCCAGAACTTGAAAAAGAATTTGACGAACTACGCCAAGCCGGTGAACACTATAGACAACTTGAAAAGAAATTTTTAGAGCAAAAAAAGGTATTTGATATACTAAAAAATACTGACAAATAATTCACTTACATGTTATAATTGTATATGACATATCTAACAGTAAACTGTACAAACAAAGATCCAATAGAAATAGCCAATTGGTGCGACAAACAATTTGGTTCAACTAACTGGAGTTGGCAAACACAATGGCCCAGTAAATATTGGATTTTTTATCTACCTAACACTAAAGCAGAAACTTTATTTCAACTAAGATGGCGATAACGATCGAAGTACCATGGGAAAATCCCTACAATAAAAAGGAAGCGTGGAACGAGCTACTGGCGTGGACTGTGGAAGTATTTGGTCTCCCAGGTGACCGTGTACAATTTCATCCAACAGAACATTGGATGCGTTTTACATTCGATGATGAAAACGATGCATTAATATTTCAGTTAAAAACAGCTGGACGTAGGATGTCGGATCAAGATCTCACTGTTGACTTAATGAGCCGGTCGTTGCGGATATAATGGCGCAGATAAAAACCGTGTTACATTCTTTTACTATGGGAGATGTTGAAGACCCATATTTGTATGCGGCTTTTCCTATTAGCAAATGGCAAGAAACAGAACAGGGTAAGTGGGCCAAGGAACACATAGTTGGTGAAGGAGAGTTTGTTTGTATTCCGGACCCAATGAGTTATGGATTCCGGGTTATAATAACAGGTGTATTTGAAGAAAAAGATCTAACCTATTATAAGTTGAAATGGCAATGAAGATTAGAAAAATTGATTCAAGAAATGAACTGTTTGGTGATTTCAAATGGCAAATAAAAATGGATGTCAAATCGTTTCTAGACGTCAGGGATTGGTGTTATACTACATGGGGGCCAGCAGTAGAATATCAATGGTGGAATACCTTTGGAAAAGAAAAAGGTTGTGATAATTGGTCATTTGATACATTCCAAATTGAAAGATTTAAAATACGTACAGCTAAAATATACCTTAAAGATGATGCCGAGTTAAGTATGTTTCATTTAAAATGGAATTAATAATGACCGATGATGAACTAATCGAAGAGATTAAAGGTATCCAACGTATCGTGATCAATACGGTACATGGAGGCTTTGGCCTAAGTGAGCAAGCATCACGATTGTTTGCACAACGGACTGGTATTACTTATGACCATGCTTGGGCTGATAATCTAATTGCTCGAGATGATCCGGTACTTGTTGCCGTAGTGCGTGAATTAGGGGCAGATGCGGATACTCGTTACGCTGAACTTAAGATAGTAGAAGTCCCGTATGGTGTAGACTGGCAGATAGAAGAATACGATGGCGTAGAATGGGTTGCGGAGAAACATAGAATATGGCGATGAAAAACATATTTGTGATTACTGCACAGCACAAAAGGCGCCCAAAGTATATAGTAACATGGCCGGGATACGGTTCATTACGGAAACCTAGTTCTATCTATATATTATTAAACTGGATAAGCAATACCAAAGCATTTAACATTGTTCTTGGTAATCAGAACAATCAACTAACACTCAACGATTTGCTATACGTGTCCTCTACTAAAGAACTAATAACCAATTATATCATGGAACGACTAATAATTGTTAACTATGTAATATTTGATTTGTTAACCGATGCAGAAACATTTATTGATTGTGCAGAAAAAGATATTGTTTGGCGTATTCTAACAAAAGAACATACCACAACCATTGGTGATTTATTGGGGCCATAACTATGATTTATAAAGGACCACAAGGACCATGGATGCCATATTTTACTCGGAAGCCACGTAAAATTAAAGGTAAATGGTACTGGCTTACTACTGTATATCGTAGAGAACGCAATCCAATAGTTTGGCCGCATCAAGGATATGAGTTTGGTGACGGTTTTGATCTGCTGAAAGATGCATGAAAAAAGTAGAAATGTGGCCACCACCAGACCAGTGGACTGAAGTCATTATAAAATGGGACGAAGTATTACAGCATCCATACATACCAATTAGAAAACTGTTAGATTGGGTTGATACTGCCCCGGGTGGTGAATACCATTTAAGTGGATACAAAGCTACAGAGGGATTTTCATTTCGGTTTAAGCGTGATCGAGACGCTGTACTATTTCGGTTATATTGGTCCTGACACAATATTCAATGGATGCTATAATATACATACTTAATTAAATAAAGGTTTATCATGATTACTATGAAAGAATGGATGGAATTAGTAGACTATAAAATTACCGAAGGCGGTGATTATGGTTGGTCGTGTTACGGCCCTAATAGCTACAGCTTAGATAGTTGGAACGGTGTTCACGGAGAAGGTGGCTATAGTTTTAATATTGTGTTCAGCACAAAGAGCCAAAAGGTCTACGAAGTTAGTATGTGTGACTACACTAACAACCGTGCCTATCGTATGATCAATCCAGACTATGTTAAAAAACATGCCAAAGAAGCCAAAGCTCGAGACGTCAACTTAAACGAAGCGTGGGAAGATATTGACTATGTTAATTTAGACGTGGAAGCCGATTGGATTGAAAAAGCCAAAGCAATTGCATCTGGTCAACCATACGATACTCGTGTGCAGATAGAGGTTAATTTTTCGGACGACGAGATGGCGCGGTATATGAAATTAGCGCACGAGCGTGATATGACTTTTAACGACTTTGTTGAAGAAGCATTGCGTCATGCTATTGAGTCGCCCGATCAATTGGAATTTAACAAGCCGTGATAAATGATTACGTTATCAAAGTACGAGTGGATTCCGTTACAGCAAAGGTTGGTTGAAGAACACGGCTTGTCTGTAATGAACATAAGTTGGGTGTGTCGTAGAGAATTAGGATTTACAATAAGGTACCATAGACAGTCGGAAACTATAACATGCCTAGATTTTTATGATGATGCCAAGGAAACATTTTTTAGGATAAAATATCTATGATATCTAAGTTGGAATACGGAGAATTTAAAAAACACTATGTCTGGGTATTATTACAGGCTCCGGATTACCGACTTGGTCAAGCATTCCTTAATTACTTTCCTAAGGTAAGCAAGTTAATGTTAGCTCGTGAGAAAGGCATGCAAGACGAGTTTCAACTGTTTAATGAAAGAGATCCAAAAAAAGCACAAGAAATTATAAATCAATTCTTATTTGACCATTAATACCATTCAATGCTATAATAGCATATAAATTGGATTAAATACATATATTATTAAGGAAGCACAATGGCACAGCACGGTAACTATTGGAGTTGTACACCGTTCGCAGATTGGGTTCGCGGCACTAAAAAGATCAGTGCCGGCACCAGCGAACAGTGGGATGATTGGACAACTGCCGCACAGATGAAACACAACTTTCGTTACTGGGTGGCAGAAGAAGGACTCGGACATCTACAAGATTTTGTTACATGGCCTGTAAGGAAAATATATGATATCAAGTACTACATTAACAACCGTTGGGTTAGTCGCACTCATAGTCTTACCGCTCATGCCCGCGATATTAAACCTGGCAACTGGCAGGATGTGGGGAACCGCTTTTTGCCTTGCTTATTCAATGAGCTGGTTGATTTTGTTGAGGTGGAGTTAGCCTGGTGGCACATTGCCTGGGATGAAGAAGCCCGTAAGAAATTTAAATCACCTTGGTATGCTACAGGATGGTTCCGTTGGCGCACATGGCGCAGTCCCGAAGCCGGGCTGGCTAATCTAGAATGGCAACGGCAGCTTCGTTGGACAGAAGATGAAGTTGGTAAGGACTTTAAAGGTCTAGGCGAGCTTACCCAACAAGCAGTCAAAGCACAGGAGATCCTGGACTTGTATACTTGGTGGACTCAAACTTATCGTAATCGTCCAGATGCTTATGATGCCAGTGGTTGGTCTGCTTACTGCGAGACAAGCCGTATAGCCAACGGTGGAAAACTAAGTTGGAGTGGTGACAAGAGTCCCGAACTTAAAAACATGAGCACCAAGGCGCATAAGCTACTGCAAAAGATTGAAGCGGCTTATGAAAAAGAAGATGAAGCCATGATGATCCGTCTTATCAAAGTCAGACATGGGTTGTGGACGTAACAGTAACTGAGAACAAAATGCACATTAATTTAATTAGCGACATACATTTAGAATTTGCAGATCTTACATTGCCCGGTGGCGATGTATTGATTCTATCTGGTGATGCTTGCGAGGCAAAAAACTTTAAAAAAGGCATGTATAATAAAGACATGGTTTTGCTTGAACACGAGCGCGACGATCGTCGCCCCGATAGGTTTAACAGGTTCTTGGAAGAGGAATGTTCTAAGTATGCCCACGTGATATATGTTATGGGAAACCACGAACACTACGGGTTCCAATATCAAAAGACGTATGCTCATATTAAAGAACAGTTGCCTCCTAACATGCATCTGCTGGAAAATGAAACCTACGAATTAGAGGACGTAACCTTTGTGGGTGCCACATTGTGGACTGATATGAACAAAAACGATAATCTTACAATTTTCCATATGAAGTCTGCCATGAATGATTATCGCCAAGTTACCATGTTTAACGAAGCAAAGAATACCTATCATCGGCTAACACCAGAACGCACAGTAGCAGACCATTACAAGTCACGTAACTATATCCGCGAGACTGTGGAAGCAAACCCCACAGGTAAAGTTGTAGTGGTGACGCACCATGCACCTAGCAAGGCCAGTATTAAGCCATGGTATCAAGACGATCATTTAATGAATGGTGCTTATAGTTCAGACCTGAGTGAGTTTATTTTAGATAACCCACAGATCAAAGTGTGGACTCATGGACATACGCACGATACATTTGATTACATGATTGGTAGCACTCGTATTATGTGCAATCCACGTGGTTATGCTGGTTACGAGGAACGGGCACGGGAATTTGACCCGGCGTTTGGATTTGACGTATAATTAATTTTCGTGTATAATATAATTAATGGAAACTAATATGAATGAAATTTGGACAATAGCAATCCAATGTATATTTTGGTATTTTGGTATTAAATTAGTCATGCATTTTATTTCAACCTACTTGGGAAATAGGCTTGAAATGAAGCGTCAGATAATTAAACATTTTAACGAAGTCACGCATCAAGTTGAAATTGAAAGTGCCGGCAACGTACAATATTGGTTTGATAAAGATACTAAGCAATTTATTGCACAAGGCACTACACGAGCAGAAATTATCTCTGTATTGAAGAGCCATTGGCATGATCACTTATTTTTAGTTAGTGATAATGAACTATTGGTGGGTCCGGAATTCACTCCGGTTAATCCAAACGTAAAGGATACAGTATGAGCGAAATAGCACAGGGAATTATGATTGATAACGAGTATAAAGATGCGGTGTCGTACACCATTGCGTGTTCTTGCACAGATACCGATCACCAAGTCCACATGTGGATTGAAGTGGATGGAGATCCTGAATGTAACGATATTACATTAACGTTTTTTGTTAACACCACTACTCCGTTTTGGAAAAAAGGGTTTAGTCGACTTAAAGCGGCCTGGGATATTTTAGTAAAAGGGTATAGGGAAGATCAGCACTCGCTTGTTTTAAAACGAGATTCTGCACTTAACGTAGCCCATGCAATTAAAGAAACTGTTTTTAAACTTGATAAACTAAGGGAGTCACTATGACATTGAAACAAAAAGCAATTATTCGTGCTATGTGCGTATTTGGCGTTGCGGCACTGAGTGCAATTATAGTAAATGTAATTCTACATTTTGTACCAGCAGTAACTATTGGGACAATTTTTGTAGCAGGTGTTGCATGTTTTCTATTTTATGTTTGCTACAGTATTTCACTAGGCCAACTTGAAGCAGAGGAAAGTATCGCAAAAATGTCCCAGAAATTTCAAGAGACAAAATAATGTCAATGCATTTGGCACATCCTGCTCTAAGCACTACCGGAAAGAAAAAGGGTAAACCTAAATTTCGCAATGCCGATGAAGCACGTAAGTCACGCGAACGTGAAGCGTCGTGGAAAGAATTACAGAAAAAATGGGCATTAGAAGTAGATGCAACAAAACGTAAACGTGGGCTTTCTGCAGAAGTGTGGAATCCCCCCGAGCGTACTTATAGAGGTGCAAATGATCCAAAAATCCCAAGCAAAATAACAAGTTGGGATCCATGTGTTATGCCAACCCCAAAAGTTTATACGGGCAATATGGTCAAAGGTATTGCTACCATGCACAAATCAAATGCTGTCCCGGTCTTTTCTAATCAAGAGGCAGTTGAGATAAGTAATATGCGTAGATAACATTAAAGGACTATAGCACAAATTATGAGTAAGCATGAGTAAAGAAGATTTGTTACGGATGTCGGGCGTAGTAGAGGAAGTATTACCAAACGCTATGTTTAGGGTAGTCCTTGAAAATAATCACAAAATTACCGCTATAATTGGTGGTAGACTAAGACAAAATAATATACGTATATTAATGGGCGATGCAGTGGAAGTCGAGATGAGCCCATACGACATGACCAAGGGTCGTGTAGTATATCGCAATAAATAATATATGCGTGATATTATTAATCTTGTTGAAGAACAAAAAAAGTTAGAACTTATAAAACTGCCTTACAGTCGCGGCGGGTTAAGTCCTGTATTAAGTTCTGCCAATATTGATTTTCATTTTGGAAAACTTGCTAAAGGCTATGTTGACCGCTACAATAAAGGTGAAGGCGACAAAACCTTTAACGAAGCTGGTGCAGATTTACATAACATATTCTTTGGACAGTTTCGTTCACCAAAGAACTCCAATGCTCCACGTGGTAAGATATTAGATCTTATTAATGCACACCATACAAATTGGGTTGATTTTAAAAAGCACTTCAAAGAAGAAGCATTAAAAGTACAAGGGTCAGGATGGATTTATCTGGCAAAGAGCGGTGCTATCAAGCCCATTAAAAACCACCAAAAACGTACAGATATTGCTATATTGGTAGATATGTGGGAACACTCGTATCAAAATGATTATCATAGCGACAAAAGCAAATACGTTGATAGTTTGTGGCGTATAATGAATTGGGACGCTATAAACAAAAGACTATAATGATTACTATAACCGATAATGCTGTAGAAAAAATTAAAGATATCCTGGCAGAAGAAAACAATCCAAACCTTAAATTGCGTGTATTTGTACAAGGTGGTGGCTGTTCGGGCTTTCAATACGGATTCACCTTAGACGAAGATCAAGCAGAAGATGATTGGGATCTTGAATTTGGGGATCTTCATGTGCTAGTGGATACTATGAGCGGACAATATCTACAAGGATCTTCATTGGATTATAAAGAAGACATCAATGGTGCTAGTTTTACAGTTTCAAACCCAAATGCTCAATCAACCTGTGGCTGTGGCAGTAGTTTTTCAGCGTAAGGCGCCGTAGTCAAAACTCAGCTTTAACCAATTCCGCTAAATAAGCTATATGAGGATTTAATCTATGGCTTTTTGGCAAACATTATCCATTTCGGATATAAACATAGGTACATCACCAAACGATGGTACCGGTGATAATATACGGGCGTCGTTTTCTAAAGTTGATAGCAATTTTAGTAATATATCTAGTTTTCTATCAGGCACTAGAGTTGACTTTTTAAACGCAAACGTCTCGTTTAACCTATTATCAAACTACATCACTGTAGCAAACTTATTTGTGGCAAATGCCACTGGTACTACAGCAAGTTTTTCATCAAATATTACAGCGGGTAATGTAATTGCTAATTCAGCAATATATGCCACTAGCGGAATATATAATGCAGGTATAACCAGCTTAGTTGGAAACGCCTCTGTTGGTGGGGCTTTAACAATAACTGGACAATCTAGTTTTGGTGCTAACATGTCCGTGGCCGGCTCTATGATCCCGGCAGTAAATGGTTTACACGACCTTGGTACAGCATCAAATCGTTTCAGAACAGTTTATTCATTAAACACAGATGCGGCAACACAAATCCAATCATCGAGCGATGCTGGTTTATTACTGGTCCATGCTAATGCTTCAATTGGTGACTTCCAGGATACTGGTATTTTAGGAAATATTACTAGCGACTTTGGTGGCGCCAATACATATTGTTTCTTTGGTTACCAACCTGCAACTGATAATTTTGCTTTTAAAATTACCAACACCAATGCCACAAAAGGCAACAACGTTGTATATGATGGTGTTTATGGTAATGCCCAACTTGGTGGTTTGTTTTTAAGTAATAGTACAATATCAAGCAGTCCCACAACAGGAGCATTAATAGTTATAGGCGGTGCTGGTATAACCGGCAACATTAACGCTGCAAATAGTATTATTGCCCCAACACACTACGGTAACATTGTGGCCACAGTGGCCAACGTCACAAGAATGGCAGTCAGTGGTACTATATCAAATAACTTATCAGTTGATGGCTTGATTTACTCCGGTGGATCACAGGTTGTTACAACTGGACAATTGGCCACACTAGGATTACCGGCATTCACTGGCGTTGGTAGTTTGTTTGTTGGAAATACCGTGTTTACTTCTACTGGCACATCCACTAGTAATGTGACTGGTGCTGTTGTTATATTTGGCGGACTTGGAGTTGGTGCAGGAACAACCGGCGGCAACATCAATGTATACGGTAACGTGTCTGCTGTGGGTGTAGTTGGTACACATTACGGATTGATAGCAACAGCAAGTCAGCCAAACATCACTGGTCTTGGTACATTGGGATCTCTCAATGTCACTAACACAACAACAACTGGTACATTGCAAGCAACCAATATTGGTGTAACTAATGTAACAGCAACTGGTAACGTATTTGTTAGTACTATTAATGGACTAACTTCGTTGACCATCGGTGGTTTGCTTACAACCACTACCAGTACCGTTGGTGCCAGTTTTAATAATACCTATACTAGTGGAACGATATCTGCTGCAGGAGCAACTACGCTAGACACCTTTACTGCAACAACATATACCACTGCAAAATACGTTGTTCAAATAGTTGACTCTGGATCTATTCCGTCAAAAGTACAAGCTTCTGAAATATTAATAATACATGATAGAAATAGCACAAGTACTATTCCGTACCTAACAGAATATGGATGTGTATTTAATGTAACCGGTGGTCTAGGAACATTTAGCACAGCGTACAGCGCAGGATTGATTCAGTTGATATTTACTCCAAACTATACGCCAACTAGCATGGTGATTAAAGTTGTAAGAACATCATTAACTGCGTAATATGAAGAACCCACTAATTTGGATAACTAAGACTGGAACTATAGCTAATTTATTAGTTGGTAATCCTATATCCGTAAAGGTACAGGCCCTTGATACCACAAACAATGCGTACACAGTAACCTATCAATTGTTACACGGTTCACTTCCTCCGGGAATGAGCCTTGCATCAGATGGTACTATTTCCGGAACTCCATCGATGACCGGCTTTGATATAACTTCACAATATGAATTTATACTACGAGCCACAAGTAGCAACAATAACATAGTTGATGGTTCTTTTATAATAACATTAACAAACATAATTAACGGTGACTTTGCGTGGATAACACCAGCTGGTGACCTTGGAATGATTCCCGATGGCGAATACTATTCTTTACAATTTCAAGCAGATAGCGCAAGTGGATCGCATATTACATATAGTTTTATATCAGGCGAATTGCCGTCTGGTATGCAATTATTGGCCAGTGGTTATCTAACTGGTGTTCCAACTTTTTTAAATGCTGTATTAGTCGACCAAAGCAAAACTTATAGATTCACAGTACGTGCCACAAATGCATTGGGTCAAATATTAGATAGATCGTTTAGTGTAAGTGTTACAAACGTATACGGTCCCACTATTAGACCAACTACCGGTCTTAGTACTAACCTTGGTACTGTATTTGATGGAGTATATTTCACCCAGCAATTATCAGTACAAGATTTAAACCCAAATGTTTCTATACAATGGTCAGTTGTCGAAGGTGCTTTGCCCAATGGTGTAGCATTATCATCTAAAGGATTAATATTTGGATATATTGAGCCGTTAGAGTTGATTGGTGCATATGGCCCAGCTGGATTTGATGGCCAAAGCAAAATACCAGTTGGTACCACAGCAATTTTAGCAAATTCAACAATCAGTGGTTCAACATTGAGTGTTGGTACTGTGACATCTGGTGTTATACAACTTGGTATGTATTTAACTGGGGGGAATATAATCTCCGGTACAACTGTTGTATCATCGATTACGACATGGCAACGCGGTGCAGCATATAACGTTGGTGACTTAGTATTATATAATAATAGTTATTATAGAGCATTATTTAATGTAGCACCAAATAATGATTTTAATCTAGCACAGTGGGTATCTACTACAGGTAATGTAAATATGTGGAGAATACAAACTCCCGGACAGGTTCCGCAACATATATACGATACAACAATTACAGCGACAGTACTTGACGCTATACAGCAACAAGAATATGATCTTGGCCCATACGACTTTAATCAGTTAAGTCAAAATTTAACATATGGGTTTACTATACAGGCATTTGATGGTGCCAACTACGACACACAACAATATGTACTAGAGGTTGTAAGTCGTGGTGGCTGGACTGCTGACAGTACGGCCAGTGTTAACGACACCCATTTAACAGCAGACTCAGAAAATGCATATATTCCAGTTTTGCGGGACACTATAACAACCTTGCCGGCTGGAAGATCAGGCAGTCATTATGCGTATAAATTTGATGGTTACGATTTCCAAGGCGATGATGTTTCGTATGCAATAGCAAATACAGTTGGTACATGGGATGCCGAAGAATGGGATTTGGCATGGGATACCGAGACCATGAATAATCAGATAGATATTATTCGTACGGTATACGGCAATGCTGGTGCATGGGATTACTTTGATGCAACCGCAGTTGGCACAACAAACTTACCGGGACTAAATCTTGACGCCGACAATGGTTGGCTATACGGAAACATTTCACCACAGACCGAATCGGTGAAAAATTTCCAATTTGGTGTTGTGGTCAGCAAAACTGTTGGTAATGTTGTATATTCATCAACTCCGGTATTCTTTACGTTGCCTGTATTAGGCGATGTTAATAACGTTGTAGAATGGATATCACCGGATTACCTTGGATCAATTGACAACGGTTCTGTAAGCGAATTATCGGTTGTGGCCCGCAGCATGGTTGGTAAAGAACTAGTTTACTCAATGAATGATACGCTTGGTGTGGCTGTTGGTTTACCACAAGGATTATCGTTACTTCCGTCCGGGGATATAAGTGGTAGAGTAAGTTTTGAAGTATTCTCTTTAGATATGCAAGACACTACATTTGATAATGCGTTGCTAACAATTGATAGAACATTTAAATTTACAGTCAAGGCAGAAACATTCGATGGGTCATCATCAATGTTAAAAACATTTACATTAAGACTAAATGTAATTAATGTAGAACCATATAATAATTTATATTTACATGCCTTACCAGCCACCGACCAACGTGCAATTTACAAATCTATTATTACAAACGAAGACATATTTGATCCTAACTTAATTTATCGACCAACTGATCCATGGTTTGGAGTGCAACCCGATATAAAAATGTTATTCTTGTCGGGACTAACTGCCGAATCGTTATCAGAATACCAATCTGCAATGGCTAGAAATCATTGGACTAAAACTTATAATTTTAGTGATGTAAAGACAGCGGTGGTGTTAGATGAATTTTATAAGGTAAAATACGAAGTAGTGTATATTCAGATTACCGACCCTGCAGAAAATGAAAACAATCATGGTGCGCCTGCGGTATTAAACTTAGCTTCGCAACTATCTAATCCATATATTGATGAAGCTGGAATTAGTCATACTGTGCTGTACCCAAATTCTAGCGAAAATATGGCGGCACAATTAATCGATGGCATTGGATACTATGACCAAAGTAGTCTTCCTCCATGGATGACAAGTAATCAACCTGAAGTAACAAGTGTTAGCCAATTCCGTGCACCATTAGGATACACCAAAGCTGTAGTATTGGCATATACTATACCTGGTGCAAGTAAATTAATTGCATATCGCCTTAGAAAAGAAGGTATTACATTTAATAATATTAATTTTACAGTTGATAGGTATTCACTTGATAATTACTACAGCACAAACTTTAATTTAGTCAACAGAAAATTTATACCCAGTGCCGAAGTTACGTTTGATCAGTTACCAAAGAATAACGTTGGTGCTATTGTAGCAAATGTAAATTACGCTGTTAAAGTGGCGTTTGATGAAATTAACGGAAGGCCGGTTAGTTATATCATTGCAAGTGGCGGATTTGACGGTCGTACTGATTTTACTTCAGGGCAGACACTAATTTTCACTAAACAAGAAAACTATACAGGAGCTACTGGACCATACGACGGATGGGTAAACTACAGAGATTCGTTCTTTGGTGATACCATAAGTACTGAACTAATTGAAGGGTACGATCAAACTAGTTATGATACCTTTACATTAATTCCGGGCTATTTAGAAAAAGCGCAAGGAACAGCATCCATTAATCAACGTGGCGGTGTTTGGCAAATTACCATTGTAAATGGCGTTGTATTTTTAGTTTTTATTCAGGAAGTTTATCTAAATCAACGTATACAAATAACTAGCGGTAAAAGTTATGCTAGTGCTGTGATGTATTATAACCCAATTACCCCGCCAGGGCAATCAGTACCTTACTATACTGTGGCAAATAGTAGTGGAGTTGCTATAAGCAAACCAACTACGTTCAATGCTGGTACAACCAAGTTCTTCCAGGGCAAAGATCAATATTATGCTCCTGGTTCACAGGATAAATATCTGAAGTTCCCACAATACGGAGTTTTTAAATAATGGCATCAAACATCAACACAGTTAACATAGATATCAACTTTCCCGTTGCAGGGCAGGATAACGATACTCAGACATTTCGCGACAACTTTAGTGCTATTAGAAATAATTTTTCGGCGGCAGCATCGGAAATTACAGCAATTCAGACTATTTTAGAAGTATCACCAACAATCCAAAGTGTTCCGGTTAGTGCTAGTGCGTCTGGCACTCCGGGACAAATTGCATACGGACGCTCGTATTACACGCCAACTGTTACAAATACATACGCCACTGGTAGTTTAATTAAAGTTGGGACAATCACTAACTTAGAACCCGGACAGGCTATTACGTTTAGTGCCAATTTGGGCGGGCTAGTAACCGGAACAACCTATTACATTAAAAATGTGTATAGTACTGGAAATATTACAGTAGCAAATGCAAGAGCTACAAGCGCCTCGGAAACAACCACTTTGTCAACAGCATCCGGAAGTATAATAGCCAATGCCAGTTCGTATTATATGTATGTTTGTATTAACACAAATAGCTGGCAACGTACACCTTTATCAGTATGGTAATATTTTTATGATAAATACTTAATAAATTAGGATAGAACTTAAATGGCATCAAATATTAACCCATACAACGTAGACGGCACTTTCCCCATTGCAGGGCAGGATAATCCTAGCCAAGGTTTTCGCGACAACTTTACAAATATTAAAAATAATTTGTTATATGCACAAAGCGAAATAACCGACTTACAAGGAAAAGCAATTCTAACTGGTGCATTATCGGGCCAGACATTAAACAACGATATGGCTGGCACTACTATTACCCGCCCGCAATTAAAAGCATGGACACAGTCCATGCTTGATTTAGGTGCTATAAGTAGCAACGTTATACTTGACTTTAATCTTGGTAATTTTCAAAAGATTACCACAGCAGCTCCTGTTTCAATTGGGTTGCAAAATTGGCCAAGTTCAGTTGGAACTGGTGCATTAGGCTACGGCACATTGAGAATGTGGATTTCTGTTAGTGCTATTGAGCATACGTTAACTTTACCATCAAATGTAACAATTGGTGTTGCTGACATAGCAGGTGCTTCGTCTGATGGTACACAATATACTATTGCTTTTGATTCTCCGGGCGATTACATATTTGACTTCAGCTCAGCCGATGGTGGTAACAACTATTTAATTTTTGACGTTACTAGAAATCGTGCCACATTCCGAGATCCAGATTTTTATTATAATTCTGAAGTTAACTCTACACTATTAATTGGATTTGGTGTTGCTCGCCCACTTGCGCTTACATTAGAACGCGGCAACGACATGGTTAGCGCATTGGGTAGTTACAACTCAGTGACTATAGGTAATTTACAGTTGGCCAACGTGGCATACGCACAAACTGACAACGGAACATTGGGCGGTTTTTGTGTTAGCGCCGCACGTGGAAACATATATACAACATCAACATTAACATCAAATTGTGCTGTACAATCAAATGATCCCCTTGGTGCATTTAATGCCTATGCGTTCACTGGTAATGGAGTATCAAACGTATTCCAATTGTCAAGTAGTATTAGTATGTTTGCCACTGGTGGCAATGTACAATATGGCTTAGGTGGAAACATTGCAATATTTGTTGCGGCAAATGGTCGCCCAGTTGGCACCGCTGCTAATTATAATACTGTACAACAAGCAGTTGGTATTGAAAATGATAAGAGTGTTAAATTATATGGTAACGTTGAAGTCACCGGTGCATTAAAACGTAGTGGTGGTATTATTGAAAATGGTACTTATGTTACTAACGTAAACACAAGTGGTGTTAATACTATTACTGCCAATGCCAATGTATCAACTATGATTATTACCAGTACTGGTGATGCCACAGTTGCTCAAATCACAATGCGGTTACCAACAGCGCCGGAGCGTGGACAACGTATTAAGATCGTATCGTTACCAGTCATTACCGCTGCAAACGTATGGAACGCAGAAGGATATTTTATTAGAGCAGGTGGAACAGCGGCATCATCAACATTGCTTTCTTCTTCCAAATTCACTGGAAATACTGGTGTTACTTTAACCTATATGCCATCTTTGGGTTGGTTGCTAAGTTAAATATCCAAAAAAATAGTTGACTCCTAGCCCTTATTAGTATACACTAGTAAGACTAGGAGTTTTCATTTATGCAAATTGATTTAAACAAATATCAAGACTTTGTACTTGAAGTAACATCCGAAGCCAGCAACGACACCGAAAAACTAATTGAAAGATTAGCAGATCTAAACACCAACACCACTATTAACCCAGCGTTGCTATTAACAGCGGCAATTGGATTAGCGGCGGAGGGTGGCGAGTTTGCAGAGCTTCCAAAGAAAATTGTATTCCAAGGCAAACAAGTTAATGAAGAAGTGCTATTTCACATGAAACGTGAATTAGGAGATATAATTTGGTATTGGGTTAACGCATGTCGCGCTTTGAACTTAAATCCTAACGAGGTCATCGCAGAAAACGTAAATAAACTAAAGGCCAGGTATCCCGGAGGGGAGTTTGACCCATACTACAGCGAAAACCGAAAGGACGGCGATCTATAATGTTCCATCCACTATCTCCAGATTTAACTAAATTAACCGCCGAAGAGTTAACAAGTAAGTATGGGGAATTGCTCAAACGAGTAACTGTATCATATCGTATGGGCAATGCTGACATGGTTCATCAATTGCAACTGTTACTACAAGATTACCAAGCTGAGATGGATTTACGCAATCGTAAAGCACTTGAAGAGATGGAAAAAAATTCTAAGAACTTTAAGAATATTATTGATATCCAATGAACTATAATAAATTTGGTCAGGCTTATACTACAGAAGCCGAGCTATGTGATATTATCTATCAAAATCCAAACATAGATTTGTCACTGTTTATGGTCGACGACCCGGGCAAGTATAATCAGAGCAGGGAGACTACATTTAGTAATTTTCCTATCCTAAAAAGATACGTGGCTGTAGACTATAAAGATGATGTTCCGTTAGAATTGTTTGATTGGTCGCAACAAAACAATTGGTATATGCCCGCCAATTATAAAGAATTGGATATAGCATCGTATGTGTTAGGATTATGTAAAACAGAAGAAGAATTACAACGAGTTGGTATGGAGTTATTGTTATACCAAGAAAGAAATTTGTTTACCCTATTGCAATATTTAAAATATTTTGTTGACACCATGAGAGTCAACAATGTAGTATGGGGATTAGGTCGTGGATCTAGTGTAGCAAGTTATGTATTATATCTATTGGGTGTACATCGTATTAACTCGTTGTATTACGATTTACCTGTAGAAGAATTTTTAAAATAAAGGAATTACAAAATGACAAGAGTTTATAAAACAGCAAAAGGCAAGTCTATTGATATTGATAGAGTTAAACTTTCAAACGAAAGTGCAAGAGCAGTTGGTAATATGAAGGTAAATGCCCGAGGTGATCAATTAGGAGCTCGAGGTGAAGTTGCTATGGGACGTAATCAAGTAATGGATCAGGTATATGCAACTCCAACAAGCCCAGCATCATACAGCCCAAACGAACCTACTCAGTTTATTAAGCAACAAGAAGCGGCAAACAATAGTAAGGCAAAAGAATTGCATGATCTTGCGACTAGTTTGACTGCAACTACTCCGCTTGAACCAATTGTAGCAGAAACAACATCAGCACAACCTGCTCCTGCTCGCGGTAGTTTGGCAGGATCTGTTGCTAAACATGTTTCTGTGAATCAGCAACCATTGCCACTACCAAAAAAATCAAACGGACCCACGAGAATTTAATTATGTTTAAGGCAATCAAGATAGAATCTATTAGAGCATTACGAGATCATGTACTTGTAACCGAAATGAATTTTGGTGCTCGCACTACTAGTTCAGGACTACATCTACTTGGCGATGATATGCGTACCGCCGGGATACGGCCGCGATGGGCACAAGTCTATGCTATTGGACCAGACCAACAAGATATAAAAGTTGGACAATGGATATTAGTGACACACGGACGATGGACACGCGGTGTTACTATTGAAGATTCCGTCGGTAAGCAAACATTACGTCGAGTTGATCCAACCGATGTATTACTAGTTTCAAACCAAGTACCAGCCGATGATAGTTTAAGTGGCGCAATTCTTAAAGACGCCGAAACACGCTGGTAGTATGGGATTTGCTAAACTCAATATTCAACCTGCATATTCTGCTATACGTAAATTTTTGGTAGAAATACATAGCCCTTATAATAACGGTTTTACCACTTCGTATTGCAAAAAAGATTTATATCTGTTAAAATGTTGGTTAGAGGATGAATATAAAAAGTTGCCTACATACGCCGTGGAGGAGAAATGGGAACAGGACAGAATAATACAACTACTCAAACAGTAGTAAGTAAAAAACCACCGAATTGTAGTGTTTGCCGTAAACCGATTAGCATATCTTGTGATTGGAAGCAAGGGCGCTGTCCAAATTTACCAAGTTTAGCAGAACAGATTATAAACGATAGACACAAATCACGATTTTACAATTTATTCAAAATATTTAAAAGGAAGTAGCATGATAGAACTTTGGACGGAAAAATATAGACCTAAAACAGTTAATGAGTATGTATTTACCGACGCTAATCAACGCCAACAAGTAACAGCATGGATTAAAGATAAATCAATTCCGCATCTGTTGTTTAGTGGTAGTGCCGGCACAGGCAAAACTACGTTGGCCAAGATTCTTATCAATGAATTGGGTATTGAAGGATATGATGTCTTGCACATCAACGCTAGTAGGGATAACGGTGTTGATTTTATTAAAAGCAAAGTTGAAGGCTTTGTGCAAACAATGCCATTTGGTGATTTTAAAATAGTGCTAATGGACGAGGCCGATTACTTGTCCCAGAATGCACAAGCAATTTTGCGGGGGCTAATGGAAACGTATGCTAGCCAGGCAAGGTTTATTTTAACTTGTAACTATCCACACAAAATTATGCCTGCGTTACATAGTCGTACACAGGGATTCCATATTGATAAAACAGATCATACAGAATTCACCGCCCGTGTTGCTACAATCCTAGTAACCGAAGGAATAGAATTTGAGTTGGATACCCTGGACAGTTATGTTAAAGCGACATATCCTGATTTGCGTAAATGTTTGAACTTGGTGCAACCAAATAGTTCTACAGGTGTATTGACTACACCAGGTGATAGTGATACAAGTGCAAAAGACTGGAGACTAGATGCCGTTGAATTATTTAAGCAAGGTAAAATTAGACCAGCGAGAGAATTAATATGTAGTCAAGCATCAACTGAAGATATAAACGACGTCTTTCGTTGGATGTATGATAACTTGAGTATTTGGAGCGATACACCCGAAGGACAAGACAAGGCCATTATTACTATTAGAAAAGGGTTGGCCACCCATGCAGTTGTAGCAGATGCTGAAATAAATTTAAGCGCCACATTAGTTGAACTTACACTTATTGGATAACCATGAAAATTAAAGATTTACATTTACTTGCATTTTACGTACAGAAGCCACGCCATGGTGTTCAAACACAAATTAAAGGGTGGATGAAAGATCCCAATAATTATCAGTACGACGAACGCATTGAGTTTACCAAAGGGTTACAAAGTAAAGACCAACAATACGCCGGTGTTATCCTAAACCTTAGTAAAAAAACAGTTGTATCAAATCGATATAACACTGAACACAAAGACTTTGATGCATTGTTCAAGTATTTTTTAAATGCGTATCCTAAGTATGTAATTAATGTTATGGCACAATTAGACATGGCTTACCTTGAACAATTTATTCCCAAGGAAAAGCCAGTACATGAAACCGGAACAGATAATCCAATTGACTTACCCAAGATAGAAGATGAAGCGGTACAAGTTAAGTGAATCCGGTGACCGCGGTTGGTTTGTAGGTGCGTTTGATCGTGCCGTTTGGAAAACCAACCTGTTTGAAGTTGCATACATGTTTAACCCAAAAGGTGACATGAGCCAATCTCATGTTCATAAAATTGCCAAGGAACTTAGTTTAATTGTAAAAGGCCATGTTATTGTCAACGGGGAAGAGTTTGTTGAGGGCGATATATTTGAAATATTACCCAACGAAGTTATTAGCGACTGTCAATACCTAGAAGATACCATTACCGTTTGTGTCAAGATGCCAAGCGTTCCTGCTGATAAATATTACGTATGAACAATCTTTCCATGTACAAGGTTAAAAAGAAAAGGGCCGTTGATCCCAACGCACCACCACGCCCTAACTTGCTTAGCCATGAAAAAGTGCTAAAAGGTAACAAAGAGCAAATGGATCAACATCATCAAACGATCATAGCCCTACAGTCCAGAGTAGAGCGATTAGAGGCTAAATTGGCCAATCAAAGTGCGTATTTAAGCCAATTACACCAAACTTTAGCCCGTAAAACTAGCGGTTGACCCATAAATCAGACTATGCTATAATACTTGTATTGTAATTAGATATAGGTGATTTAAATGAGCAAGTATCAAAAAGTTTCCGTTGGAATTATTGATGCGTTGGCAGTGGCTGTGCATACCTATCGCAAGCAGGGCAACAAGGTTACTAAATTTGACTACGATACTCAGGCCCCGGGCAATAAAGAAATAATCTACGATTATTTTACCGCAGGCGCCGGCAACATACAACAAGACCCCAAACTGGTTGAAATAGCACTTGCAATACGATCTGCTATTGGTCAACGGATTACTGTTAATATATTGACTGGTGTTAAAAATAATGATTTTCTTGTCACTGTTAATACCCTACTTGAACGAGATAAAATCACTAGCAAAGATTTTGGGTTGCTAGTGTGGGCACCAAAGTTATTTGATGATATGAGCAAAGCAGACACACTCAAAGAAGCGATGATCAGTGCCGGCACAGATAGTAAGCATATTGGTGCAATTGGTAAAAAGATTTCAATTACCTTTAATGAAATTACTACACGATATTTGTCAACATATAATTCGTATGTGCATTCCGGAAAAGATGACGAAGGTAATTTGATCAGCTTTTGGAATAAAAATCAAATTCCCAATGGCAGTGAAATTACTGCCAAGGTCAAGAGTCATGCCAAGAACCCACGCATTGGTAATGCGTTGGTAACAAATTTAAACTACGTTAAGGTTGCAAAATAATGGACGGGATAAAATTTCACTGGATTGGATGGTGTCAGGAAGGTACGTCTGACAAAGTGTGGGGATTCTGCTCTACAGGTGGCACCAGCCAATGCTATGTGTTTTGGGGCAGACGTGGCAAGGCATTGAGCTTTAAAAAAACTACCATATGGGACGCCGACACCCTGAGTGAAAAGAAAGAAGATAGCGGATATCGATCGGTCACAGAAGCCCAATTACGCGAAGTGTGGACCACGTTTGATGATGACTTGCAATCACGTTTATGCTTTGCTATACTAGCTGATAAGGTACGATAAAATGAACGAATGGATTTTAATTGTTATGATGCTCTCCCCCGGTGGAGAATTTATGGACAAATATACAAAAGGTCCGTACACTAAAGTTGAATGTATTGCTAAACAAAAAGAATTACCAACTAACTCTGTAATTGGTGCTAAACTTAAAGGTATATGCGTAACAAAGGATCACTGGACTGGGAAGAAGACAATGACCAATGTAGCACTGGATTGATATGAAAAAGATTTATTACGAAAAAATTGGACGAAAGTACGTACCTGTGTCAGAGTACGACAGTGAGTATCTGGCCAGTTTTTCCAAAGGTACACATCTTGTGATGTGCTATCCTGGAGGTCAAAGTCGTAGGTTCAATATTGATCCCAACCATGCAGCTATGATTGCCGCAGGGCGTGTGGCTGAGGATGCAATTTGTAAGGCCATTTATAAGGCCAGCGAATTCCGACCACCAAGTACTCCCGTCACAATAGGTCAGAAACGAGCCTGGGAAAAGTTAGCCAAAGAGTTTGGTGATGAGCTGTGCAGTTTGCGTGGTGTAAGTTTTTCTGACTGTGCCGATGCAGGGGTCAAGGCCATGATGGAGGAAGCGGAAAAACTTATGACACATGCTGCGGTGCGTGAAGCATATGATCACTTCGTGCTGATGTGCAAATTAACCCAAGATCATAAATAATTATACAAAGCAATTTTAACTATCAAGGGCCCTCCTTGATAAATAACTATGTAATTTAATGCTTAAATTACTATTCTTAATAATTTATTATCCCATTCAGGAGATTCATATGTCGCAAAAACATACATTAAACTGGGTTTTGGCCCACGAACCATACCACGTATTCATCGAAGCGGCTAAGAGCTTTGCTGACGAAATTAACACAGAAACTAACGGTCAATATACAATTAACGTTGTTGACTTAAATGAGTGGAACGCAATCGCTCAAGCAAACTTATCCGTACACACAACAGACCGTGAAAAAATCATCGGCCTAGTTGATACAGGTGTAATTGATATGGCTACAGTTTATGCAAGTACATTAGGTCGCATTGACAAAGACATGTATGCACTAACAATGCCTTTCTTATTCAACAGCGATGAGCAAGCACGTAAGGTAATCGACGGCGACGTTGGTCAACACATGTTAGCTAAAGTTGCAGATAACAGCAACATCCGCGGTTTAGCATTTACATACTCAGGTGGTTTCCGTATTGTTCCAAGTAACAAGGCAATCGAATCTGTTGGTGATTTTGCTACTATGAATATTGGTTGCGGTAATAACCTAGTTGCAGTTGAAACATTTAAAGCAGTTGGTTCCAATCCAGTTCCAATGTTTATCGAAGACTTAGAAGAAAAATTAGCTACAGGTCAAGTTGACGGTGGCGAAACAACATACACACGTTTCTTTGTATTAGGTCACGATAAGCAAACTACACACATTAACGATAACGAACACAGCTTATTCTTAACTAGCTTGATCATTAACCAACAGACTTGGTTATCATTGGGCGAAAAGGTACAAGGTATTTTTGCTCGTGCGGCAATGAGAGCCGCTCAAATTGAACGTGATCATAGTTTAGCCGACAACGTTCTAATTCAGAAACAAGCCGCAGAAAAAGGTATTCCAACTGTACGTATGACCGAAGCTGAAAAAGCCAAGTTTGTATCTGCCACAGCAGGCCTATACACAAAGTTCAACACTTACTTTAGTTCTGGTCTACTAGATCAATTACAAGGTAAAAAATAATGTTGAGCCCAAAAGAGTTTATAGCACGTTTAGCCAAACAATGTGAACCATTGTATCAGCATCACGAACAAGCAGTAGCAGAATACTTTGCTAACAAGCCAAGTAAAGAAGATATGATTGGCTACTTTAGCCGTCGTATGATCAATGAACGTATTAACTGCATCCAGTTAGCCAAGCGTGTAGGTAGCTTGCCAATGGATACTAGCGCAGAAGAAATGTTCTTGTTGAGCAAACAAGCACATGACGAAGCTAAACACTTCTGGTACGTTAAAGAAATCGTAGAAGATATGTTAGGTCATGAAGTTGATGTTGACGCTACATTTGAAAAGATCAAAGAAGAACAATTAAAGCAAGAAGAAGATGGTTACGATCGTTTTCGTCCAGCTGAATTGTTAGAACATTTCGAGTGTTCAGAAGATCCAGTTGCACTAGCAGTTTACCAATACATTGCCGAAGGCATGGCACATCGTAATTGGGTAATGCAAGCTGAGTGTGCTCCTAATGAACTAATTGCTGAAAAGTATGCCGAAATTGCTAAGGACGAAAAGTTCCACGCAAGTCTAGGTCGTGCGGCATTAGAAAAATTAGTAGTCGATCCAGAAGTACAAGCTCGTGCTCAAGCATTAGCAGATCAATTTATTGCAATTTTATGGGATTTGCGTTGTATCAAACAACATATCCCGATGTCCGAATTAGCAGTTTAATCTCTTGACAAGTTGGCACTAGGTAGCGTATACTAGTGCTAACTTTGTAGTCCCCTTTAAATGAATAACCCCTTAAGCGAATACGATAGCGTATGGGAATGGTCTAAGACTAAAAGCTCTTACCATTTTGATAACACTAAACAAGACCGTCCTAATTCTACCTTTATGGTTGTTGGACAAATACCTGTAACCTGGGCAGACTATTTGCCTGCAATACGTCAACAGAGTTTTACTACAACATGGAATAACATTACCAGCACAGGCGGCGCCAAGCAAGTTGTACTAGGCATTGATAAACGACGTGCTGATATTGCTAAAGGTGGCGGTGACCTTGACAAGATTGAAATGACTGATGTCTTTGATGACTTTACCAACTATCCCGAGTTACAAAAGATTATTGACAGCTTTCATTTTAGTGCAATTCATGCTCGCTGTCATGTACAAAAGACAGGGCAAATGTTTACAGCACACATTGACCCGATACAAAGATTGTTTTACAAAGATGGTAACGGTAATCCCGACTCAGGCGATTACGGTTACGATCCACTAGATATTGTTCGTGCTACAGTTATGTTAGAAGACTGGCATCCGGGACAATTTATGATATACGGCAATACTGTTTACCAACAGTGGCGTGCCGGAGAAATACACATGCACGATTGGCCAAACGTACCACACGCTACAGCCAACGCAAGTGAACACAGTCGTATTACTCTACAAGTAACAGGACTAAGAACTGCTTTAACTGATCCAAAATTTAACGTGAGGAACTTCAAATGATCAAACGACTTTTACTAACAGCTTTATTAGCCTTATCAACTACTGCATTTGCTGGAGAACGAATTACTCTGTATTGGGGTTTTAGTCCTGCCGCCAACCAAGCAAACTTTTATCGTGCTATGGTAGCAGAACTTAAACGTACTCAAACCAAGTATGAATTCTTTTTTGAAACTAAACCAGGTGCTGGCGGCGCCATTGCCGCGAAACATATTTTAGACAACCCTAAAAATACCCTGCTAGGCGGCACAAGTACTTTCTTTATTAGACCAAACTTTGATAAAGAAACTGGCTATAGCGCAGAAAGTTTTCAACCAGTCCTAGTTCAAACTCTTGGCGCACCAGTTGCATTTTTTAGTTCTAAGTATAATAACATTAAAGTATTGAAAAAGGATCAAGACTTAACAACATCAATTAGTGGGTACGGTAGTCACAGTAACCTAATGGGCAGTATCTTGGGGGAACATTACTCTGGTGTTCGTATTATTAACTATGTTAGTCTAGTAGATGCTGTTAGAGATGTAGAGGGAAAACACATTGACACCGGGTGGAACTGGTTGGCCGAGATTGAAGGTGCAGTTGAAACAAATACGACAAGTGTGCTTGGCATTACTGGAACTCGTAGTGTCAAAGGTTTCCCTACATTGGCCAGCCAAGGCATCAAGGGATTTGAAAACGCCAGTACCAATACTGTCATTGTTGCCAGTGCCGAAATGCCTGCGGAAAAAGTTCGAGAATTATACGAACTGCTACGTGTAGCAAATCGAGCACCGGATGTACAAGCTGGCTATGCTAGAGAGTATTCGACTCCGGCAGACTTTACATGGCCTCAAACAGTTAGTTGGTTTAATCAGCAAGTTAAGTTTTGGCGCGAACAGGCCGCAAAAGTTAAGCCACTACAATAATGAATAAGAAACTCGGTTACTACGTATGTGATGGTCAAGAATTTAATTCTAAGATCAATTGTGCAATACATGCCACACAAGCAAATAAACCCATGTCTTGGGTTTTTAACAATGACGTCTTTTCTAATTACGATTTTAGTAAAGATCCAGAAGAAACATTAGATGCTCTGTACGATCGCCGTGCTAGAGAAATTAGAGAAAAATACGATTATGTTGTGTTAAGCTACTCTGGGGGTTCCGACAGTCATAATATCTTAATGTCATTTTATCGACAAGGATTACACATTGACGAAGTAATCAGTAACTGGGTATTTGAAGCTAGTAAAAAATTTACTATCATTGATTCTTTAGTTAACGATGCATGGAATCAAAACGCCGAGTACGAGCTACATACCAAAGAACGCCTGCAATGGATCTATGATCATATGCCCACGACCAAGGTCACATTATACGATTGTGGTAAACAAATTTATACGTATTTTAATAAGGCCAAAGACCCAACGTGGGTAACCGATCATGTTGAACCCTTGAACCCTGCGGCCACACAACGTTATAATCCGTTACAAATTAAAGATATTCGTTTGCGTATAGACAAACAACATTCAATTGGATTTATAGTGGGTGTTGATAAACCCCTGAGTCTTATTGTTGACAACAAGATGTATCTGCGTTTGCGGGATAAAACTGCAAACATTATTCCCAGCAGTATCTACACCAGCGAATACGATAACACCACGGTTGAGTACTTTTATTGGGCGCCTGAATCATGCGCTATGTTGGCCAAACAAGGACATACTATGCTCAAGCATTTGAACACCAATAAACAATACCAGTTGATTTGGAAACCTAGCCAGGTTGAAAACTTTAGAGCCGCACAAGAAACTCTGATGAGAAGTATAGTTTATACCACATGGGATGAGCAAAACTCATTTCAAACAAAGAAACCGACTAACGATTGGTACAGTGAACTAGACTATTGGTTTACTGAACAATTCAGGAATACCCCCGCTGGCCGCAATTGGCAAGCAGGGGTAGACTATTTAGAAAATTCTGTTGATAAATCTTTACAACTTACAACTGGAAAGAAGGGCTTGAAGGTTTTCTTCTCACCCCTTTACTATGTTGGCGATGTTGTTTAGTCTTTACGACGTTCAATAATACGTTTTACTAAGTTTATATCGATACCCATGACTTCAACATGGCGATAGCTTAGTTTTGCTCGCTTCCGTAACAACACCTGGTCTTCTTCAGACAAGTCAATGATTGTAACACCATTGGCTACAGCATCGCGTTCGTATTTTTCAGCATCTGCAACAGACCACTCACGTTCGATCTTAGCTACACGCTTTGCGGCAACCATAAATGCATTACGTTGTTCTTCTGTTAAACTATCTAAGAACTTAGTACCAGTTAAGATAGTTGTCATGAAAATACTGTGATTTGTTTTTAATACGTGCTTACCAGTAAAGCGAATGTATGTAGTTTCAATAGCCATGCCGTCATCTACACCTTCAGCTAAACTAGCGTTAGCAACTTCAGAGCGACGTAGGATTGGAGTTCCAAAACCATCGCCAAACAATACTTCGCTTGGACGATTAGCAACGATCAGATCTGTTTGTGCTAAATCACTAAGATTGCTTAGACCATTTGTGCTACCGATAATGCGATAACCACCGGAGTAAGTAAATGCTAAACCACGAATCTTTTCATTTTCTAGGCCTTTGCATAGCTCGTCACCAATTTCGCCATCTAGTACACGACTAACGTGATCGTGACTGTCAAACAAGAATGGTAAGTCTAATGCGGCAAAGTCTTTGTTCTTTAATTGTTCGGCAACTGTGAATACTTGAGTTTGGCTCATTTCAAAATCGCCGGCACGTAACGCATCAAAGAATGTTGTCCATTTTTGTTGCATATCTCTAATGTGGCCAACGGTATGTTCACTAGTACTATCTTCTAGACCAGGAATGCTTGGCTTTCTAAGACGCAGAGCTTCCGATTTTTGGTATTGATCAACGTATGAATCAATAGTGTGAATTTCAAGTTCAAATTGTCCCGGGCACAAAGTTTCTAGTTCGCGGCCAAATGCTTCGGCAGTTCTTTGAAATAGGTGTACCGGAAAGTGTGCAATTAACCAACGTATTTTTCTACGGTCAGACATATTTGTATCTCCTGAGGATTTAAACATATATTTATGCTTGACCGTAGTCAAATGCCAAAAATACCTTAAACTTCCTTGTATATTTTAAGAATTTCAAGTACAGCTGGATGTCGTTGTATGTCCTTGTTGGCAAATTCAACTCCCGACACAAACTTACATTCACGATACTCATCTACTAAACGTGTAAAATCTAACAAACCGTTATCAGCTTCTTTTCGGTCTGCTTGGCGAGTGTCTCCTGTGATAATCATCTTAGACGCTTCACCCAATCGTGTGAGTAACATTTTCATTTGACTTGGTGTTGCGTTTTGCATCTCATCTGCAATAATCCAAGATTTCTTAAATGTTCTGCCCCTCATATATGCCAGTGGAGAAATCTCAATTGTTTGATCATCTAGCATTTTTACGATTTCGCTTTGTCTATAATACTCCCCAATGACGTCAAATATTGGTCTAGTCCATGGTGCCATTTTTTCATTTAGCGTACCCGGTAAGAAACCGTGTTGTTCATCATCTACCCCAACTGCTGGTCTAGTTATAACTATACGTTCGACTTCTCCGGATCTGTAGGCTTTCAAGGCCGCAAGGACCGCAAGCATAGTTTTACCCGTACCTGCTGGACCTGTGGCAAATATAATTAGCCGTTTAGGATCAGTTAGTTGATCGATGTATTTTTCTTGTGTTAGACTTTTTGGGAGAAGAGAAATTGGACGTTGCTGTTGTTGCTGTGGTTTTCGATATAAGTCCAATCTTACTGCGTTGTTACTAGTGAAGTTACTGTTGATTGTTAGAGCATCTGCTCTACGTTGTTGCCGTTTGGACAAGTGTGCCTCCTGTTAGTAGATTTGTAGATCAATTTTACCTACACAAATATTTAGGCGCAAACTTGTTTATTTTATACGACCTGTTTATGGTCGAAAAACCAACATAAATAATTAACTATGAGTGAGACACTGGTACGCAAAGTACAGACGCTCGTTGGTATCCTTCTTAAACTCCAATAGTTTCAAATTATACTTTTCAGCAAACTCGTTTACTATTTCAAATGTCCACGGAAAAATATCTACATACGGGCCAGTCTTGTGCGGAATACCAGGATTGGCTCTTAGATAAAATTTCCCCCCGGGTGCAAGCAACTCTATGCAATGTGCAAATCTAGCTTCAATGTCATCTCGACTATTAAAGTTTATGGACCCCAATGCAATAATGTGATCGTGTTTACGTGTCACTTTATAGTCAAGAATATCTACCATATAGTCAGCACAATTGTTATAGGGATCAATGCCTATTAGATTATCAATTTTCCCTTTAAACGGATGATATCCGCAGCCAACATCCAACACGTTTTGTGGACCTTGTTTTTGAATTTCATCTGCTAGACCCCAACCAGTGTAGTCGTAATCCCCTGTGCGTGGTTTCCATATTTCACTAAAGAATCGATGAATGTATCTCTCACTTAAATCATCTACTACTTCTTTTAATGTACCTCGGTATTCACAGGGTAAACATAACTCAGCTTCAACAGCATCTTTAAACTTGCGATAACGTGCTGGTGTCCATGGCAGGTCCTCTACTATAGTATCTTCATTAATAGCAATATGTTGATATTTTGGTAGGCTAAATGCACCATATAAATTTTGGGAGATTAAGTTAAAAATTTTAGTATTCATTGATTTTTTTCTATTAGATAAATAATTTTTACAGAAACATAAGAAATTTTTATGTCTGACTGTTTTTCTATAAGTATTTAATCAAAGGATAGCTCAATGAAAAAATTAGTAGCCATATTACTACTTGTGCCACTGTTAGCATTTGCGTGGGAACCAAAAAAGCCAATAACTGTTATATTTCCAAATGGTCCCGGTGCCGGAAACGAAATTAGTTTTAGATTTGTGGCAAGTATAGTAGAAAAGAAAACTGGCAGTAGTTTTGTGTCAGAATATCGCCCAGGCGCCGATGGTAATGTTGCAATGAATCATTTTGCCACTGCGCCGGCTGATGGATATACTGTTGCTGTTCCTGCTTGCCAAAGTAACTGGGTAACTGCAGAGGTTTGGTATAGCAATATATTAAAATATGATGCTCAAGAATTTGAGCCGGTTGCTAATATTGCACGTAGCCCTTTGGCATTTTGGGCAACCCCAAAAAGTAATATCAACAATCCAAGAGAACTGGTTGATGCTATTAAGAATAGCAACCGTCCAATCACATTTGCAATTGGTGGTGGCGGACATAGATTAGCGGTAGAATATCTGGCGGAACGTTTAGGTATCCCGAATAGCAGAATAACAGTGGTAATGTATAAAGGTCCAGCACAAGCATTATTAGATGTTATGGGAGGACATGTAGAATTTGGTGTTACTCCAGTGGCAGTGGGGTGGCCCCAAGTGCAAGCCAACAAACTAAAGTTAATTGGTATAGCCAACGAGCATCCACTTAAAGGATTAGAAAATGCTCCATTAATGAAAACTGTTGCTCCGGGTTTGTTTATACATGGATGTTGGAACATAGTATTGCCAAAAGGTACACCAGCTGATGTACAAGCGTGGTATCGCGATCAATTTGTACCTGCTATTAGAAGTAATGAAGCCCAAGAAAAGTTTGTGGACAATATGATGTTTATTACACCAACAGAACATACCCCGGAAGGTGTCAGGGCAAGTATGGCCCGTTTGCGACAAGTATGGCAACCAATTGCTAAAAAGGTAAACCCAGAATGAAATATATTTTTATAGCTGGTGCGCCCGGTTCAAAATGGTCCAGTGTAGCTCTTAATATCTATTATAGTCCAGATGTTGACCGCAGTGATGCACAAGCCAATCGAAACTATAGTCGCAACGGCACAGTCATGCATGTGGGCGGTTACTTTGATCCTGGTATGGAATTTGGCGATTGGTTTGATCAGTTAGATAAACATACCCAAGAAGAATGTGAAGCAGAATTTGATCGGCCGTTTACAGGTGAGGGGGTGCGTATTATCAAGAGTCATATGTTTATGTATCATATTGGGTTCCTAAAACAAAACTGGTCCGATGCCCCTATCATTATGGTACACCGGGGTGATGATGCTTCTTTAGGATGGTGGGTGCGGTCTGGTGGATTTGACATCACTTACCCCGACTATCAACCCTACTATAAAGATTTAGACTTTATGTCAGAGGAAATCACAAGACAAAATGCGGCCATGCGTCCTCACTGGGATTTGGGAAGTTTTGTCTACAATAATCTTGAGCTGTGTGACCAAATTGGCATTGCCCTGCCCCCACCTGAATATAAGCAAAACTACGCCGATAATAAAATAAGGGTAAAAGTATTATGACACAAGCTAAATAACTGTAGCACTTCGACGATATCCGTCACACACCCCAAAAAAACAATAAGGAATTCTATATGAAAACAACAAAAATTCGCTGGGTAATCGCTCACGAACCGCTAGATCTTTTTATCCGTGCCGCTAAGGATTTCCAAGACTTTTTAAATGCCTCACAGTCGGCTGAAGAAATTGAAGTAGAAGTAATGACACTAAGTGAGTATTCTACAAAGTATAAAAACGGCGAAACAGTTACCAAGCACGATTTGCTAGACCTAATAGAGTCCGGTGAAATTGAAATGAGCCAAATGTACACAACCTGGCTGGCAGAAAACTTTAATCACGATATGTTAGCATTAGAAATGCCATTCCTATTTGAAAATCACGAACATGCAACTCGTGTACTAGAAGGTGAAGTTGGCGAATATCTATTAGATAAAACAACTGAAAATTCAAATGTGCGCGGCCTAGCGTTTACATATTCGGGTGGTTTCCGTAATGTACTATCAAACAAAAAAGTTAATAATCTAAAAGGTCTAACTGGTGAAGATCAGAACTAATCGTAATCCTGTAGCACAAGAAACTTTTCGAGCACTAGGTGTGGAGTCGGAAGACATCCACATCTGTGAAATTGAAGATCTTGCTGAGCATATTAAGTCTGGCGAATGTGATGCCGGCGAAGGTGTATACAGTCGTGTGTATCCGTTAAAACAAAATGAAGTTACCAAAAGCGTTATTGATAGTAAACATAGTTTGTTTCTTACCACCATGATTATTGGCAATACATTTTATGAAAAGTTAAGCCCGGAAGTACGTGCTATTATCAAAGAAGCGGCATTAGATGCTGGACGTAAAGAACGTTTAAAAACTATTGAAGATGGCGAGCAGGCCAAACAAAAATTGATCAACGAAGGTGTTAACATACACAATCTAACACCAGAAGAACTTGCCGAGTGGAAAGAAAAGACTCAAGTTGTTTACGACAAATTTGAACCTACCTTTACACCAGGATTAGTTGACAAAATCAAACGCAGTTAATTTTACCAAATGATTGAGTAGGTATTTACATCCTACTCAATTTTCTGTATAATCTATAAATCAATTAGGAAATTTAATGTTTAAAACTCAAATATCTGAGCGCATTCCGCGTTCTCTGGCAAAAGTCATAACATGGCGAATCTTGGTAACAATTACAAACTTTCTCGGTGGATGGCTAGCCAGCGGCAATCCCTGGGTCGGCCTAGGTGTTGTTAGTTTTGCTCTGGTAGTAAACAGTATACTGTATTTCTTTCACGAACGTGCATGGAATCGCACAGACTGGGATAGATCAATCAATGAGGAATCAAGATGAAAAAGATTTTAGCTACATTACTAATGGCTTTTGCACTCACAGCACAGGCCAAAGAAACAATTACAATTATTTACGGGTTTAGTGCGTCTGATAACTCAGCAAACTATTCACGTAATTTAGCCAACGAAGCAAACAGCCAACAAACCAAGTATAAATTTTTATTTGATGTTAGGCCAGGCGGCGGTCAAGCAGTTGCAGTAAATCATGTAAAAAATACACGGAACACTATTTTTATGACATCCGGCGCATTTTGGTTACGTCCAGTTTTTTATCCTAACGAAAGTTGGGACGTTAACGAATGGCGCACGATCATGACACAATGTAGCGCACCATTTAGTGTGGCCAGCGTAAAATATAAGTCATGGAATGATGTACCAAAAAATCAACCATTGACTATCGCAACAAGTGGTATGGGTGTATTCAGCCATATCATTGCTTTACAAATTGTAGAACGATATCCAAACATGACTTTAATCCCATTTAAGTCCACGGTAGAAGGTATGTTGGCCGTTGTTAGTGGGCAAGTTGATTTTGCTGTTGGCTTCGTGGGCGATCAAGAAAATTGGACTCACGAAGAAACTAAGACTCGTTTAAATATTCTCGGAACCACTGGTAATGGTGCTGGAAAATATCCTAGTTTAGCAAGCCAAGGCTTTCCGCAGGTTCTAACTAAGTTAGATACACCATATAACTTAATGGTTCCAAAGTCGTTTGATGCAGGCAAGGCAAAAGAAATCCGCGATATACTTGCTAAGGCCGAAACAGCAACAAGTGTACGTAAAAGTTATGCATTAGATTTTTGTGCGCCTATATCTATTCCAGAGAATAAATTAAATGCTTGGTTTGACGAACAGAATAAAACTATACGCAATACCACAAAAGGGTTAACTATTACTCAATGATGCAAATTTATGAATAAATTCGAACACACCACTGTTGCTGATGTGGCTCACGACTCAAATAAAAAGTTAGGTTATTATCTTTTTAATAATCAAATTTATTATAATAAAATGCAAGTGTTACTAGAAGCATCTAAAACATCCAAAGACAACGTAAATAAATCACCAGAGGACGACATTAAATGGTTCTTCAATAATGACGTATTCATGAAATTCCCATGGCATGTGGAACCCGAAACGCCACTTACTGAACTGTATCGTATACGGGCGCAACAACTCAGGGATCAATATGATTATATACGGGTTGAGGCATCAGGTGGGTCCGACAGTAGTACTGTAGTTTATAGCTTTTTACTTAACAACATTCACATAGATGAAATAGTATTTAGATATCCCAAGATTGGTGAGAAGGGAGTTTCTAATACTGCGCGATTTACCCAGTGTGAAAATACTCTAAGTGAATACGAATTTGCTACCAAACCAATGCTTAATTGGATTGCTACTAATTATCCTAAAGTTAAAATCACAATCTACGATTATAGTGAAGACATGATTGCAAACGCAGATCGCGCCGACGAGTCATGGATATTTAAAACTAGACACTATTTACAGCCCGGACATGCATATAAAAATTCCTTAACAGGCTTCACAGAACATCGAAGATTAGCAGACTCCGGTATCAACATTGGCGTCATATACGGCGTAGATAAACCCAAGATATGTATCAAAGATGGTAAGTTCTTTTTATATTTCTTTGACAGTTTAGCAAATTATAACAATCCAGATGTTGGCGATTATACAAATATAACCAATGAATATTTTTACTGGACTCCGGACATGCCAGAGATACTTGCAAAACAAGCTCATATATGTAAGTATTGGTTTAGTATGCCGGAACATTATCAATTTCAAAAAACCCTGCATTGGCCTAATATGGACTTTGCCGCTAGAAACTTATATGAGCAATTAGTCAAGGGAATTGTATATCCAGACTACGACCCAAATACATTCCAGGTTGCTAAACCCAGCAATAATATATACAACGAAATGGACCATTGGTTCCATGTCAACTTCAAAAATACCAAAGCATATAACGTATGGGAAGCCGGCATTAATCACCTACTAACTAACTTTCACGAGTCGTATATAAAAATGGACATACATGGTAGGGCATCAAATATTCAAGAATTTATGAGCCCGTTTTACTATGTTGGGGACAGTGACATTCCTGAGATTGGAGTAATAAAGAATAGAGAATTTATATCCAATAGTCGTTTACCAGTTTCTCAGAGACATGTGCATTTTATAAAAAACAAAATGGTAATTTATTAATGAAAATTGAACATACACAGGTCGCCGGCGTTACTTTAGAATCAAATAAAAAGTTAGGGTATTATCTGTTTGATGACCAAGTGTACTATAATAAATTTCATGTACTACTAGAATCATCCAAAACTGAAAAGAATAAACCACTAAACGATGCAGTTAAATGGTTCTTCAATGATGACGTATTCATGAAATTCCCATGGCACGTAGAACCCAAAACATCAATGCAAGAACTATATCGTATGCGGGCCCAGCAACTCAGGGACCAATACGATTATATACGAGTTGAAGCGTCTGGCGGAGGAGATAGTACTACTGTAGTCTATAGTTTTTTACTTAATAATATTCATTTAGACGAAGTTGTTTTTAGATATCCCAAAACCGGAGAGAATGGTGTGTCCGGAGATGCATGGGCAACTAACTGTGAGAATACCCTGAGTGAGTGGGAATATGCTGCAAAACCATTGCTTAATTGGATCGCTACTAACTACCCCAAGGTTAAAATTACAGTACATGATTATAGCGAAGACATGATTAAAAATGCTGACCGTGCCGACGAGTCATGGATATTTAAAACTAGACATTACCTGCAACCGGCACATGCACATAAACACTCCACTACAGGATTTATTGAACATCGCAGGTTGGCCGATACCAATTCTAAAATTGGTATAATATACGGAATTGACAAACCCAAGTTATGCATTAAAGACGGTAAGTTCTTTTTATATTTCTTTGATAACTTGGCGAATCACAATAACCCCGACGTTGGCGATTATACAAATATAACCAATGAGTTTTTCTATTGGACTCCGGACATGCCGGAGATAGTGGCCAAACAAGCTCACATGTGTAGGCATTGGTTTAGCATGCCGGAACATTATCAATTCCAGCGCACACTACTTTGGCCCAATATTGACTTTTCTGCTAGAAGCTTATACGAACAACTAGTAAAAACCATTGTATACCCAGATTATGATTGCAATACATTCCAAGTAGCTAAACCAAGTAATAACATATACAACGAAATGGATCATTGGTTCCATGTCAACTTCAAGAATACCAAAGCATATAATGTGTGGGAAGCTGGCATTAATCACTTGTTAAACAACCTTAATGAAAATTATATACATCTAGTTAACGGAAAACAAACAAATATTAAAGAATTTATGAGCCCGTTTTACTACATAGGGGAATGTAATATACCAAGCATGGGCGTATTACAAAACAAAGCGTTAATGGATAAAGCCAGGGCAATGGCTACAAAACACGTACACTTTATAAAGAATAAGATGGTAATTTATTAACCAACTCAATGCTCGCATATTTCGATAAATAATTGTACTATGCCAGCAAATATTAAAGATTTACTAAAAAATACACAAGACATTTTCATGACAGATTCTGCTGTCAGCACCCTATTAGACTTTGAACGGGTGTTAGATGAGCTTGATTTATACGCATTTGCCAATTGGAAGCAAGGCGAATTAGTCGAAGGTCCCACATACGAAAAGTACTTTGTAAAATGCACTTTTATGTGGCCCTACAAAAAAATGCCCGATCCCCGTGGCGCACAAAGACTGTCTGAATACGATTGTGATATTACATTTGAACGTGACTTCTTTGAACACCCTATTAAAGTAAAAAGCCCAAACGACTATAAGCCCGGAACAAAAGTTCCTAAAATGGTCAAGAGCCCCATATGGCTAGTTGACATTGTTATGCCTAAGAAGTTAATGGCAGACATTGAAAAAGGTGCTTTAGAACTTGAATCGGGCACAATTGATATGGAAGACATTAATCAAGCATACGAAACCGGTGCTGATAATGATGCTATAGACCAAGAGGAACAAATCAATGACCAACCAACACAGTAACCTATTTGAGGGTCTAGAAGTTGGCGACTTAAAGCGGTTAATCCACCCCGAATTACATATTGACGAATTTAAAAGCAAGTTAGGCGACGATGCCGACGTTGTTGTTGTTAGTTTTAAAGTTGACAGTAAAGATCCAGCAATTGATTTAGTGGCATTCATTGAAAAAGGCTACAGCTGGGTCATTGATGCCGATGTTAGTTCCGGCGAACTTGAAGATGGTTCATATATTGTATTTGTTGAGATGGATCGTGATGCCGACGCTCCAAAAAATATTATGCAGTTAATGGATGAATTATTGAATTTAACAGAGCAAGATGAAAGCGACTGGCGAGTGCGCTATTATAAATCTCGTCAAGAAAAGCAATTAAGCCTTGATGCGTTAGAAGAACTTGTGCCAACTACACCAGAAGCCTACGAAAAGGCCCATGGTCAGTCTGATATTGATCAGTTAAAGACTGCTGCTGGTATAAATGTAACTACTAAAGCACCTAAAAACGACTTTACAGAATCTTTACGTAATCTAGCTGGCATTGCACGTTAGTACTATATAAATACTGAGTATCTACTAAGGAGATAAACATGAGCTTCGATTTCAATTTCACTAAAGAAAAGTTAGCAAAAATTATTACAGGTAACCAATACGTAGACCATTGGTTTGACGCACTGAACACTATATTACCAGATTATGAGATTACCTCATTGAATCGTGTTGCGGCATTTATAGCGCAGACAGCCCATGAATCCGGCAACTATAAAGCATTAAAAGAGAATTTAAATTATCAGGCCGCATCTTTGTGTAAGGTATGGCCAAGGTTATTTCCAACAATGGAAATAGCAAATCAATACGCACATAAGCCAGAGATGATTGCTAATCGTGCCTACGCAGATCGTATGGGCAATGGTAACGAAGCAAGCGGCGACGGGTGGAGACATTGCGGACGTGGACTTATCCAACTAACCGGTAAGGCAAACTATACTGCATTTGCAGAAAGTATTGAAACACCAGTGGATGAATTAGTTGAATTTTTACAGACCTTTGAAGGCGCTGTACAATCAGCTTGCTGGTTCTGGGAAACTAATAACTTAAACCAATGGGCAGACAAAGGTGATATGCTTACGTTAACTAAACGTATCAATGGCGGCACATTGGGACTTGACGATCGTATTAAACATTATAACCATGCATTAGAAGTGCTAGGCGCCTAAATGTTTGGATGGTTAGTTGAACACGCACTATTAATAATTCCAACTTGGGCATGGTTGGCACTTGCTGTTGCTGGCGCAGTAGTATATTATCTCAGCGGATTTATTCTAGCATTTCCACAATTTAAGCCATATGGCATATTAGTTAAAGTAGTCGGAGTACTGGCATTACTTGGCGGAGTATTCATGACCGGCGGCGAAGGAGTTACAGCTATATGGCAACAACAAATTAAAGAATCAAACGAACGTATTGCTATAGCCGAAGCGCAAAGCAAAGAAGTTAATGTTAAGATAGTGGAAAAGGTTGTTAAGCAATTAGAAGTAGTGCATCAAAAGGGCGCTGAAGTTATAAAGTATGTGGATCGCGAAGTTACCAAATACGATAATACCTGCCCTGTTCCTGATGTGGTAGTCAAGGCACACAATGCGGCCGCATTAAATCAATCAATTGAAAAGGATAAGAAATGAAATACTTACTAATCCTGGTTACAATTATGCTAACAGCATGTGCATCTACAGTACCAACCATAGCTAAATTTCCCGAAGTGCCATCGCAACTATTAGAGAAGTGCCCACCATTAAAAACAATACCAACAGAAACAACAGTATTCAGCGAGTTAACTAAAACAGTTACAGTTAACTACACAACATATTATGAATGTGCAATAAAACAAGAAGCATGGGCTGAATGGTTCAATACTCAGAAGAAAATATACGAGAGTTTAAAATGAAAAAATTAATATACGTAGCCTTGTTTTCGTTGTTGTCTGGATGTGCAAGTATTCAAAATATATACGAAGCATATACAATGGCTAAGTTTGATGTTAACGAGTATCAATACATCACACGTATACGTACACACGCACAGCTAGGTGGTCCATTGTGTGGAACACCCGACGTTAAAGAACATGTTAAGTATATTTTTGTAGTGGCACAAGAATATAAAAACTACGCAGAATTAATACCCAACAATCAAAACAGTTTTAAATTAGCAACAACGCTAACGCAAATTACTGATGAATTTGCTAAAAAATATCAAGGTGCAGAAACACCGAGTGTTGTATATTGCAAGGCTAAATTTATGGCTATCGAACGTTCAAGTGAGAACATACAAAAGGTTATAGGAGCCAAGCCAAGATGAACGCACAACAAATTTTAGATGGCATTTACGGAACACAAACACAAGACCCCATTGCACAGCAATTAGCAGGGGTATTAGCACAATACACCCAACAATTTCAAGCAGGGCAGATGAGCAAAGACGAATACGCTGAACTAGTAAGAGATTTACAAACAGAACAACTAATTAATGCTCAGTGTAGTGACTTAGAAGCCAAAGAACGGTTAAATACAATATGTAATGCAGTATTAAATGCAGTGGACATACTAAGTAGCATATAAAAATAATTCAAATAGGAGCTAATAATGAGCGAAGTAAGCGAAAGCGAAAAGAAAAAAGAAGATTGGATGAATAGCAAATGGCGTCCAATGATGGGCTGGATGTACATGTCAGTATGTGTGTTTGACTTTGTATTGGCCCCAATTTTATGGTCAATGTTACAAGCAGTATTTCACGGCGGGGTAAACGTACAATGGCAACCACTAACATTGCAAGGTGCTGGTTTATTCCACATTGCGATGGGTGCTGTCCTTGGTATTGCGGCAATGGGTCGTACACAGGAAAAATTAGCAGGTGCTAATAATGGCGGAGCAGGCGGTACATCATATACTGCGCCAGCACCAATTAGCAGCCCATCACCAAGTACAAGTGCTCCGCCGGCACCAAGCTGGGGGACAACGCCGGTGGCAAGTCCATTCCCGAGTGCTCCGGTAGCAAGTCCATTTCCAAGTGCTCCGGTGGCTACGCCATTGATGAGTTCGTCTGGTAAGTTGGCACCACAGCCGGCACAAGATCCGGTACTATAAATTAAAAATAAGGAAATATCATGAAATATATCATATCAGCGTTTGCATTACTCGCATTACTTACAACTAACCCAGTGTTTGCTGCTGGCGAGACTAAAGAAGTATGTAAGGATGCAGTGGGTAAAGATGGTAAGGTTGTTAAAAATAAAGATGGTTCTGCCAAACAAACCTGTAAGAAAATTAAGGTACACAAAAAGGCAGAAGGCACTAAAGTACCTGAAAACTCAAAAAAATAGACTACATCATCAAAAACAAAAGCCGATTGAGTTGACACCAGTCGGCTTTTCATTTATAATAGCAACATGACTCATTATGCTACCCTAGGTGTTGCCGAAAACGCAAATGCCGACGATATTAAAAAAGCCTACCGAAGGTTAGCGAGTCAACACCACCCGGACAAAGGTGGCGACACTAAAAAGTTTCAAGAAATACAAACCGCATACGATACCATAAGCGATAATGAAAAACGACAACAGTACGATATGCAACGCAGTGGACGAGGACCGCAGCAATTCCATTTCCACCAAGGTGATGTGAATAACGCGGACATAAGCGAACTATTTAGAAATTTTGGATTTGGTGGTGCTGACCCATTTACACCATTTAGGCAACAACAGCAACAAAGACGCAATAAAGATTTGCGTGTAGAAGTTGCAATCCCATTAGTTTCAACGTTAGAAGAACAAACCAAAGTCATTAGTGTATTGACCACTACCGGAAGCAGAGAGACTGTTGAAGTTAAAATACCAAAGGGCATAACAAATGGCACCAATATAAAGTATGCCAATCTAGGTGATAACTTATTCAATACTATACCGCGTGGTGACTTATATGTTCAAATTAATGTTCATAATGCGGAGAATTTTTTTGTAAACAACATTGACTTATACACATCAATTAGTGTAAACTGTTTACTAGCAATAACAGGTGGAGTCACTACTATTACAGGCATCGATGATAAAAGTTTTATATTAACAATTCCGCAAGGAACACAACCAGGTACTAAATTTAGAATAGCACAACAAGGATTATACCAATTGAATTCGAATATTAGAGGCAATTTGTTTGTAGAAATGAATGTTACAATCCCGCAAAATCTAAACACAGATCAATTACAAATAGTTAAATCAATCCTCAATCCTCAATAAATATTTTTATATGATAAATCACAATCCCGAAATAGAAGTGGTAATTACCAACGCAACAGAGTTGGCACGTAAGTACAATCACGAGTATGTGACGTTAGAACACCTTGCACACGGATTACTTAGTTATAAACCATTCAGCGAGCTCATGTTAGCATTTGGAGTAGATGTTGATGGTATACTAAACGACCTTGACGAGTATATCCAAAAGCAAACATACATTGCTGGCGGCGAAGTTGATATTGTACCAAAGAAAACACATAGCCTAGAGCGTGTGTTCAATCGTGCATTTACTCAGGTGTTATTCAGTGGTCGTAACCATGTTCAAATTATTGATATCTTTTTGAGTCTGTCAAATGAAAGCAATAGCCATGCTAGTTACTTTTTTATTAAGTATGGACTAGAACGTAGTCAAGTTGTTGACTTTTACAATAAACACTATGTTGAAACAAAACAAAAACGTATACCGGCTAGTGCTCGTTCTGATGCTATTTTGGCTGAGTATTGCGAAAACTTAAACGTACAGGCCAAAGAAGGAAAGATTGATCCTGTGGTTGGGCGTGAGTTTGAATTGGATGAGATCGCGCAGATCCTGGCTAAACGTAATAAATCAAATGTGTTAATGGTTGGTGATGCTGGTGTGGGTAAGACAGCAATCGCAGAAGGACTTGCACGTAATATCACTACCGGCGATGTACCAGAGTACCTACGTGATTATACTGTATACAATCTTGACATTGGCAGTTTACTTGCTGGGTCTAAGTACCGCGGTGAGTTTGAAGAAAAGTTTAAAGACGTTATTGGTGCATTGAGACACAAAGGTAAATGTGTGTTGTTCATTGATGAAGCACATCAGATGCGTGGTGCAGGTGCCGGTGGTGGTGGATCATCTGTGGACTTTGCTAACATGATTAAACCAGCATTGTCCAAGGGAACAATTAAAGTTATTGCATCCACAACATGGGAAGAATATACAGGTAGCTTTGAAAAAGATCGTGCGCTAATGCGTAGGTTCTGCCGTATGACGATTGAAGAACCAAGCTCTGTAGTCGCAAAAGAAATTCTACGTGGACTTCGCGAGTATTTTGAAAAGTTCCACGGTGGTAGTATTAGTGACGAAGCAATTGAAGCCGCAGTTGAGTTGAGTGTACGTTATCAACCGGATAAGAAATTACCGGATAAGGCAATTGATTTAATTGATACTGCTTGTGCTAAATTAAAAATTAATGCAATGGCGTGGACCTGCCGTAAGAGTCATATTGTAGATATCATTAGTAAATTTACTAAAATTCCAGCAGAACAAATTGGATCTGAATCTACAAAGAGTCTTGTTAATCTCGAAGAAACAGTTAAAACAAAGCTCTATGGGCAAGATGCTGTAGTTGAAACAGTACTTGAAAAAATCTATGTTGCCCGTGCTGGACTTAAAGCAATGAACAAGCCAATTGGTAACTTCTTATTTCTGGGACCAACAGGCACAGGTAAAACAGAGCTTGCCAAGTTACTTGCTGAAGGTATGGGAATGAAACTCTTGCGATACGATATGAGCGAGTATCAAGAAAAACATTCCTTGTCTAAGTTGATTGGTGCTCCCCCAGGATATGTAGGCTACGACGATAGCAACTTAGGTGGTGGTATGCTAATCAGTGATATTGAAAAAAATCCTAATTGCGTTATACTGTTTGACGAAATTGAAAAAGCACATCCAGACGTAACTAATATCCTACTACAGCTAATGGATGAAGGTGCAATTACCAGTAGCAATGGTAAGAAGGCCGATGCACGTAATAGTATTGTTATTCTAACAAGTAACCTAGGCGCAAGTGCTAACGAACAAAACAATATTGGATTCGGTCGCGAGTTACAGAAGTCTGGTGAGGATGACAAAGCTGTTAAAGACTTCTTTAAGCCTGAGTTCCGTAATCGTTTAGATGGTATTTGTAAATTCAATAAACTAGATGACATAAGCATTAGGAAAATTGTTGCTAAGTTTATTAACGAAATAAATGACCTACTAAGTGAGAAGTCATTGAAAATTAGACTAACCGAAGCCGCTGTTGATCAATTGGCAAAAGTTGGTTACGATAGTAAAATGGGTGCAAGACCCTTGGGACGTAAAATCAACGACCTTATCAAGGTACCGTTAAGTAAAAAAATATTGTTTGATACTATAGTACCAAACAGTATTATTGAAATTGATTACGACCAAGTTGAATTTAAATTTAATACGTTGGGACAATATTTGTCTGCAACACCAACCATAGACTCCAATGGATACATCGTTCTGGATTCAGTGCAATCCTGATATAACTGTAGAACACACTACTAAAAAGTATTTTGGGAAATATCTATATAAACTAGATATATATTCTCCTGCTGGTAGATTAATATACAGCAAAGGAGATATACTTAGTGGACTAGATCATCGAAAACGCACAGCCAAAACGATTAATCATGCTGGTTGGTGGGGTTCCGGCGGAAACAATTTTAAAGGAATAGATAGAGCAGATGTAGGTTTATTGGATGCCATTAGAACGTTGCGTAATAATCCAGCACACACTATTCATTTACGGGTAGAAGAACCGCACGTTCAAATATATGCGTCAACTGAATCTGAATTACAGTCATTAGTTAATAACAAGTTTGGCCAATTCCTCCCAGCCCTATTTAGAATAACAGGACCCGAAAGTAGCACAGCAGCAAACATATTAGAAACTGGTGCCATTATCCGAAAGAAAGAAGTTGGCTACAAATACAAAGTTATTCTCAGAGATGGTAGATATACACAAGAAGTTAAGGCGGGCATATTACAGTACCTAATAAATATTGGGTTGACTACTGTAAAAATACCCAAAAGCGCCATTAATTCGCTGGGTACAAATAATTCATTTATTTGGAATTGTTATTTCTACACAAACGACCTAAGTATAAACACTTTTATAACTTTGATATCCCCGGGCATAATATCAAAATCGCACGAGCTGGTCATACTAGCCGATAAATAGAAGTATACTTCAAGGAGTGGCAAATGGCCAAAATTCAAACCGAAACAGTTGTAATCACCTTCAATAAACTAATCAAAGACTCAGATGCTGAAACAGCATCATTAACTGCCGATACCTTATCAGCACTAGAGCAAGTGGCCCAGGAATTAGCGGGCAGTGGCGTAGTAGTTGAAGTACAAGTAGCTTAATCAATTAACCAGAGAGAACTCAATGAGCGACAAAAAAATTAATCAAAAAGATGCGGTAGCAATGATCAAGGCAGCAGCCGCAAAACAAAAACTTGCGGCGGCTCAACCGCAGGCACAACAAGAAGGCCAACCGTACGATTTTAAACGAAATCATTTACACATTGGTATTCCTTGTTATGGTGGTATGGTATCCGAACCTACTATGACTAGCTTTTTAAGATTTACTCTTTTGGCTACACAGGCTGGATTAAATTGGTCACTTGACACAATGGTTAACGAATCATTGGTTACTCGTGCTCGTAACAATTTAATGGCTAAAATGATGACCAATAAAGAAGCAACACATTTTATGTTTATCGATGCAGATATACGTTTCCAACCTGATAGTATCTTATCAATGATGGCGCACGAAAAAGATGTCATTGGTGGACTATATCCTAAAAAAGCACTACCGGTTAATTATGTTATTAACTTAAAACCAGAAACAAAAATCCAAGGCGACATTTTTACAGTTGATACAATGGGTACAGGTTTCCTAATGTTTAAGCGCAATGTATACGAGAAGTTAATTGCCGCACATCCAGAATGCAAATATGTAGACGATGTGGGTCTTGGTAAACAATATGAGCCAATGATGTATTCAATCTTTGATTGCGAAATCGATGAGCGTGGACATTATCTAAGCGAAGACTGGTTGTTCTGTCGTAGATGGCAAAAAATTGGTGGCGAGATTTGGGCCCATAGTAAAGTATTGCTCAATCACGTTGGACACTACGAATATGCTGGTGACTTGGATAAACTCAAAATTGCCGAGCGTGGCAGTATGGGTATTATTGAAGATACCCTCGCTTCACAAGGTGCCAGAGTAGAAAAGGCATAACAACGGAGTTTATATGTCATCAACAGAAAAATTGCATTTTAAAGTTGGCCTATCAGGAACCTATTGGAAAAAGGTTCCTGTTTATAGTGTACTAGTTAATGACTTAACAATTTTTACAAAAAACAAAATAACAAATCCAACAGACGAAGTTGAATATATTGAGTTTGATGCTGAAATAGCAGATGGGCCTGCTACTCTGCATATACGCCTTGACAATAAAGACTGGACAGATACTGTACAAAATGACGATAAGACCGAAATTCTTAAAGACATGATGTTAAACATAGTAAGTATTGAAATTGATGAAATTTCCCTTGGTAATTTAGTATACACTAAGAGTATTTTTGTTGGTGATGATACTACTCGACCAGATCTTGACAAATGTGTAAATTTAGGATGGAACGGTACTTGGACTTTAGAGTTTACCAGCCCATTCTACATTTGGCTCCTTGAAAACATTTAAACTAAATATAGTAATAGGATACTATTACTATGTTTCTTTCAGAACTTAACGAACCAAATTTACTTGTAGTCTACTGCGGTAGATTCCAGCCTTTTCACAAAGGGCATCATGCTGTATACGAATACCTCACCGGCAAATTTGGGGTTAACAATGTATATATTGCAACCAGCAACAAAGTAGATCCCCCACGTAGCCCATTTTCCTTTTCAGAGAAGTCATATTTCATGCAATTGACTGGGGTTCCCGGCCACCGTGTTATACAGGTATCCAACAATTATAATGTAACAGAAGTAGCAAAAGCATTAAACATGGACGATCAATCCATGGCAAATACTGTGTTAATTTTCCCAGTTAGTGAAAAAGATATGGCTGAAGAGCCACGTTTTCAATCCTGGACTAAAAAAGACGGCTCCCCGGGTGCTCTACAACCTTTAGAAAATATTAAAGATACCAAGAGCATGAAAGAGTTTGCTTATATAATGACTGTACCTACATTTGACTTTAAAGTAATGGGACAACCAATGCGGTCGGGTACAGAACTTAGACAACAATACATTGATAGTGATGAAAAAACACGCGGTACTATAGTTGCAGATTTGTTTGGTAAGTACACCAGAGAAGCAGAGCAACTTATGACTAAAGCATTGGCGCCAGCTGCACCAATTGCTCCTCCTACAGCCATTCCTAAGTTACCTAAACCTGCCAAAGCTGCAGGTGGTGTAGTAAAGGGTATTAAAGAAGGCGGACTCGATCATTCATGGGCTGTTAAAGATGAGAAAACTGGTGAGATGGGTATACGTCCTGCTGGTGGTATGGGTACATGGACTGAACCTACTTTAATAAGTAGCCTACTCCGCGACCTAGCAACAGTTGAAGCAAAAATTACTGCAAAAAACGCAACTGATGCTGAGTATATACTGTATCAAAAATATAGCACAGTAAAAGCTAAACTACAAGCACTGGCAAAATACGAACAATTTGTACTACGCAATGGTAAGCGTGCCATTAAGCCGGGTCGAGAAATTGATCTAGGAGAGGACAAATAATCATGTCCTTGGTAGCAATGAGTGTTGATATTTACTGTGATAACTCACATGGTAAGCACCCGTATTATAGACTATGGGTTGACAACGAATTGCTAACTGAACGCACATGGATTTGGCCCACGTACGAAATTTTTATACAAGAGAATATAGAAGTGGATATAGAACCCGGCGAACATCATATCCGCATTGATAATTGCGGGTCAAAAACAAATTTTGATCTAAAGAATTTAATAGTAGATGGAACTCCACTGCAAGCCGTAACATCACATCAAGATTTGAGCTTTACAATCTAACACATAAATATACAATATTGGGATTAACCGAATGAAAACAACAGAATTTATTAATGAAAATGCCTTTATTGGGCAAGATGCACATATTATGCACGAAGAGCATAAGCTACAGTCTATACGTGTAAATTTGCATAATATCGCCATAAACAGCGTAGCAATCCATAAACTATTACGTAGACTTGAAAGCGATAGCGACATTGCGCTATATGCCGAATCAATCAAAGAAGCCGAATCATTGATACAACATGTATTAGAAGAAGTAGAATACGCAACAGCAGACCATAGTTATATGGATGCTGAAATGGAATCGTTTAATCCAACTATTGCTGAAGCTAAGTTTGCCGAAGAAACATTGCCTTGGGAAACCGATGCTGAATCTAAAAAGCGCGAAGCTGGTGAGAAAGAAAAATCTGCATTTAAAAAACCAAAGAATCCTAATCGTACTGGACCCGATGCTGCCAAGGCACTGGCACAAAAAGGCGCATCTACTGTTAAAGAAGATGCAACTGGTGGTTCTTCGATGAGTAGTTCTGTTGCTGTTACTCCACAGACGCTGGGTGAAAAAGGCACATTCAGTAAAAAAGAAGTTAATAAAAAATTAGGCAATTATAGTAATGTACTTACACGCGGCGGCCCAGTTAAGGTTGGGAAGTCAAAATAATGGATAATAATTTTAACGACATTTTAAATATTTTTAAGCGTTTAGATGAAAGCGCAAAACCTGTTGTACAGGAAAATAATGATTTTCCGGGCTATTGGACAGGTAAGATGTCGGCTAAACAATCTAGAAATAAAATGGTTGGTGCCGCTGAGAGTATTGAACAAAAACTACAAAAGCAATTTGACAATCCAAAAGACGAACCACAGAAGCAAAAGTTTCGTGTGGAAGTTACAGTAAGCGACCCAAACCACACAATGGTAACTCAGCGCAATGAACTAAAACGTAGGGTATGTAAAGTAACAGCAACCGATGAAAATAATGCTGTTGACACGGCAATCCATTGGTATAAAAAACAAGGTTATAAAGTACACGATCATCACTTCATTGGCGCAGACGAACAATCGTTAACAGAATTTGGTGCCGACGGCATTGGCGCAACTCCCGGTGCACAAGCTGCTGATCCAGCCGCAGATGCAAAAGAACTACAAGCAACAACACAGGCCTTACAAAAACTTGGTGCTGTAACTGGTACAAAAATTCCAGTTGCACAAACAGCAAAATCAATGTCTAGTGATGCACCACCAAGCCCAGCCGATAATGCAAAAAATGCAATGGTCGCTAAACAAATTGAGCCTTTGTTAACCGATCCAGCTGCCGCGGGCAAGTTAACTAGTTTAATTAAACAGCAACAAACTGAACCCGGAGCCGAATAATGTTTTTACATGACTTTTTTGATACTAAAAAATCCGCAGTTAAAGAAGGAGAAACTACTTTAACTAAAACTGGTCGTGTACATCGCTCAACAGATGCGTACGGTGGTACCCCACGCGAGCCAGATTCACTTGGTAACAAGTTAGATAAAGCTGGCACAAATAGTATTGAACGAGCATTAGATATTAAGTGGGATAGAAAGAAAGAATGGCAAGGCGGCGTTGAAGTAGATACGTCAGAAGGAATAGCTGGTGAACTGATTGGTGGTACCATTGGTGGAGTAGCAGGAACATTAGGTGGTGCCGCAGTAGGTGGTCCAATGGGTGCATTAGTTGGTGGTGCCGCAGGCGGTACTGCTGGACAAATGGCCGGTAGAGAGCTAACTAAAGAAGAAGGCCGAGAACGAATTTATAGCAATGGCGATAGAGTAAAATTAAATTCTACATACGCCGATTATCGTAACCCAAATGAGATATTCACTGTATCACAATGTGATCAAGAACGTAAACGTTGTTGGATCGGCGATAAAAGCGGTAGTGGATGGTATGCAACATTTGATCAATTGATTCCAGCAAGATCTCGTGCCAAAGAAGATGACACCAAGTTAAACAAAAATATCGATAACGGCCACCTACGTATGTTGGTACACCGTGCAATGAAAGCAAGACAAGCTGGAAAGTCATTGACTAGTGTAATGCGGTCCGATGAAATTAAAACATTGCTAATGGCCAAAGGCACAGGACAATTAAAAGATTTATTTGCAGAAGATTCATGGCATGGCGAAGGCGAAGCATGGCACGGCGGTGGCAATGAGCCAATGGATGCATGGCACGGACAAGAAGGCGTAACAGAAGAACAACTTGATGAATTTTTGCCAGCATTGGCCGCAGGTGCCGGTGCATTGGCACGTGGTGCTGCAATGGCAGGAGGCGCGGCGCTAAAAGGCGCACAAGTAGTGGGTGGTGCGGCATTAAAAGGTGCTCAAGCAGTTGCTCCGGGTCTAGTAAAAGGCGCTCAAGCGGCAGGTAATGCTGTTGTAAAAGGTGCTCAAGCAATTGCTCCGGGCGTTGTAAAAACTGGACAAGCAATTGGAAAAGTCCCAGGTCAAGTTGAAAAAGGATTAATAAAGGGCTTTGAAGTTCTTGATGCTCTTGTTCCAGGCGGCATCTTTGATGCAAACGGTAATATAAAGAGTCCTCAAATCTTATCAAAATTCTTAACACCACAACAAATACAACAGGTGCAACAACAGCCAGTACAACAACAATCACCTAGCCAACAAGTAGCACAGAATCAACAACAAGTTGCGGCCGAAGGTTATTTTTCAGATCTAGATGTTCAAAAGAAAGATAGGCAGTATGCTGGTACAAAAGCATATCACGCTAAGAAGAAAGCCGAAAAAGAAAAGAATGCTACAGATGCCAAGACCGCGTTTGATGCTAAGTTTGGTGGTAGCAATCCAGTGGGTTCTCTTAAAATTAGAGAGCAAGGTGTGGCGGAAGGTACCAACTACTGGACTAAGTTACAGGACGCTCGCAATAAAAAAATAAATAGTTTAGTCAACGAATTAAAAGAGAGTATAATGTAATGGAAGAACTACAAAAAGCCGCTAAGATAGCATTTGCCTCAGAATTTAGTTTTTATCTAAAGGCACATTTCTTTCACTGGAACGTAGAAGGTATCAACTTCCGTGAACTACACGATTTGTTTGGAACGATCTACGAAGAAGTATATGGTAGTATTGATGACTTTGCTGAAAAGATCCGTGCCTTGGGTGCGTATGCGCCAGGTAGTAACAGTCGCTTTAGTATGCTTAGTCGTATAGAAGATGAAACCGATGTGCTACCCGCTGAACAAATGGTTGTTGAACTATTACAAGATAGCGACAACATGGTTAAAATTTTAAAACGTGTATACGACATCGCCGAGGCTGCTGGCGAACATGGTTTCTCTAACTTCTTGGCTGAACGTATGGATGCACATCGCAAGCACAGCTGGCAATTGCGTGCCACAGCAAAATGAAAGTAAACGAAGTCTTATTGGAAAATAAGAATAATGCTTTTATTAAGCAACATATCCAATGGCTTGCAGATCAATTGGATATTAAAAAACTACCAAAGATCACATTATTAAACGATCCTGTTGATACAACGTTTGGCCAATATGATCCAAACACTAAAAGTATTAAGTTAGTAACAGGTGGACGACATCCAGTTGATGTGTTGCGTACATTGGCACACGAACTGACACATTACAAACAAGATATTGAAAATAACTTACCCGATGGTGCTGGTGAAACTGGCACCGACCAAGAAAACGAAGCAAATGCTAATGCTGGTATTGTCATGAGAGATTTTGCACAAGAGAATCCAGATCAGTTCGGTTTGGATAAAGGTGCATTGGCCGAAGGCAAAATTGCCGAGGTAAATGACGAATGGTTTAAACAAGGTGCATTTAAAACTTTTAAGAAAGCCGCCCCAGTTAAGTATCAACTTGCACAACAACACGGGACAGTTGACACCTTAGAAGGTCCAGTTAGATATGAAGCGGGTCATTATATAATGACAGGCCCTAAAGGCGAACGATATCCTATCTCTCCAGACAAGTTCAATACATTATATGATGACAATGGCGACGGAACTGCTACCCCCAAGAAAATTTCTAAGTTAGCTAAACTAGCCGACCACGATGGTGTACTACATACCAGTTGGGGTGATCTGCAATACACAAAAGGTAATGATTATATCGTACGCCATGGTACCGGTGATTATGGTGCTGTTAAAAAAGATATTTTTGCACAGACATACAATAATCCTGAGCAAGGTGTGGCGGAACATATCGTTAAGCACGGTAGCCAATTTCGTTTGCTTAGTAAAAAAGGTAAGAACTTAGGTACATTCCCTTCACACAAAGCCGCGGCCAAACACGAAGGCGAAGTTGAATACTTTAAGGCACATCCTAAGAAATGAACGAATACCCAGTATACCCAGAAGACGACGGCTATGATAGTCCACGAAATCCTTTCAGCCCAGCCTGATCCCAAGGCAGAATTAGATGCTATACTTGCTAAATGTTGCGAGATGATTCTTGATGGGCAAACAAAAGAGCCAGACCATTATGGGATGGTTGCGGCCTGTGTAGTTTGCCCAGGAGGCAAAAAAGTTTGCCGTACTAGTTATAAAGAAGATGACAAGTATGTACACGCAGAACGTGCCGCAATAGATGCCTGTGGCGAAGTTGACCCGGACTGTATGATTGTCACTACCTTAAGTCCTTGTAATCGCCCAATGGATGACCGATATCGTGAAAGCTGTGAGGATTTAATTGCCGAGTATGGTATTAAGCATGTCTATTGTGGATATAAAGATCCAAGCCAAAAACAAGATACCAGCGTTGAAACAGAAAATACAAAACTTAAAGAGCTTTGTAAAAAGTTCGCAGATACTTTTTTATGAAATCAAGCGAAATACAACCACGTAAGTTAGTTATATTTGATATCGATGATACGCTGGTACATACACAGACCAAAGTCCGCGTTATCAAACACGGTGCTGTTGTTAATAACTTAAACAGTCATGAATTTACCCATTACAAACTACAACCAGGCGAATCATTTGATTTTGAAAACTTTCGTAACGCACACGACTTCTTTCATAATAGTAAACCTATTATTCCAATGATCAATCAACTCAAGCACGATATCAATACCGGCAATAAAGTTGTTATGGTTACAGCCCGTGCAGACTTTGATGATAGAGAATTGTTCCTGGATACATTTCGCAAATATGGTGTAGACATGAGTAAAGTACATGTATACCGTGCAGGTAATATGCAAGGTAAGGTACCAATTGAACACAAGAAAAAATCTATAATAAAAAATTTACTGAATCAAGACAAATATACAAAAGCTATTATGTACGATGACGCTAAACCAAATTTGGATCTGTTTGTGAGCCTTAAACACGAACACCCAACTACTAAATTTTATGCATGGCATGTAAGTTTAGAGGGACAGGCCAGCGAATATCAGCGTTCGGACGAAGAACACCCTTAGGACCCGTTTAATTACGGTGGTGTAGGTTTTGCCGCTACCTTTCAAATATTATGGAGTCGTGCCCGGAATGTATTTGGAAAAAGCGGCTTTCTCTTTTCCAAAACTTCTCTTGCAATTTTAAATAAGTAACTGTATAATAAATCAATTAACTAGGAGACTTTATGTCATCAAATGGACCGCGCATGTTTAGTGCAGAACAAAAAGCAAAACTTACACAAATTATTAACGAAGGTATGGGTGTACTTCAAGAAGTTGAAGACCTTAATGCAGGACTTAATGATACCATTAAAGCTATTGCTGAAGAAATGGAAATTAAACCAGCTATTCTAAAGAAAGCAATTAAAATTGCCCAAAAGTCTAGACTTGGCGAAATGAATCAGGATCACGAAGAGCTCAATACTATTCTTGAGACAGTGGGCAAAACGCTTTGATTAATATGCTTGAAGGGTGGTTTAATACCACCTGGCATTTTGCCAAAACAGATTATCAAGATTGGCCATTGCGGTTCACTCTTGAAATGGTTGCATGGGCTGTAAGCATTGGCTGTAGTTTAGGTATGATGCTTACTGTACCTAACCCACCGTTGATCTGGCTGTACCCTGCCTGGATAACAGGTTGCGTGATTTATTGTTGGGCGGCGTGGACTAGAGGTTCTTTTGGAATGATGGCAAATTATTTGCTATTGAGCACAATTGATTTAATAGCACTTGGCCGCATGATAAGTAAAGTAGTATAATGTATCAAGGGTCGCTCACTTAACGAGCATGTAGAGTATGTGCGGGCTATAAGTCGCATTGGAGATTTTAATTGAGTTACATTGACGCTCTCTTTGATAGAGACAAAGATAGGATTCATGTAGTTGAACGTGTAAATGGTGAGCGGGTATATAAAGAATATCCAGCTAACTACACATTCTACTATGATGATCAAAAAGGCAAGTATCGTACCATCTACGATACTCCCGTTTCTAAATTCACCACACGCAACGGTAAAGAATTTCATAAAGAGATTCGTGTTAATTCCAACAAGAGATTGTGGGAATCGGACATAAACCCAATCTTCCGTTGCTTAGAAGATAATTACTCCGGAATTGAATCTCCAAAACTACACACATGTTTTTTTGACATTGAAGTAGACTTTGATCCGGAACGTGGCTACAGTAAGCCCGACGATCCATTTAATGCCATTACAAGTATTTCACTGTACATGGATTGGATGGATAAACTTGTAACCCTTGTTGTTCCACCTAAGAGCTATTCTTGGGAGTCTGCTGAAGAAATTTGTAAAAACTTTGACAACTGTTATTTGTTTGAAAACGAAGCAGACATGCTTAACACGTTTTTAGACTTAATAGATGATGCAGATATATTAAGTGGTTGGAACTCCGAAGGGTACGATATCCCATATACCACAATGCGTATAAATCGTGTATTGAGCAAAGATGACACACGACGCCTATGCCTATGGGGACAATTTCCTAAACAGCGGACATTTGAACGTTTTGGTGCAGAGAACCTAACATTTGATTTAATTGGTCGTGTGCATATGGACTATATGCAATTGTACCGTAAGTATACATACGAAGAAAGACACTCTTACTCATTAGATGCTATCGGCGAATACGAAGAAGTCGGTAGTAAAGTAGCCTATGAAGGCACATTGGATCAACTCTATAATAAAGAGTTTTCTAAATTCATAGACTACAATCGCCAGGATACTATGTTGTTGGCCAAGTTGGATAAGAAGTTACGCTTCTTAGATCTTGCAAATGAACTTGCACATGATAATACTGTACTGTTACCAACCACAATGGGTGCGGTTGCTGTGACGGAACAAGCTATTATTAACGAAGCTCATCAACGTGGTATGATTACACCTAACCGGAGATCAAGAGATGACCAAGGAAATACGCAAGCCGCAGGTGCCTATGTTGCTTATCCCAAAAGGGGCATTCACGAATACATTGGCGCAATCGACATCAACTCGCTCTATCCCTCGGCTATTAGAGCCCTTAACATGGGGCCAGAAACTATCGTTGGGCAACTCAAACAAACAATGACTGACAAGTATATTGCAGACAAGATGGCCGCAGGGTCGTCATTTGCAGATGCTTGGGAAAATATGTTTGGTAGCATAGAGTATCAAGCGGTAATGAATATGGAAATAGGCACAGAGATTACCATTGACTGGGAAGGTAGTAACAGTACTGTACATTCAGCCTCTGAAGTATGGCATATGATTTTTGATTCTCGCCAGCCATGGACGTTAAGTGCCAACGGAACTATATTTAAGTACGACATGAAAGGTATTATCCCCGGACTATTAGAAAGATGGTATGCTGAACGAAAAGAAATGCAAGCAAAGAAAAAGGCCGCAGAAACTCCTGAAGAAACTGCCTTCTGGGACAAGCGGCAATTGGTTAAAAAAATTAACCTCAATAGCCTGTATGGCGCCATCCTTAACCCGGGGTGCAGGTTCTTCGATCATAGGATTGGCCAAAGTACGACGCTTACGGGGAGGATTATTGCGAAGCACATGGACGCCCATGTCAACGAAGCTATTACAGGTGAATACAACCACGTCGGCGAAGCGATTATCTACGGTGATACAGACTCGGTCTATTTCTCAGCCTGGCCGGCGCTTAAAGAAGAAATAGCCACGGGACGTATGGAATGGAACAGAGAGATCTGTGTCCAACTATACGATACTATTGCAGATAGCGTAAATGAATCATTCCCTGGATTCATGGAACGTGCATGCCATGTTCCACGTGATATGGGTACCATTATTAAAGGTGGTAGAGAAATGGTTGCCAGCAAAGGTCTGTTTATTAAAAAGAAACGCTATGCTGTATTGATTTACGATCTTGAAAACAATAGATTGGACACACATGGTAAGCCTGGCAAAGTAAAAGCCATGGGTCTTGACCTTAAGCGCAGTGATACTCCCAAGGTAGTACAAAACTTCCTAAGCGAGATCCTATTAGAAGTACTAACTGGTACTGGTAATGTTAAACAAAAGGTAATTGACAAAGTTCGTGATTTTAAATTACTCTTTGCAGAACGACCGGCGTGGGAAAAAGGTACACCTAAACGTGTAAACAATTTAACCAAGTATACAGCAGAAGAAGCACGTCTTGGTAAGGCAAATATGCCGGGACACGTTCGTGCCGCAATGAATTGGAATAACCTTAAACGTATGCACGGAGATAATTATTCCATGGCAATTGTTGACGGAATGAAAACTGTTGTGTGTAAACTCAGAGACAACCCACTGGGATATACCAGTGTTGGCTATCCTACAGACGGAACTCATATTCCACAGTGGTTTAAAGATTTGCCTTTTGACCAAGACAGTATGGAAATGGGAATTGTAGATCAAAAAGTAGAAAACTTACTGGGTGTGCTTGAATGGCAAATTGCCGAAAGCACAGATATTAAAACAACATTTGATGCATTGTTTACCTTTGAGTAAGTTATGGCTCTGTACGATCTAGTTACCTTAAAAACACAACTAACCGAAGCGTTAGATGTTGCTCCGTCAATTGAAAAATTAACAGAACTGCGTACGGCTATTTTAAATATTAAGTTACAGGTACAACAGTTAACACCAGAACAAATAGAATACATCGATAGCATGGTAGCACATTATGATAATGTAATTGCAATTGCCACTGCCCCTGTTAATAGTAATAAAGAGTTTTTGCGTAAAATTGATACAGAAATTAACGAAATTACTCACCGTTTATTTGCGGGCAACTATGATTTAGAAAACAGACCCGGTGACGTTCACTTTGTTAGACGCAGTAGACGCATTAGTATCGAAGGGCAATTTGATGATAACCAACACGTAATTCGACAAAAGATAGCCACTAGAACCAGTTGGAAATATCCATCATTAGAAATTGGATGTCGTGACGGTGAATGGACTCAGCATTTAATAGCTGCCGACCCTTTATATGTAGTTGATTTCCATCAAGAGTTTCTTGACTTTACCACGGGACGTTTTCCAACTGAATATCAACGTAGATTGCGTTCATACAGAATAGTCGACCACAATTTAAAAATGTTACCACAAGGAGTGTTTGGTTTTATTTTTAGTTGGGGATATTTTAACTATGTTAGTGTAGATACAATGAAACAGTACCTAAAGCAAATACACGATCTTTTGCGGCCAGGTGGTACATTTATGTTTACATACAACGATGGTGATACGCCAAATGGTGCAGGTATGGCAGAAAACTTTGCACAAACCTATATGCCAAAAAGTCTGTTAATACCATTGGTCAATAGTATTGGGTTTAGTGTGATTGAGGAATCTAGATTTAGTACTCACATTAGTTGGCTTGAAATTAAAAAGCCCGGAATACTACATACCATCAAGACACATCAAGTTTTAGGTGAAATTAAAAAGAGAGAAGACTCTATATTATCCTTGACAAATTTCATTGGAAGCACTATAATAGATAATACACAGGAGAAGCTATGAAAGATTATTTGCAAGACATCGTACAACATACACATGGACTAGGTACAATTGACTTAGTCAAGATTACCGGAACCGATACAGACACTACTATTAACTCTGTAGCAGAAGATCGTAGCGTGATTGTTGAAGCTAAATTTAAAAAAGCACACCCAGATTTCGTTGGAACATTTGGTATGCCAAACTTGGGCAAACTTCATACTATTTTGAATATCCCCGAGTATAAAGAAGATGCTAAATTAACAATTACACGCCAAAATCGCAATGGCGAAGATACACCAAATGGTGTTCATTTTGAAAACAAAGCCGGTGACTTTAAAAACGATTATCGCTTTATGGATGCCGCAGTTGTTAACGACAAACTTAAATCAGTTAAGTTTAAAGGTGTAACATGGGGTGTTGATATTGTTCCAACAAATCAAAACATTCAGCGCCTTCGTTTCCAAGCCAGTGCTAACAGCGAAGAAACTACATTTGCCGCTAAAGTTGAGAATGGTAATTTGAATTTTTACTTTGGTGATGCTTCTAGCCACGCAGGTAACTTTGTATTCCAAGCAGGCGTGAGTGGAACATTGACTACATCGTGGGCATGGCCAGTTAGTGCTGTTATTGCCATCCTGGGACTGTCTGGCGACAAGACCTTTAAATTTAGTGATCAAGGTGCATCGATGATCACGGTTGATAGTGGACTTGTTGATTACTCTTACATTATTCCAGCACAAACTAAGTGATAGTAGACGCAGGTTTTTTAAACTCCTGGGAACATAAGGGCCATGTGTACGGAGAATGCATGAGTAAGTCCGACACAGACCTTATGTACGTACACATTCCTAAGAATGCCAGCTCGTGGACAAAACCTAATCTACAAGACTTTAAGTGGGAATTTTATAACTATCACACAGACCATTTAAATAAACATGCCATTGTTGTATTACGTGACCCAGTTGACCGATGGGTAAGTGGCATTGCAGAATACCTAGCATTATATCATCCAGACTTTATACTACACGACTTAGAAGGATTGGCTTTAATATTTGATAGAATATGTTTTGACGACCACACCGAGCGTCAAGTAAACTTTATACACGGACTAGACACAGATCGTTGCACGTTTTTTAGATGCGATAGTTACTATAGAGAAGACTTTAGCACATTCTTAGATGAACACGGAATGCCTAATCGCTATCACAAATACGAGCCACAGCATGTCAGCGAACTAAGTCCAGTACGCAGTAAGTTTAAAAATATATTTTTAAAAGAGATACAAAATCCTAAATACCTCAAAGCGGTTAAAGATTATTTTGCCGCAGACTACAATTTAATTAATAACATAAAGTTCTATGGATCAAGATAACTTAACCGCTAAACAAAAAGACTACGCTATATTTTTACCTGCTATCAGTGGCTTCTATGCTACCTTTGTAGGTAAACAGCGAGTCAACAACGACTATGTAGACCCTGCACGTTTTCCGCAGGGTATAACGGATATGGAACAACTTAACTGGCTGAACAACCAGAAAGCGTTGTTCCCATATAAGTGGTCGCTTTACTCCGGCGGCCACGCCAACCTTGACCTTAATAAGCCAGATATGGCTGAGGACATGGTTCGCAATCGCGACCCAAACACGCTAGTCTTAGGAGACTCTGGAGGTTTCCAGATTGCCAAAGGACTATGGGAAGGCGATTGGAAAGCCAACTCAGGATGCCCGAAGGCCCAGAAAAAACGAGAACAAGTTTTAGCTTGGCTGGACGGCATTGCTGACTACGGTATGACTCTTGATATCCCAACTTGGGTTATACATGATAAAAATGCAGGGCAGAAATGCGGTATTAGTACATTACAGGAAGCTGTAGACGCTACCAAGTTTAATAATGAATACTTCATGAAACATCGTAAGGGCATTAATAACGGTGGCGTCAAGATATTAAATGTGTTACAAGGTGCCAGCCACGATGATGCTGAACAATGGTACCAACTAATGAAAGACTATTGTGATCCTGTAAAGTATCCCGACACACATTTCAATGGGTGGAGTATGGGTGGTCAGAATATGTGTGATGTTGAGTTGGTATTAAAACGACTAGTATCATTGCGGTATGATAATTTACTGCAAGAAGGTATACATGATTGGATGCACTTCCTGGGCACAAGTAAATTAGAATGGGCTGTATTATTAACTGTTATACAAAGGGCAGTAAGAAAACATGTCAACCCCAAATTTACAATTAGCTTCGACTGTGCCAGCCCATTTTTGGCCACAGCTAACGGGCAAGTTTACTTTGAAAACGTCTTTCCTCAAGACGAGAAATGGTCGTATAGGATGGCTCCATCAGCTGACAATAAAGCATACGCCCTTGACTCGCGCAAGTGGAGTGACGGAGTTGTACAAGACGGCATATACCCAAGATGGGAGGATAGTCCAATTAGTAATCTGTTACAGATGAAGGATATCTGTATCTATAAGCCTGGTGTAGCCAAAGCAGGCGTTACGTTAACTGAGCATAATTTTAAAGATCCCGAGATGTACGATGTATTACCCGATGCAAATAAAAATGGCAAATGGGGCAAGACATCATGGGATAGTTTTAGTTATGCATTACTAATGGGTCATAATGTTTGGATGCACCTAACTGCGGTACAAGAAGCCAACCGCAGATTTGATACGGGCGAGCATCCTGCAATGATGCAATATAGTACCGGAGATTATGCGTACTTTGAAGATATCGTTGAAGCGATCTTTGCTGCACCAACTAAAGGAGATAGTCTAGAAATTATCAAATACTATACTAACTACTGGATGGAGATTATTGGTACCAGAGGATTCAAAGGCAAGAAAGCATTAAGTGGTCGCACAATGGCCGCAAAGCACGTAGAAATTGAAGGTAACTTTGCTAAAGAGAAACCTAAGAAGAAAGAAAAAACCAAACCTATACTGGACCCATCTATTTTTGAGGAATAATCATGACCATAACAGCACGTATAAAACATTTAGAAAATGAACATCAAAAATTAGATAAGAAGATTGATGGTTTAGAAAAGTCCGGAAACTTTCAGGATGAACTACTAAACAAATTGAAAAAACAAAGGTTGCATATTAAAGACGATCTTGTTAAAATCAAAGAAACAATTGCATTTAATAAGAGTAAAGAAAATGGATAGAATTGGACACGAAAAAGTAGATTTCTTCATTGGCAAGGAAGTTGAACATAGTTCAGCATTTGGCCATACAACCCTGTTTGTGGTTGGATTACAAAATGAACAAATCGTTTTAAACCTTGCAAAAAACAACAATTGCACTCATGTATATTTTGGTGCTAATCAAAGTTTCCCCAATCCTGCATTTAATGATGAGCCAACTTGGCGTGGGTGGGAAGATATGATCCAAGAATGTTTACGTGCTGGACTACTGTGTACACTAGACTTAGATGTGAGTAGCGTTGAGGGGTTAGCTGAAAGTGGGTTAGCTGACTACAATAACTTTATCCCAATGATTTCGGTGAAATTACCCTATATACAACTACTAGGATATAATGCTATAATTAAGCTAGACGACAAGGATTTTGCAAAAACAAATCCTGGTGTTTGGTGTCATAGTTTACATGATTTAAAGGACCGTAAAAAGTTTACGGATTGGTCGAAGTACACACAAGATGAGATTATTAAATGATTAGGCTTATTTGGAGTTATATAATGAAGTGGGGTTGGGACTATAATCGTAACGGTCGGTCTATCGGTAACGAACCATACCCATCTAAGCAATTGAGCATCAGTACCGATTCAAATGAATTTGGTGACCCTATTCGTTTTAGTGTGACCCCGGCAAATGGTGGGGTTGTGGTCACTGTCCGCACATACGATAAATTAAAAGATCGATCAAAAGAAACTGTACACGTAATACCCGATGACACTGATTACGCCAAGGCAGTTGGAGACCTCGTTGCAATGGAGATTCTAAAATCATGAACCAAGAATTAAGAGAAACAATAGACCGCGTTACCCATGCGGCAAAACGAGAAATTTGGGTTACATTCCGCAAGGAAGGCATTCACTGCTATCCAGCGGCAGCAACTGATCCGTTACTAAATACTAATAATGAATACAACGTTGCGTTCCTTGCTAATCCTCATCGCCATATATTTCATTTCAGGGTGTCAATCGATGTGTTCCATAATGACAGGGACATCGAGTTCATCCAGTTCAAACGATGGTGCGAGTCGTTGTATAATGGTTCGACTTCCGTTTTAGCTTTAGACTACAAGTCCTGCGAAATGATTGCAGATGACTTGTATATCCAAATTGCCGCACGTTATCCCAATCGTGCAGTAACAATTGAAGTATCCGAGGACGGTGAAAACGGATGTTCAATTACATATAACCTCACCCGTCCATATCAATCAATCGTAATTTAAAGGAAGCATCATGGCCCAAGAATGGCTTGCTAAGTATCTGCGTATGAAACCCGAAGTCAGTGAAATTTTTGATGATCTTGAAACTTATCATCAATTTTGTGTGGACTACGGTTACCCGTTTGATGAATCACATCTTTATAACGAACGTACTCATTATGGTGAGTTTGTTAAGATGACCAAGGGACGCGAACCCTGGGATCAATGGCGTACTCCCAAGCGTGAGCGCAAAGATTTTGTGCCGCGTAGTGAGTGGAAACCACGCAGGAACAATGCGTAAATGTATAGAGTTAGTTACTACATGGCTGGCGGATCTAAGGTTCACAAAACGTTTAGCACGTTAGATGAGGCTATTAGATTTTCCATCTCTCCCCAGGTGGGGTTTGAAAACTTTTTTCAAATTATTAAAGAATAATGAAATTATATAAAATGCGTAAATTATGGTACATGGGACTTGAACCCTATAAAGCAAGATATACACTACAGTTACAAGACTGGAATGAAGCGGTATTTAAACGTCGCGGAATTAACTACGAACTTGTGACTGGAGAAACAATTAGTAATGATCAGGCTATTGTAACGGGGCAAGTATTAGATGCACACGGACGTACTTACTTTGGTATGAGTCAACTAATGAACCTTGTACGTAAGATGAAACAAGGAGAAGTTACGCATGAAGATGTTATCTATTTTGAAGATATGTTCCAGCCCGGTATTGAGAGCCTACCTTATATTCTCGATCAAATCGATCCTGCTCATAGGCCTCGCATTGCTGTACGTTGCCTTGCACAAAGTATTGATCCAGATGACTTCGTTCATGTATGGGGTATGGCTAAGTGGATGGGACTTTATGAGAAGATGGTGGATAGTTTTGCGGATATTGTATTAGCATCAAACGAAGAAATGGTCATGCACATGAAGATTGCAGGCTGGGAAGCCCCCCTATACAACATCTCTGGATTGGCGTTCGGCAAAGATGAAGTACGTGCAAGAGTACCAGGTCCATTAAAACCATTCAACGAGCGTACGATGCGTGTGGGTTTTGCGGCACGATGGGATCAAGAAAAACAGCCAGACTTCTTTATGGATCTAGCTGAACGTTTTCATTCGCAAAATCCTAACTGTGAGTTTGCTGTATTCTCTGGTAGCAAACTTAAATCAAATAACAATAGTTATATGAACCGTACACGTGACTTGCAGGCACGTGGTGTATTAAAGATATACGAGGATTTAGAAAAGAATGATTACTATACTCTCCTTAACGATACTCGTGTGTTGTTTAATTGCGCCCTACAAGATTGGGTATCTAACACAGTTTCCGAAGCTGATACTTTGGGTGCTAATGTGTTGTATCCTGCTTATCGCAGTTTCCCCGAGACATTTGCAAACGATCCAGAACGACTTTATGTTCCTTGGTCATTGGATGATGCCAGTGGAAAATTAACTAAATTATTAGCGGCACCCCATGTAAATCAAGGACGGATTAGCGAGTGGACTGATGGTACAATTGATAGAATAGTAGATATCCTTGAAGGCAAGGGTGAACAATGGAAACGTATGAATACCGATTATCGTAAACATACACATGAAAGCAAGTATTAATTTAACTCAGGAGATGAAAATGGCAACAGCAAAAACAGTAAATAAACTCAACGATAAGTTGACAAAAATTAACGAAAACTTTACAATTAATATGTACGACAATGGCTTCATGGTAGAAGCTGGCGGTCGCAATAAAAAAGGCGACTATGTTAATGCCAAGATTCTATGTAACACATTAGATGAAGTATTGTCTTTGGTTAAAGAAGCTGGCGAAATGGATCGAGACGTTTAAGGAGATTAATAATCATGGCACATTGGACTGTATCTACTGCGGAAAAGAAATCCTGTGAAGAGCGGGAGATTTGGACTAAAGGTAACAAAACTATTGTTCGTATTAACGGATTTCGTTGGGGTACATTTAGTGTAGAAACCAATGATGATAATCCGCCGGACGGAATTACTGCTGAGAACGAAGACAGCATTGATATGTATAGTCACTGCGGAGACAACATTGATACTATTGACCTAATATCAATGGACGATGGCTGGTACGGTGATTTTGAGTTTATTGGGTTTGAAGGAGACGAAGAACAAGAGATCCTTGATGCTATAGACGAAGCAGATGACTATTACGAATACCTAGAGGAAAACGGTTGGTCTAATGACGACACCGAAGGCTGGTTGCATGGTTCACTTGAAATCACAAAGGACGCATGAAAAAAGTTATAGTAACAGGCGGATGTGGTTACATTGGTAGCCACATCGCTAGAGCCTTTAAATATAACTGTGATCAAGTAAACATTATTGATCAAGTCTTTCGCGAGCATACAGTCAAAGGTATAGATGGATACTTGATTGATGATTTTTCAAGCGACTCTGCATTGGCATATATTATCAACACAGCACCCGATGTAATTGTGCATTGCGCTGGTACTAGTTTAGTGGGACCGAGCATGACCGACCCTGCTGAATACTACGAAAATAATATTGTCAAGACCATTAAGCTATTAAATGTTATTAAGAATATGCCTAATCCGCCAATTATTCTTTTTAGTAGTAGTGCCAGTGTATATGGTATTCCGGACTCGTGGCCTATTACCGAAGATAATGATGTTCAACCTATTAGCCCTTATGGTCGTACTAAAGCAATGACCGAAACTATACTGCGTGATTATTTTACTGCGTATAATATTAATAGTATGTGTTTTAGATATTTCAATGCCGCGGGTGCAGAACCGTTCAGTTTTAATCTTGGGCAAGAACCAAAAGCAACACATATAATTGCACAAGCACTAGAAGCTAGTTTATCTAAACGTGCATTTTTTATTAATGGTGATGATTTTGATACCGAGGACGGAACATGTGTTCGTGATTATATTCATGTATGGGATATTGCGACAGCCCATATCAAGGCCGTTAACTTTTTCTTTGAAGATTATCCGCAAAGCGGAGCATACATTTATAATCTTGGTACTAAGACTGGTATCAGTAACAAACAAATCGTTGATTACGTGGCAAACAAATATGGATTACTCTTTGTAAAATATAGCCCACGTCGGATGGGAGACCCTGATCTCCTAATAGCAGATTCCACTCGAGCGCAAGTTGAGCTTGGATGGAAACCCGAGCACAGCTCAATTGAATCTATAATTGATTCAGCATACACATGGTATTGTCAAAAATGAGATTAAACGGAATGGTTAAAAAGGGATGGGGCCATGAGCTGATATGGGCCACTAACGATCTCTACTGTGGTAAACTTATGCACTTTAACAAAGATGCTAAGTTCAGTATGCATTTTCATTCTAACAAAGATGAAACATGGTTAATACTAGAAGGTAAGTTTGAACTACGTTATATTGATACCAAGGATGCCAGCACCCACAGTAAAATACTAAAAGAAGGCGATACATGGCGCAATTATCCACTTGAACCACATCAATTGATATGCATTGAAGAAGGTATTGTTGTTGAAGTATCAACGCCGGATAGTGTCGAAGATAATTACCGTGTGGGTAAAGGTGACAGCCAGGCCAAAACGGAGAAGACATAATGAAAACACTATATTTAGACATGGATGGCGTGGTAGCAGACTTCAATGCCTATGCTATAAAAACATTAACCAGGAAGATTGATGGTGACGAACGCTGGGCACCGGGCGAGTGGCGGAAACTACGGGACAACCAACGACTATATAGGGATCTTGAACAGACTCCCGAAGCAGATCAATTGGTTGAATTTTGTCGCAATTTTTGTTTACAAAAAGAATATGCACTATTATTTCTGACAGCAATTCCCAAGAAGAATGATGTACCCTGGGCATTCTATGATAAAGTATTATGGGCACAATTACGGTATCCTGACATTCCAGTTATGTTTGGTCCATACAGCCAGGACAAACAACATCACTATTGTGCTGGCGACATTTTAATTGACGATCGTACAAGCAATATTGAACAATGGCGAGCCGCAGGCGGCTTTGGTATATTGCATAAGGGTAACCTGGCATCAACTATAGGACATCTACAATGTCTTTAGTTGTAGTCAACGGTACGTTTGACATTTTGCATGTTGGCCATATTATGCTTCTTAATACTGCACGTAGTATGGGGGATTACCTTTTAGTATGCATCGATACCGACCGTAGAGTTGCAGAACTAAAAGGTGTAGACCGACCTATTAACAATCAAAGTGATCGCAGAGCTATGCTTAGTAATATTAAAGCCGTGGATCAAGTTGAATTGTTTGACACCGACCAAGATCTAATAGAGTTATTAAAATTATATAAACCTACCATTATGGTCAAGGGCAGTGACTATAGGGGCAAACATATTGTTGGTGCTGAATATTGTAAAAGTATAGAATTTTTTGAAAGAACAAATGATTATTCCACAACAAAAACAATTCACAATATTATTAATCGGTGATTATTGCACTGACATATATCAATACGGAACAGTAGACCGCATTAGCCCAGAAGCACCAGTACCTGTATTTAAATTCAATTATGAAGAACAACGTCCCGGAATGGCGGGCAATGTATATCAAAATCTAATCGCACTTGGTTGCGATGTGCAATTCTTACATGGAAATACTTCAATCAAAACACGGCTAATTGATAGCCGTAGCAAACAACATATTGTACGAATTGATAATGATGTAGTATCAATGCCGCTAGAACTTGAGACTGATGTACCACCGGTATACGATGCAATTGTAATTAGTGATTACAATAAGGGGACTGTTAGTTACGAATTAATTGAAAAACTAAAGCACCAAGGTATTCCTGTTTTTATTGATACAAAGAAAACAGACCTAGCCAGGTTAGAAGGTTGCTACGTTAAAATTAACAGTTTAGAATATAGTCTTGCTAAAACATTTCCCACAGAGCTAATAGTTACTACAGGGAAAGACGGGGCGATGTATAAGGGTCAAACATATCCTACTCCTGTGGTTAGTATAACCGACACATGCGGCGCCGGCGATACTTTCTTAGCGGCACTAGTATATCAACAGCTAAGTACTAGTAATATACATCAAGCCATTGAATTTGCCAATGTAGCATCATCAATAACCGTACAACATAGCGGTGTATATGCACCCACCTTAAAAGAAATAAATGAAAATATTACTAACCGGACATAATGGATTTATCGGTAGCCACATGCTTAAGGCCTTATCTGGCCACGAAGTTGCTACATACGAATGGGGCGATACATATCGTCATGGCGTTATGGGGTTTGATTGGGTTATACACCTGGGTGCAATTAGCTCAACTACAGAACGAGATATAGAAAAAGTACTCACACAAAATTTAGATTTTAGTATCAATCTATATGATGAATGTAAAACTTTTGGAGTCAACTTCCAATATGCATCATCGGCTAGTATATATGGGCTAGTAAGTACGTTTAGCGAAGATGCTCCCCCGGATCCACGCACTCCGTATGCTTGGTCTAAGTATTTGTTTGAACGATATGTACGTACTCACCCAAGTGGTAGTATTGTACAGGGCTTTAGGTATTTTAACGTGTACGGTCCCGATGGCGAAGGTCACAAAGGGTCACAAGCAAGCCCATACTACCAATTTGCTAAACAAGCAAAAGAAACCAATAGCATCAAACTGTTTAAAAACAGTGATAAATATCTTAGGGATTTTATTCACGTTGATGAATTAGTGGCTACTCAGTTAAAATTTTTAAATGTTAAAGAATCCGGTATATGGAATGTTGGCACCGGGAACACAAAAAGTTTTGCTGATGTGGCAAAAACATTTAATGTGAAACTAATCGAAATCCCAATGCCTGCTATATTAACAGACAGTTATCAAAAATATACTTGTGCGGATCGTACTAAATTAAATGAAACGTTAGCGAAATTAAATGAGTTTTAACGCACTATTTGAATTTGAAGAAGCATTGGCCAAGTATACCGGGGCGCCATATGCCGTTGTGACCGATGGTGGGACTCATGCAATTGAACTATGTCTGCGATACAAAAAAGTTACCACATGCGAATTCACAGCACATACGTATCTTAGTATACCCATGCTTATGCATCACTTAAACATCAAGTATAGACTAATCAACGAAGATTGGCTTGGTGAGTATTGTTTTTATAATACAAATATATGGGATAGTGCCCGCAGATTGCAACCAGACATGTATAGGGAAAAACAAATGCAATGTCTGAGCTTTGGATATTCTAAACCGCTAGAGTTGGGCAAAGGTGGTGCAATACTACTTGATAATGTTGAAGCATACAAAGAGTTAAGCATGATGAGGTCGGATGGCAGGGACCTACACATCAATCCTTGGGAAACACAAACAACATTTAAGCCAGGATATCATTACTGCCCTACATTAGAATTATGTAACGAAGGTATCAAGAAACTTTCTGTTACCAACAGCGTACAGGATGTGGCATATCCAGACTGCCGTTTACTTAATATAACGAATTAAGAAGAGTCCTAGATACTTTACCTGTGGCGTTGAGTGGTATTGCATCCACTTGTTCTACCAAGCTAGGTCTACAATGCTTACCCAGGCTAGATAAAAATACGCTAATACTGTCAGCATCGCAGGTGCCAACAAACAAACATTTAACAGTATCGGTACCAAATACAGCACATTCCACCAATCCATTGATTGATTGTAATAACTGTCGTTCTAGACTGACTGGATTTAATTTTGATCCGCGAACATTTATTTGATCTTTGTGCCGGCCAAGTATCTTATAATATCCAGCATCGTCTTGCTCCGCCAAATCTCCGGTATCATACCATCTACTGCCCAATGTAACACCACTAAGGTGTAAGCGACCGTGTTCAATCTTGGCGATAACCCCATCTGGTAATCCAACTGTACCTATACGTTGTTCACCATGTAACGGGTTTGTGAAGCAATGGCTCATTGCTTCTGTCATACCAAATGCTTCTATTACAGGTACATTAAACTTATCCTGTAGTTTTATATAAGTTTCGTTTGGTAGTGGCGCACTAGCAGATCTAATAAATCGTAAATGATCAAAGTTTAATCCGCCAATTGCATTAAGTATATCAGGAATAGCAGTAATAAAGGTTGGCTTATATTCAGGCATTGTGCGTAGATCTTTAACTGTTATAAAATGAGTTTCACATTTGGCCATTTGTGTTGCCCAATAAAAGCCTTGGCCGTGTGCATGCCATAAACTCATTACACTAACATACCTATCGTTTGCTGTAAGGTCGTAAGAGTTAATGATAGTTTTAGCCATGTGATCTAATTGTGGTTGACTAAAGCTACAAAATTTGCTATCCCCAGTGGTGCCAGACGTATACCAAAGCACACGTTCATTTGGGTATTTCTTCCCTTCTCTTGTTTTTTCCTCGGTCGCTGTTATAAGTAAACTCCAATCGGAATTTTCTAAAAGGTATCGATTCCGTGCGGCAGTTGCATTTGGGTTTAGAACCATAATGCTATAGTTGGGTAGGGTGGGAATGTAGTCTTGTGGATTGTCCACACACAGCACAGCACGTTTCATTTTGAGTAAACTTTATTTGAATTTATCACGTATTTATTCATAACTATTGACACTTAGATCTAAATACTATACAATAGTAAAATATTAAAGACATCCACGTCATTAACTCGGAGAAAACATTGCAAAAGAAATTCGTTCCTATTTACACAGATGTAGTAGATCGAACATTTAAACCACATCCAGTTTTGCATCCTACTCAACCAACCGAAGGCGAGAAGCAGGCGGCCGCATGGTTACAGGACGAGTTTTATGACTTGGATAAAGATGAACCAACACAGGAGAGCACTTTGACAGAATCAGTAACATACCAAAACATAGACGAAAAGGGCTATGAAGAATGTAATCTAGCGGATGCTATTCGCTTTAAGATGAAACGTGATAAGAAACGTTTTTGGGCAGGAGACAATATTAGTGATTACCTACACGAAGGTGACAAAGAAAAACTAATCAATGAAGCAACTGAAGCATTTGAAAAAGTATTAGACACGTTGCTCATTGATCGCGAAAACGATCCTAACAGCAAGGGCACAGCCAAGCGACTGGCCAAGATGTATTTCAACGAAGTAATGGGAGGTCGATATGATCCAGCACCAAATGCAACGGCTTTTCCAAATGATAGTGAAGGTAGATATGAAGGTATGTTGGTGGTACGTAGTGAGTTACGAAGCATGTGTAGCCATCACCATCAGCCTGTATCTGGTGTGGCTTATATCGGTATCATCGCTGCTAATAAATTAATTGGTCTCAGCAAGTATACTCGTATTGCTCAGTGGTGTGCTCGCCGTGGTACGTTACAAGAAGAACTATGTAACGACATTGCAAGAGAAATAATGAAGGCCACAGAAAGCGAAAACGTAGCGGTTTATATCCAAGCGACCCATGGTTGTTGCGAAAACCGAGGCATTATGGCACATAGTTCGCTAACACAGACTACTGTACTTAAAGGTGCTTTCCAAACAGACTCTGGTACCAAGAAAGAGTTTATGGATAATATTAAACTACAGCAGGAATTTGCTCCAAGATAATGAAAGTCCTAGTAAATGGTTCATGTTTTAACCGGGGTGGTATCCACGGCGAAGAATCGGGCTGGGTCGATCTACTACGTGATCAAACCGCATTTGAGATAGACAATTATAGTATGCGAAGTGCGGGTATTGATTATACAGTTGAATCAACTGTATCCATACTCACTAAACAAAAATACGATGCTGTTATTATAGTATGGCCGCAGATACATAAAGTCGATTTAAAAACCGTCGATCCCATAAACTTTCCAAAGCACGAACGAACATCATACTATATTAGTAGACAAATAGAAAGAGCCAGTCTGATTAATCCAACCAGACAACATATTGATCATTTACAATTTGATCAGCACTGGGTCTTTAATCAATACCCCAGTATAAGAACCAAGAATATAATCGATACTTGGTATAGTTTTTTACTATATACCGATCATAAACAGGTGTTCACTGAAAATTTATTAAAAATATATATGCTCCAGCAACATCTAAAATCATTGGATATTCCGTTCTTGTTTTATTTTGGAAAGTACAGTTCGTTTGCCGCGGCGTATCAAAAACAAAATAAATTGTTCGATGAGAGATATGTTGATTTACAGTATAGTTTTATGGGTGTTGCAAAGAAAACAAAAGCATGGAATAAAAAATTATGGAAGTCTGGTATTAAAGGGCATCAAATGTTTTCAAAGATCGTGCAATATGGATTAACAAACTTACTAAAACAGAATGGATTGATCTAACATGATTAAAGGATTACGAGGCGACCAAGGTATTACGGTTAGTGGTGGCGATACTGCTGTTCCTTATATCTACCCAAATACTACCATACCTATGACAGGTATGATGCGAGTCTGGGGGTCAGACATGCAGGTATTTGATGGTAGCCATTGGCTTAATATGAATTCCAGTTATGCCACCGCAAGTTTAGGTCCAGAATTACAAGTATTATTAAATTGGATACGACGCAAGATGATACAAGAACAAGACCTACAATCGCTCATGGAGAAACATCCAGGCCTTAAAGATGCCAAAGATCGCTATGAGATTATGTTAAAATTAGTCACGGATCATAACTAATGATCCCGTTGCCGCCCGGGTGTAAGGTATCGTACGAAATACGTTTTTTAGTACCAGAACTAACAGATGAAATAGGTGAATGGTTTAATATGATTGGTGGTCATGCCGGTGCGATCGAAGAGTTTGACTATCGAGGTCGCAAACATATAGTAAAACAAGTACAATACGGTAAGGCAAAACCAAGCTACGTTACTAAAGATGGTACTGGACTTACCTTAATTCGTTTTACTGGCGAAGATGCAAGCACAGCCAGTGTATTTTTATTAAAATTTATGGAAAAGATTCAGAGTCACAATTTTAACATATATAAGGATGGAAAATAGCATGACTATTAATAAAGTGTACTACACAGATAAAACAATTAAAAGCTGGATGCACGACATTATTCAAACAATGTACGCTGACGATTTTAAACCCGATTACATTGTGGGTATCACTCGCGGCGGCCTGACTCCTGCATCTATGCTTAGTTACTACTTAAGAACGCCAATGGTTGCGCTAGATGTTAGTTTCCGAGAAGACTCCGAAGTAGGACAAGAAAGTAATTTGTGGTTAGCCGAAGAAGCGTTCGGATATGTTTCTTCCATTGATCAAGATGGCATGGAAGATCCAGGTGACAAACCAAACTATGCGTTAAATGCTAAAAATATTCTTATCGTTGACGACATCAATGATACCGGACGTACACTACAATGGATTAAAGATGATTGGGAAAGTGGTTGTCTTCCAACTAACGAAAGATGGGAAGGCGTCTGGCACAATAATGTAAGATTTGCTGTAATGATTAATAACGAAGCAAGTGAGTTCAAAAATATTGACTATGCAGGGTTGCATATCAATAAACTTGAAGAACCAATTTGGTGTGTATTTCCGTGGGAAGAATGGTGGCGTTAAAAGAGTTTTACTTAGACGAAAGTCTTGAGTGGAATGTAACCACTCACACCGAATACAATAGTTATATAGATAAAGATATTGTTACGAACGAAGATTTGATTGAAGTACTTAAAGGCAAAGGTATCATCCGTACAATTGGCAGTGACGATGGCCCGGAATTTAAAGCACTACGCAATCAACTAGAAGAACTAGGTTACATTAAATGTCAGCGTGGTTGGTGGAATGGTGATCGTGTTGTAAAACCATTTCAGTTAAATGGATTAAAGTTTAAAAAGAACGAGCAATTTTTATCAGGAGCAGCAATGAAGTCTCATTTAGAATTTTTAAGGAGATAAATAGTTATATCCCCAGAATAGCGGTCTTCGGCGTTCATCCCGCTTTACAAATTCTGCCGCCTATGCTACACTTAACATAGGAGAATAGTTATGGCAAAGAAATATTTTAGTACTAAAACGTATAGGCAAATTGGTCCAGTTGCATACCGACAGTGGAGAGCAGATAGCCATTGTAATCAGATTCACGGATATGCAATGAGTTTCCATTTTGAATTTGAAGCTGATACACTGGATGCCCGTAATTGGGTTACTGACTTTGGTGGACTAAAGCCGCTAAAGGAACATTTAGAAGATTGGTTTGATCATACATTGCTAGTTGCACAAGATGATCCAATGCGTGAACATTTGCTGGAACTTGGTAGACTTAAACTTGCCAAGATCACAGAAGTTGAAAAGACTGGTTGCGAAGGCATCGCAGACTTCTTGTACGAATACATTAATACAATTTTTTTACCAAACTGTGGTGCGGAAGAAGCTAAACGTGTTTGGTGTTGTAAGGTAGAAGTAAGAGAAACCGACAGCAATATGGCTGGACGTAAAGGTCACAGGGAAGATCGAGAATTTGATTAATGGAATCCTCTGATATAAATTGGTTACATGTAGAGGCTAGTTCAAGGTGCAATGCATGGTGCCCGGCATGTCCACGTAACAAATCCGGTTACGGACTTGCTGATGGACTAGTTGAAACAGACTTGACTGTAGACCAATTTAAATCAGTTCTGGCTACGTTACCCAATTTAACTAGTATACAATTTTGTGGTAATCATGGTGATCCAATTATTTCAAAAAATATATTAGAATTGATTGACGTTGCAATAGATTATTCTAAACAAATACAGATACAAATACATACCAATGGCAGTTTACGTTCTAAGTCGTGGTGGGCTAATCTAGCAAATATGTTATCTAAGGTCAAACATGAAGTTTGGTTTGGATTAGATGGACTACTGGGTGTACATGAAATCTATCGGCAAGGAACGTCGTTTAACAAAGTTATAGAAAATGCCACTAGCTTTATTGATAACGGAGGTTATGCTGTTTGGCAATTTATACCCTATGGGCATAATGAACATCAGACTAAAGACTGTCATCGTATGAGTCAAAAATTAGGATTTAAAAAATTCCAATTGGCTAAACTACATCGTCGAAATACTGTTGCAAAACACTTTCAAACAGGCAATGAATTTATATTAGAAGCACCTAAACAATTTCAAGATATCATTCGTGTGGTTAAGGATTACAAAACGGTTGATGTTAAAAATTGTATGCATTTTTCATATCCAAGTGTGTATTTGTCGGCCCAGGGCAAACTTAGCACCTGTTGTTATCAATCTAAAAATAACGTTGACAATGTAAATGATTTGTTATATACTATGCAAGACTTATCAAATCGTATTTGTCTATATAGCTGTGGATCTTAATAAACGAATATAAAGAGGCCAAATGAACAATAAGATTAAAGAAGCACTGGGAATACTCCAGGAAGAATGCGCCGAAGTTATTGTAGAAGTTAGTAAATGCAATCGCTTTGGTATGGATAGTAATCACTATAAAACTGGATTGAAGCATAGTATTATGCTTGAAACAGAAATTGGTGATATGTTAGCATTAGTTGATATCCTAATTGAGCAAGGCGTACTTGATGTAGATGGATTGGAAGTAGCCAAGGAAAATAAGAAGCAAAAACTTAAACAATGGTCAAGCATATATGAGTAAAATTAAAGTATCAGAACTATTTTATAGTTTACAAGGCGAAGGGCGATTTATCGGAGTACCAAGTGTATTCCTTAGAACCTATGGTTGTAATTTTACTTGTAGTGGGTTTGGTTGCAAGCCCGGGGAAAAATCAACTGAAGCAGATGAAGTTGCTAAAGTAGTTAACAAGTACGATACATTCTTGAGTTTGCCATTGGTTAATACTGGATGCGATAGCTATGCAAGTTGGCATCCAGGATTTAAACATCTCAGTCCAACTGTAACAACAGAAGACCTAGTAAATCAAATGTTGGCGTTAACCCCAAATAATAAATGGGTGCAGAATAACGGCAATGATGTACATCTTGTTATAACAGGTGGTGAGCCATTGCTAGGTTGGCAACGTGCTTATCCAGAGTTATTGTCGCATCCTAAGATGGCCGATTTAAAGAACATCACATTTGAAACAAACGGCACCCAGGAATTGCACGAAGACTTTAGGGACTACTTAATTGATTGGGCAGAAGGCCCCGGGCGAGAAGTTACGTTTAGTGTCAGTGCCAAGTTAAGTGCGTCAGGTGAAACATGGGAAGATGCTATCAAGCCAAAGATTGTTAATATATATCAGACATATGGCCATGTTTATCTTAAGTTTGTTGTTGAAACACAAGACCATGTTAACGAAGCAGTCAAGGCAGTTGATGCCTTTAGACATGATGGATTTAAGGGTGTGGTATACTTAATGCCGCAAGGTGGAGTTGTTGACCCATACGAATCTAACAAACTAAACATTGCCAATATTTGTGTTGAGCATGGATTTAACTATAGTCCAAGACTGCATGTTGATTTGTGGGGCAATGGTTGGGGTAAATGATGGGCGCAGGATATCACGGCAAAGTTCTATTGGCAAATGACCGATGGAATGACGAAGCATTCCATAGTCGTGCGTATTGGCGATTACGTTTTATGTGGCTTCCAAAACGTAGTGCTATAACTGGTCGTCGGCTATGGTTGCGTTTTGTATACGAAGGTACTGCAATGTGGGCAGGGCCCGGCGATCCTGTTTTTGAGTTTAGATACCACGAGCCCACCGAACATATTATTTGGCAACTAAAAGGAAATTACAATGGGAATATTTGATCGATTTAAAAAGAAGCCAGCTATAGTCAAGATAACAGAAACACCAAAGGCTAAAAAGTCTGCAAAAACAGACAAAGAAATTGCCACAGAAAAAGGATTGCCTTGGGTTGCTGTACTAAGTGTAGATCTTGATCCTGAAAATATTGGCAATGGCGCATTTGAGCTAGATTGGAACGATAAGTTTATCACTAACTTAGTACGTGCTGGTTACGAAGGTAAATCAGATACCGACATGGTTGATCGTTGGTTTGCAGAAGTTTGCCGTAATGTAATTGCAGAAAATTACGAACAATGGGAAGCCAATCAACCAATGGATGCTAGACCAAGAATTATTGACCGCAAAGATATTGGCGGCGGAAAAACGGAGGTAAGTTAATGACTAATAAACCAGATACAACAACAGACGAAGCTCTTGCAACATTTTTAGCCAACGGCGGGGTTATTCAACAAATTGAACGCAATGTTAGCGGACATGTTGAAGGACAAACATATTGGGGTATGCCAAAGAAAGCTGGTAGACCGCCAGCTGGTAATATCAATGATAAGGCTCCCAAGGAAGAGTAAGTAATGATACTCTATGTAAATGGCGATAGCCATAGTGCCGGTGCAGAGGCTGTGAATAATTATGCATTTGCTGAAGATGATCCGTTGTATTGGCGCTTGGGAAGACGGCCACATCCAGACAACGAACGAGTTAGTTACGGATGTGAACTAGCAAATATGCTTGGGTATGTATTCGTATGCGATGCAGAAAGCGCCAGCAGTAATACACGAATACTACGGACAACCAAAGAGTATCTTAAAACAAATAAGCCCGACTTGCTGGTAATAGGATGGTCTACTTGGGAACGAGAGGAGTGGCCACTAGACGATGTGTATTATCAAGTTACAGCAAGTGGTACTGATAGTGTACCGTTGGTATTTGCCGAACGGTATCGTGATTGGGTTATAGAACAAAACGAATGGTCTAGAGAAAATAAAATGTTAGACTGGCATAAAATCATTTATGAGCTACATTTAGAATTATCTTCAGCAAATATTAAGCATATATTTTTTAATACCTATTCTAACTTTTCAGCAATTAAAGATACCAGATTAAAGACAGAAAATTTAACTGCCGCTAATGCACAATGCCTTGATTGGAACAACTCGTATATCGGTCCATACGAACAAGAGTTGACATACTACAACTGGTTAAAGAAGTCTGGGTTTGTAACAGCATCACCAACAAGCTATCATTTTAAAGACGATGCTCATAGAGCATGGGCAAACTTATTATATGAATCACTGGGCTCATAAGCAACTACCGTTTAGTTGGCAACCAAAAGATATTACGTTGCAATGGTCCGGGTCCGACCACGCCGATAGTCTATATAACAATTCACAAAAAGATGCGTGGAACAATATTGATATAAGTTATCAATATAATGCACAAGGATATCGCACCAAAGATTTAATTAGTATGTACGATAAGAAAGTAGACATAGCATTAGGTTGTAGTTTAACTGAGGGTATTGGTTTGCCTATTGGGGGTACATGGCCTAGTCTAGTAGAAGAAAGTCAAGATTACCCTATGTTAAATCTTGGAATTCAATGCGGAAGTACTGATACTGTTGCACGTATGTTGACTAACTGTATGGGACTATTTGATATACAACAGGTATTCATACTATGGCCAGATTTTTCTAGGTTTGAAATTTATCATGAAGACCATGTGGAACCAGTGATTCCATCAACTGCTTCAACCAAACATGTTTGGTTTATGGATAAAGAAACTTCCCAAAATAGATTTTATAAAAACCAATTGCTCATACATTCAATGGGTGTTAATGTAGTTGAATTGATTGCTGAAACGGTTTTTAACCCAAAATCTCGTGGTGCACCAGATAAAGCTCGAGATGGACAACATTATGGATATCAAAGTCAACGAATAGTGTCCTGGGAGTTCATTAAAGCATTGACAGCTAAATAATAATATGCTACTATTACTACTATGAGATACCTACTAGTTGATACCGCAAATACATTTTTTCGAGCAAGACATGCCGCCCATCGTCAGAGTGACACCTGGGATAAATTAGGTTTTGCTATCCACGTCACACTTGCCAGCGTAGGCAAAGCGTGGCGGGAACAGAAAGCCGACCATGTTGTATTCTGTTTAGAAGGGCGTAGCTGGCGCAAGGACTTTTACGAGCCCTATAAAAAGAATCGTGCTGTGGCACGTGCGGCACTTACTGAAAAAGAAGCAGAAGAAGATCAATTGTTTTGGGATTCGTTTGACGAACTTAAAACATTCTTAGTTGACAAGACCAACTGCACCGTACTTCAGCATAACGCATTAGAAGCAGATGATTTGATTGCTGGCTGGATACAAGCACACCCAAATGATCATCACACTATTGTTAGTAGTGATAGCGACTTTCATCAACTACTTGCAAACAACGTAAAACAATATAATGGAATAGCAGATGAGCTACACACAATTGAAGGTATCTTTGACAAAAAGGGTGCCCCAGTCAAAGATAAAAAAACAAAGGAACCTAAAAAAATCCCAGAGCCAGCCTGGATCCTCTTTGAAAAATGTATGCGTGGCGACCCTTCGGACAACGTCTTTTCCGCTTATCCGGGTGTACGTACCAAAGGCAGTAAAAATAAAATTGGACTGGAAGAAGCGTTTAAAGACAGAGATTCAAAAGGCTTCAGTTGGAACAATCTAATGTTGCAACGCTGGACGGATCACAACGGTCTAGAACATCGTGTGTTAGATGATTACAATCGCAATGTGCAGTTAGTTGACTTGTCGGCACAGCCAGATCATATTAAAGTAATGATTGCTGAATCTATTGCTACAAATAGTGTTGTAAAGAATACTGCACAGATTGGCACTAAGTTTATGAAGTTCTGCGGCAAATACGAATTGAATCGCATTAGCGATAATATTCAAAACTATGTAGACTTTTTATCAGCAGGATATCCAGAATGAGTACATACACACCAGACCGATGGGTAATTGTTGAATTTGATTACCAAGAAGAAAAACTACGCAAGGTACTTGCAAGTTGGTATGGTGGATATCTTGGCAGCGATAGTTGGAAGCTGAGTTCCGGCATTACTGAAACTATCGAGCACGAAGACCGTTATGAATTTACAAACTATTCCGGTAGTCTGTACGTTTGTCGTAAAGGCTCACACGGAATGAGTGTATATACTGCAAGCATATACGAAGGTTGGGTCCGGCAGTTAGAAGGATCCGGTGATACTATTACTTTGTTAGAGGGTGTATGAAAGACCTAATGATACTTGGCGTGGTGTTTGGTGTTATCTGTGCATGTGTGTATGTATTACCACCGCATGGTACAATTATATACAATTGTACTTGGTCTGAGATCAGTCCTGATATACCAATTGCAGTTAAAGAAGAATGTCGTAGACTTAGATCGGAAAAGAAATGAGCAAAGAAAAACATAAACCTTATCAATGGATTGATGGTGAAACTGCTGATCGTATTACCAGTCTAAATCTCAAAGACTATCGTGCGTATCTTAAAAAAGAATTAAAAGAATGGAAGAAGAACCCAAAGAGTGATGCTAACCCTAAGGGCAAATGGATGCATCCAGAAGATGTAGGCATCAATATGCAGACCATTGCGGCTTTGGATTTAATCATTAGCCATTTTGTAGTAACAGAGGACGATATAAAATGACATTACCTGACGAGCGATATCGTGCTGTTCTTATGACACAAAAATTTCTATTAGAGATTTTAACTACGCCGCGTGTTCCTAAAGCCGTTAAAGATAAAGCAAGGTGGTGTTTACGCCATTATCCAAGCGAATGGGATATGCAACGAGCTGCTGAAGATGCATCAGATGTATTTGCAGTAAAAATGGAACCTGTTTACAGAATGATTAAACAGTACGAGCAGGACAAGGAACAAGAATGAAACAAACACTAGACAAATTGTTGTGCGAGAAGTATCCAAAGATGATGGTCAACCGTAACAAGCCCATGCAAGAAACTTGTATGTGTTGGGGCTTTGAATGTGGCGACGGTTGGTTCAATATCTTGGATCAGCTTATGGGCAATATACAACATCATATTGACTGGAAGGAGAAACAGCGCAAGTGGGCCATGGAATATAACGAAATGGCCGCACAGGCTAAAGCAGGTAACTTTGATTTGTTTGAAGAAAACATGAAAGATACTGTTAGTCTTGAGTATAAAGAAAAACGGCTTGGTGAGATTGTTGCCGGGGACTTTAGACAAGTACCAGAGTCTATTCCACAAGTAACACTGGACCAAGTTAAAGAAAAGTTTGGTACACTGAGATTTTATTACTCGGGTGGGGATGAATACATCGACGGACTTGTTAGCATGGCAGAAAGTATGTCGGCTGTTACTTGTGAGGAATGTGGTAATCCTGGTACACAAACAAGTGGTGGTTGGATTAAAACTATCTGCGAGCCGTGTGTTGAAGAACATGCTAGAGTGCAAGAAGAAACGTTGGAAACTTATCGATCAAAAGGAGTTCTGTAATGTCAACTGTAATAATTTTGTTGGCGCTATTTGGCATTAAACATTTTATTTGTGATTTTGTATTACAGTATCCGTATATGCTTGCGGAAAAAGGCACATATGGTGCGGCTGGTGGAATACATCATGCAGGATTTCATGCACTTGGCACTATGCTAGTTCTATTGATATGTGGCTTGGCCATAGTTGATGTTATTTTCTTATCGCTAGTTGATGGAGTGGCACATTATCACGTTGATTGGGTTAAGCAACAACTAAACAAGGGATTAACCCCAGCCGACAATAAGTTTTGGATTATATTAGGAGGAGACCAAGCAATGCATTATTTAACATACGTCTTTATCATTGGGTTGATTGTAGCATGAGTTATTCTATTGCCAATGGTGGGACTCAGACTATAACTTTAGGAGGAGCCGGTGGTGGAGGTGGCGGAGGTGCTGGTGGGTTCTTTACCAATACCCCACAAATGCGTCAACCAACAACATCAATGTCTCTAGACCAAGACGGCATTAATCTTAAAATAGTCAAGGCCAGTGGCGGTTGGGTTGTACAGGTGTATCAGCTAAATGATAGTGTCTCCGGAGAATATAAAAAACCAGAGTTACACATTATACCCGATGATGTAGATTTTGATAAAGAGTTAGGTAAGATTATAATGATGAGCTGTTTGAAAGGATAATATGACAGAGACCATTGCAAGACCAGTAGTAAAAAATAAGTTTTGGATTGTAGAAGAGGGTGGCGAGAAGATTGCCACTATCCAAGCAATCGGAGAAGGCGGAGGATTTGTTTATGTACATAACAACGAACGTAAAATATATCCATCAATTAAACTCCTGAGTAAAGAGTGTAATGTCGAATTTGCCAAGGTTGAAAAACCCAAGAAGGACAAGGTTGAAGTAAACGAGGTATACGGATATCCAACTACCAGCAGTCGAACGCATAACCAAGTGCTTGATGTTCAACGGTATTTGCCTATCTTTACAAAAACACCAAAGTCTAAAAGTTTCTTTTGTGCAGGACATTATATCATTAAATTTAGTAGCACTTGGGTACGTGCTTTTTGCCCAAAACTTATTACGTTAAATCGATATGAGTACCAAGGTCCGTTTAAAACACAGGAACGTATGCAAGAAGCGATGAAGGAAGCAAATGGCAACTGAAAATTTGCCATTTCATATTAAACTCTTTAATGATAGGGTAAGGGGCATGAATCAAAGTAACGGTAAGATTCTAACCTTAAACCAACAAGAAGCTCGTAGTTTACACGCCGAAATCTTTGATTTGATGGCCACAATTGCACATTTAAGCAAAGTGTCTGATACCTCACCAGTAGTAACTGCAAGCATGGATGGCGGGGCATTTAAGTAAATATGCGTATATAACTTAGCTAAATAAACAGTATATCAAGGATTAATGAAATGAGTCGACCTAAACCAACTGTGTTGTTGGACCACGTAAATAAAACTACCTATAAGAGTGAGCAGGTATTAAACTCTGAAGGTATCTGGGCGGTTTTCTATGACAAGTCTCCAATCAATTTAAAAACGCATAATATACTTGTGAGCTATCCAGGGCCTAAATATAAAAAAGTAAGTTTCTCTAATCCCGGACATGCAATTAACTTGGCCAAGAAACTAAACGTATTATTTAAGAGCGACAAGTTTAGCGTTGTGCTCTTACGTGCCGGTGACCAAATCTTCCCCTAAGCGGCACACTCAACGTCAGCTTACAAAAATATTTTGTATCCAAGCTGAGATACCTATAGCAAAAATTTCAGAAATGCAAAGATCTTGGTGGACTAATCCCACTGACTCTAATAGCCTACGACTAAGTTTAACTGGATTACAGTTTGTCAAGGCCAATCTTAAATTGCAAGGATACGAATTTCCATTAAATGATGAATTGACTAATTTTCATATCCTACAACTAGAACGATTATTCCAGGGTATGTATTATCTGCTTCGTAGACAAAAAATAATTCTATTTGAAGAAGAAGAAGCTGTGATGATGGCGTTGTATGGAAACGATCTAAAAACTTACCTAACACATCTTGAACTAACTCAGCAGTCAAGTTAGTACCTACTAACCTTTTGTTGTTTTATCGCAACATCCTTGGTTGACCCAAAAATACACTCCGCGCTATACTAGTAGTTACGTTAATAACTACGATTGGATATTCTGTGAATAATAAATGGTTGTCGCTAGTGGCCGTGCTGATACTAGTATTATTAGTGCGAATGGATTATAAAAACCAAGAACTGTCCGAGCGCATTGATCGTATTGAACACATTATTATTAACACCGGTTATCGTGTTACATACACTAAACACGATGTTGAATGTTTGGCTAAGAATATATACTACGAAGCTGGTATTGAAAACGACCTTGGCAAATATGCTGTGGCTCAGGTCACTATTAATCGTCTCAAGGCTGGGTATTGGGGCAAGACTGTATGCAAGGTTGTATATGCCAAGGCGCAATTCTCATGGACTTTGAAAAAGAAGCTACCAAAACCTGATGTAAATTTATATGAAAAATGTCATGATATTGCTGTGGCCGCATTAGAAGGCAAGGGTATTAAAGGCCTGGACCGTAGTTTATTCTACCATGCTGATTATATTCCCACCCCAAATTGGGTTGATATTAACCATTATGCTACACAACTGGGAAAGCACATTTTTTATAATCGGGCCCGGGGTAGTAATTTAGAAATTTAGAGGTTGACGTAAAAGAAGTGTTGTAGTATATTATTAAGTATTGCCGATGGACATGTCATAGGGGCTACGCCGGAGGGAATCACAACTAGGGGAATATTATGGCAACAGCCAATTTTATCGCAGTACAACCGCAGTCATATGCGGCACAGCAAAATGCCCAGTATAACCACTCGGGCTCAAAGTTCGTAGATCTTGGCACAAGATTTAACGACACAATCTCAAACCTTCCACGCATTAAACAAACCGGCGCTCGAAGCATGATCACAAATGCCTGCAACGAGTTTATAAAAAAGCACAGCTACCTGACTTGCTTTGAAGATATGGATCTTGCTATTGCTGGCGAGACTTATATGTCAGATATCTTGATTGATATTACCATTCAGCGTATTCTTAATTTGCCTTGGTGTGCAGAAATTTTAACTAATTTCCGCGAAGTGCAAGCTGATCCAATTAAACTATACGAGGTTGTTGCTGGCGGTGATCTAGCAGATCGGTATCCTGTTGGTACTATACTGTTTGCCAGCTGGGACGCTCAACATACCGCTATTGTTTATTGGATCATTGCAGTAATGATCTTTAAGCAAGATCCTAAAAAAGTCAAGGTACCTAGTATTTTGTACAAAGTTAAAAACCGTGCAGACATCCGCATGAACTTTGTTGGCGGTAACAGCGACAAAGGAAAACTTACACTAGACAAAATTGATTTGTTCCGTCAAATGGTATTAGGTGTGCGACTTGACGGTAATACTGAACCAAAATGGGTCGAAGCTGAACTTAAACAACAACATCTCGAGGGTGCTGATTTGTTTGTAACAGCAGAAAAGTTCGGTGATACCCATATGCCTGGGGCAATCAGTCGTATGGCAGAAATTGACAAGTACAGTAGCGATATTATCCGTAAGTTTGCCCTGTATACTACAACCATTCCTACACCACGTTCAATAGATTCGCAGGAAATTGAAATCATGTGTGCATGGTTTAACCTTGCCAAAGAAGATGGTATTGACTATACAGACAACGAAGTAGTTAGTATTGGCAATCATCTACATAGTCTTTTCAATGCCGACTTCCACGAATCTAGTCCGTTTTGGGGCAAAGTACGTACAGCATACGAGCATTGGCATAAAAAGTACTATGGCGGGTTGCCGTCTACTCATCAACCTAAGCATATGAAAATGAATAAGAATTGGAACACAGGTGGTACGTTCTTGTGGCACCAACTTAGCAAAACATGGGGCGGTCGTATTCCGCCACTTAATGCTAGTACACCGTTTATGCCTGCAGTAAAGGACTTGTACTAATATGGATATCTTAGAACAAAATTTAAAAGAAATTAGGCCTAAACGTAAGTCTAATGTTAAACGTAACGACAAGTCCTATGCAGATTGTTTAACCACAACTACATCAGAGCTCGAGCGCCTACTAGAACTATATCGTACTACAGTTTTTGACGAAGATATGCGAGCGAGGCTACTACGTGATAGCATTGATCACCATATCCGTCGATATCATGGATACGCTATCCAAGGCAAGATTAACTCACACTACCATCAAAGGGGTGTTAGTTTAAAAGCCAAGGATACAATCTTTGAACACGTTATCCCAGCGGCACAGGTTCGTGATTTATTAATCGAAAACAAACTATCAATAAATCAAGCTCTTAACGTGCCTACATGCCGTGTATCACGCAAAGGTAACAGTTTGCTCAATGCCCGTGGTATGCACGATCGTAATACAGATCCTTGGAACTTTTTTAAACGCTACAAAACAGGCATGGCAGAATTAGACAAAGATGGTAATACAGTATTTCCCGAGTTTGAAGCATACAACGGACAAGGAATACCCAACCTAGATACGTGGACTTTGCGTGATCATTTTAACTTGTTTGCGATAATTTAGAGGACAATATGACAAATTTATGGGCACCCGAATGTGCATTACCGGATTGCAACGAACAAGTGGGATACCACAAAAAATATAATAGGACAGGGCAACAAGCACCAGGATACAAGTGGAAGATGTTTTGCAATTATCACAGAGGAAAAGGAAAATTTATTGTTGATAAATGGAAACTCGATCAAGGGTGCTCTAACACCGATACACATCACAGTTTTATCTGTACCTCGTATATTACCAAATCAGATCAACTTGATGTAAATCACATAGATGGTAATCGTCATAATAGCGATCCAAAAAATCTCGAGTTGCTTTGTCGAGTATGCCACCAGCGTGTGACCACAGATAACGGACATCACTTAACTAGATACAGCAATCAAGTCAATCTAGATCCTGCATTGTTTGAATTTTAAATGATAGACGCTTACTACGATCAAATATGTCAGGAGTGGGGAGTAATTCCCTCTTCCGATGTATGTACTGGATACGAATCGGTGTTGCCCAGCCTACAAGCATTAAGTAAAGAAGCATGGTTACTTGCCAACGACGCTGGCAAGGAACAAATACAACAAGAAGTATTTGACATCTATCGCCAGGTAAACATTGTTCCTGTTACTTACTACAGCCTTGAAGGTTGCCGCAAACAATTAGTCGAATTATCAAATAAAAAGAAATTAGTCCAAGATCGCACACTTGGCGTTGGCAACAACGAAGGACTGGCTTTTGGCAGATTCTGGTTTCCAAATATGCAAGATGCAAAATGGAATACCAATGCAACTGTAAGCATACGTGCCCGCTTCAATCATGATAATAAACTTAAACGTGCAATTAAGTTATGCTATGTACATCGTGACGAGGGCATTGATAGTGTCATCCCAAAGAATCTACGTAGAGCATTGGAACTAGTCAACGGCGGCACAATACAAAACTTTAAGCCAATGAATGCCAGAGCCATTTGGGAATACATCTGTCCTAGCTTTATGGGTAGTGTGTTAGACTTTTCAAGTGGTTATGGCGGACGTATGATGGGTGCAATGACCAGCCGTATGCGATATCATTACACTGGCATAGATCCAAACACCCAAACATACCAAGGTCTCAATGCCCTTGGGTCGTTGCTACATACATCTGGGTTGGGCTTAGGTTACGAAATGCACAATATACCTAGCGAAGAATTTAATCCAGTTGAGGGCGCATACGATGCGGCTTTTTCAAGTCCGCCATACTTCAATCTTGAAACGTACACAGACGAACCAACACAATGTATGAATCGTTACCCTGGATTGGATTTATGGTTTGAAGGTTATGTAGTGCCTACATTAAAGATGATCTACAAAGGGTTAGCAAGCGACGGCATTTATGCTGTTAACATTGCCGATTATAAGAACGGTAAAGATCAGTTTGCCATTGTTGATCGTTGGAAAGCGATTAGCGGGCAAGTGGGATTTAAATATGTGGAACAGATAGATATGCTACTAAATGTTCGTCCCGGTGTTGGTAATAACAAATTAGAAAAGGCCTACAAGTCAGAAGGTATTTACTTATTTAGAAAAGTGTAGTATACTGATAGCATGTCAAAATTAGCCAGAATACTTGCACAAAATATTAGATCCGGATCCGGCAACCACGGATTAACAGAAGACCAATTATACGAAATATTCCATCCAGTTAATAACGTTGACCAATTGGCCTACAGTCTATACAAATGTGCCGAAGTAAGTGGCAAGAGTGCATTTACCACGCAGTTGGTTACGTTAAGTAGGCCATTGTTATCAGACTTTACAGCATGGCATCAAATTGACGAACCATGGAACGAATCATGGAACTTTGATAAAGCTCACCCAGGATGCTACATATATGGATTGTTTGAAACTGTAGTGCCAGCTGGGCCAGCTGATTTTTTAGACAGTAATGTATTTTACATTGGCGAATCACGTGCCACCAGTAGGCATAGTATGTTGGGGAGACGCACAGATTTTAAAGGTACTGTACGCAATGATCGATTGAGTCCATATGGTTGTGGTACAGCATTTAAAATGCACTTTGGCAAAGATAAGATTAATTACGTGCATCAAGCATATCTGCCAATGCACCCAAGTTACTGCAAAACCACAGAGTTAGATTTGTTAGCAGAATACTACAAAAAATATCAGCAAATACCAGCATGTAACCCACCTCTTGATTCCACTAAAGTAATAAAGCACTTAAAAAATCAGTAAAATCAATGACTTACGTAGCCTATATTTTGGTTGTCCAATAAATCCATTTCGTTTACAATAGCTTCATACAGTTAGATAACGGAGCAAAAATGCAAAATTATGTGCAAATGACAGTTGGTGGAATGCAAGCGATGGTTCCAGTCGAACATGCTAAAAAAGTGCAAAAAAAGCAAGAACTAGTGGCACAAGCGATGCGCCTGCAAACAGGTATGGAATCTTGCACCGGCGTCGCCCACACGATTTTGCAAGAGCAGTTGATGGAAACCATGGGTAAAATCCGTAATTTAAACCGTCGTATTCCCCCGTGCGTTAAATTTATCTAATGAAATCAATGACTTACAACGTCTTTATTTTCGGTTGACCCGAAATTCAGGTCCGTGTATAATGTATACATACAGTTAGATAACAGGAGAAACAAATGGATAAAAGCACGTTAGATTTTGCAGTAAAAAATGAAACTAAATTTTACATTGACGAAACTGATAGCAAGTCCGGTCCTGTGGTTCGTTGGAACACCAGCAATAATATCCCGTTTCAAGACATGTTAGAAGCTTTTGTTAGCCTGGGCTACATTGGCCAATTGGAATTGCAGAACAGTTTGGATCAACGCAAAATTGAAGACCGTATTGCGATCGAAGCATATCGCAAGAATTTTAAGGGCTATGATTCCGAGACATTAGCGGAGATGCGTAGCGAATTTGGTTCTGGTGCTAAGGTAGTGAACGTGCTAACCGGTACGGTAACCCAACTGTAATTGGAGATGCAAATGATTACATCAGTCAAACTGCAAGAGATAATTTCCCATACTCCGCAGACATTAGCCACTGTATTAGATTTTTCAGGTTATACTGGCGCACAATTTAAGAGCGCGGAGTTTATAGGTATCACCAATAGTGGTGAATTTTGCTACAAGGTTGTGTATCACGATGAGTGTGGTACGGGTGAGGCTGTGGGCAAAGTATTTTTGGCTTATAAAAAAGATGGCACAGTGGTTGCTGATTATTAATTAAGGAATAAAAATGGATATTACATTGCGTAAGATAACAGCAACAGAAGCAGAAGATTTGTCGTATAGCCAGGAGTATGCAGAATACATCATGGAGCATAGTGCAGGTGATCGACTTATCTGTAACGGCGACACTTTACTAGAAGCGCAAGAAGATGGATACTTGTGGGAGAGTTTTTTAGATAGCATGGGATTGGAAGAATAATTTTTGGTTGTCCAATAAATCCGTTTACCGTATAATATGTGTATAGTTAATAACAAGGAGTAGTTCATGAAGACGTTCCAATTTGCAGGTTTTAGTCGTGTAGCCGGTGAACTTAAATTTCGCACCGCAATGAGTCAAGCCCGTGCTCAGCAATTGGCCAAGCTCGGCGACACTGATGTCAATATGACTATACTTCCTACACTAATGTCTAAAACAGAAGCCGCTAAATGGTGCTTGACTTCACCTGTGTTTGACAAGTGTGGCGAAGATGTGTTGGCATTGTTTACTACCAATGCAGTGGATGAGAATCCGTTTGTTGCCAAGGCACCCAAGGCAGTTAAAAAGCCAAAGACCGTTAAGGTTACTGTCCCGGCCGCAAAGGTCCAAGGACTCGTCAAAGCTAAGACAGTCATCTATGAGGATGTTGCACCATCACAATCCTCAAAAGATAAAGCAAAGGCACGTGCCGAGTTTATGAAGATGCTCGCGGAAGTGCGCGACGAAGTTGAGCGTGGCGTATAATACAGTTGACCAATAAATCGTAACATCGTATAATAGTTTTACATTAACAAAAAGGAGTTTTAAATGGCCGTGACTGAAAACCGTAGTGTAACCCCAAACGAAGCACGTAGTCGTGTTTTGCGTTGTTTTAAAAATAAGCGTCCTGTTTTCTTGTGGGGTCCTCCGGGAATCGGCAAGTCAGAATTGGTTGCTGGTTTGTGTGAAGATCTCGGCGGGCATATGATTGATATGCGACTGGGACAATGTGAGCCAACTGACATCCGTGGTATCCCGTTCTTCAATAAAAATAAAGAGGTAATGGATTGGGCTCCCCCAATTGAATTGCCTAGCGAAGAACTCGCTAAAAAGTATCCTATCATTGTGTTGTTCTTGGATGAGCTGAACTCAGCGGCTCCGGCTGTGCAAGCGGCAGCTTATCAATTGATTTTGAATCGTGGTGTCGGTACTTATCGCTTGCCGGACAATGTTGTTATGGTTGCCGCAGGTAATCGCGAATCTGACAAGGGTGTTACTTATCGTATGCCAAGTCCTTTGGCGAATCGTTTCGTTCACTTGGAAGTGCGGACAGATTTCCAATCTTGGGAACAGTGGGCTGTCAATCACAAAATCCACAAGGACGTTGTTGGTTACATCGGTTTTGCTAAACAGGACTTGATGGACTTTGATCCTAAATCGTCAAGCCGTGCGTTTGCTACTCCGCGTAGCTGGTTCTTTGTGTCACAGTTTCTTGAGGACGATGAAGCAACCGATGCAGAGCTTGTAGATTTGATCTCAGGTACTATTGGCGAAGGACTTGCTATTAAGTTTATGGCACACCGCAAAGTGTCTGGGCAGATGCCAAAAGCAGAAGATATTTTGGCCGGTAAAGTCAAGGAACTCAAAGTTAAGGAAGTGTCAGCGATGTATTCGCTTACTATTAGCCTGTGCTACGAGCTCCAGGAACAGTTTAAGAAACTCGGTAAAGATAAACTGTCCGACTGGCACGCTCAAGCGGATCACTTCCTACGTTTTATGATGGATAATTTTACTACAGAGCTCGTTGTTATGGGTGCTCGTGTTGCGCTAACCACGTATAACTTGCCCATGGTTCCAGGTAAGATGAAATCGTTTGATGAGTTCCATCAGCGTTTTGGCAAATACATCATTGCCGCAAGTGGCAAGAACTAAGAATCCGTTAGTCACGGTCGGGGGCATTCGTGAGATATAAGTCCTCCGTTTTTATAGTGCTACTGCTACATGGTTGCGCGGCACCAGTTATGTTCGGTGTAGGTGCTACCAGTATAGCAGTAACAGAAACTACTGGAAAATCTGTAACCGACCATGTTGTTAGTACAGCAAAGGAAAAAGATTGCAGACTCTCAAGATATTTTAAAGGTGAGCAAGTGTGCCAAGAAGTAGAAACTGTACGATCATCTGTTACTGTTAGTAGTCCAACAAGACCTATAATAATTGATTCAAACTCAACGATTAAATCGTATGAAGAGGTATTGGTAAGGCGGCGAAACACGTCTTACGTTAAATAGTATTAGTAGACCAATAAATCAAAGTCGTGCTATACTATGTATATAAATTAATCAAAGGAAGAAAAATGGCAAATCACGTAATCCATAATGTTGCAGTAGCAGAACCCGAAGCTACCGCACCGGTTCGTAAGCCCACAGATCCTAAAGTTGATGCCGCGGCACGTGAAAAATTGATTACTGCACGTATTGGACTCTTGCTCAAGGCACCGTTCTTTGGTAACCTTGCAACACGTATGACTCTAGTAAACGGTGACGACTGGTTGCCCACCGCCGCAACAGACGGACGTAAATTTTACTACAATTCGGAATTCGTCAACAACATGCCTTTGAAGCAGGTTGAGTTTTTGGTTGGGCATGAAGTATTACATGCCGTATATGATCATATGGGACGACGCGGCGAACGTAATCCTAAAGTGTGGAACATTGCAGATGACTTTTGCGTTAATGCAGATTTGATTGAACAAAAGATTGGCGAAAAGATTACCGTATGCGGCGTATTGTATGATCCCAAATACAAAGGTATGTCAGCAGAAGAAGTATACGATGACCTAATGAAGAATGCCAACAAAATTAATTTTGATGATCTTGCTAAATTGTTGCTGGACGAGCACTTAGATGGTGACGGTGACGGTGACGGTAAAGAAGGCGACAAAGATGGTAAGGGTCGTCCTAAATTGTCCGATGCTGAGAAAAAAGCCATCCGCGATGAGATTAAAGAAGCAGTAATCTCAGCTGCCAATGCTGCTGGCGCAGGTAACTTGCCAAGTGGCGTCAAGCGTCTTATTAAGGACATGACGGAACCACAAATTAGTTGGAAGGAATTGTTGGAGCAACAAATCCAAAGCACCATTAAAAATGATTTTTCTTTTGCTCGTCCAAATCGTAAGGGCTGGCACATGGATGCTATTCTTCCGGGAATGAAGCCAGGCGACACCATTGACATTGCTGTTTGTATTGACCAATCGGGTAGTATTAGCGGAGAAGATAGCAAGTGTTTCCTAAGTGAGATCCGTGGCATCATGGAAGCATACGATGAATACAAGATTCGCTTGTGGTGCTTTGATACTGAAATTTACAACGATCAAGAGTTTAACAGCGACAATATGAAAGACATCGCCGAATACGAACCAATGGGCGGTGGCGGTACTGACTTTATGGCAAATTGGACTTACATGAAAGAACATGGTATCGAACCCAAGAAGTTTATCATGTTTACAGATGGTATGCCGTTTGGTGAATGGGGCGATGAAAATTATTGTGATACCGTTTGGATTATTAAAGGTAATCCCGGATGTGAGCCACCATGGGGCATTTGGGCGCACTACGAAGAAGAGGCTAAAAAGAAATGAGAATTACTAACCAACAAGCATACGAAACTTATCAGCAGATACAGGACATAAAGAAACTTGAGCGTAGACACGAAGCTCTCCAAGTCGAAGAACGACGTATACACGACCAAATTAAAGCCAACGATGCGGCACGTACCGAATACAATCGCCGTATGGGACGCAATGGACAAAACGTAGATGTACTCGCATAAAGAAAACTATGAAAACTATATTGCATAATGTAAACACCACTGCTGTTCCTGAAAAAGATTTGCCTCTTACTCCCGAAGTAAAACTAATCAATGCTCCGGAGGATCTCGATACAGCAATTAAACGTATCATGGCACTGGAGATGGCGCTTGAGGATATTTCAAGGGCCGCAGAAATTGTTAGTATTACAGGGCAGTTGAGTATTTTAGATAGCTTTAAAAGAGCCGCGGACACAACTCTGGAGTCTAAGATCCAAATTGAGCAACCAGATATGAATGAGAATTTTAAACTTACTGTTATCACCGACAAAGAAGAAAGCACTAGTGCTGAAACTAAATGATGTAAATCCACTGTCCGTTTTTGGGTTGCGACAAGTTGATCATTGTCCCCCGCATTTTGTTGTATTTCGATTTGAAGTATATACCCAAGAAAAAACAATTACAGATTGGATTTGGGAGAACCTCGAAGGGAGGTTCTTTTTTGGTGACGACTATATAAGCACTACTGGGGGAAGTGTGGCAATGCAAAAAATGGTTGGGTTTGAGATTCCGGGAGAAGCTAGTTATTTTACCCTATTGCTGAGCACGTTTAATAGTCCAGAAAACTGGTAAGAAAAAATTTTTCCACTCTGACTGTAGGTAGTAAATATATGCATAGTTTATATTTATTGGAGATACTATGTCAGACACAACACAAACAACAGAGCAAGTTCAGTCAACTGATTCCGTCCCAGCGCAATTACAGTTAGCTGATATTTTGTTGGCAGCACAAGCAATTAGTCTTGCTAGCCAACGCGGCGCATTTAAGGCCGAAGAATTCACACAAATAGGTGGTTGTTTTGATCGCATTACTGCATTCCTCAGGGATAGTGGTGCGCTCAATACGGCTCCTGCTAGTGAACAAACAGCTGACCAATCATCAGCTGAATAAAGGAAAATAAAATGATCAAACATGTCGGAAAACACAACAACAAAAAGATAGTATTACTATGGCGTCAGGTTCCCAACGATGCTCATATGGCTTTAGTGGCCTATAGCGATACATTACCACGTATGATACACGACGAAGTAATGAAATGCTTAGAGAGTGCTGTTGGACAGAATGCCAAGGATTTGTCGGATGTGTTATTCCGCACTATTATGTCCGATGGACGTAATGCCCTTGAAGTAATGCACAAAGAAGGATTTATTAAGAAGGTTCCTACAAGTCAAATTTTGATTACACCGACTGCAAAGTCAAGTGTGCGATTAGACGAATTAAACAACATTCTTGATGAAATGGAAAAGGGCGAAGAGGCCGTGAAGCGTATGGCAGACCTTGACAACAATTCTGGATTACAAACAAAGAAGCGTCGTACAGAAGGCCGTGAAGTTGGCATGCCGCCAAACAATTCTAGTGTTAGCAGAACTAACATTGATGTTGAAGGCACAGACTCCGCAGCAGCGTATCTTAAAGGTACATTGAGCGATACTGACTTAGCAGAACAACGCATGAGTCAAGCTGAAAAAATGAAGGACCAAGCCAAGATATTAATGGCTGAAGCCGAACGCTTAATGAACGAAGCCAAACAATTTACTCCTGCTAAAAATGTCAACACAAAAACCAAAAAAACCACGGCAGCAAAAAAGCAGGCGGCTTAATTTAAACAGTAAAGAGAAATGGGAACGCTTGCTCAAGGAAGTACACAAAGAGCAAGTCCCTGTTGGTGTATTACTCTCTATTACTGTTAATCTCAAAGACGGAACTGCTGTAGATGTTAATGTTGCTGAAATGCTAGAAGAAGGCCAAGATCCCGATTTTGTTGAACATGTTATTAACGAAAAGTTAAAAGCACTGGGAGATATTATTGCGGATGTTGACTTTCATATTAGCGTTGATGCAGTATCAAAAGTAATTCAACCCTTTACAGATAACCTCCTAAAAGACTTATGATAAATGCTATATTTGCCGTAGACCATTATGGCGGTATGGGATTCAATGGCACATTGCCTTGGCCCCATAATGCCGCAGATTTGGCTAACTTTAAAAAAGCAACAACCAACCACGTTGTGGTAATGGGACGGAATACATGGGACGATCCAAAAATGCCCAAGCCATTGCCAGAACGAATTGTGTACGTGGCCAGTAAGCATCCTGTTACTAAAGCAGGTCGTGTAGAAGGTGATATTGTAGAACGAGTATTGGCATTAGAAAAACAACACCCGGATCGTATTATTTGGGTAGTAGGTGGCCCTGCAATACTTGAAGCGTGTGTCGATATATTTGATCAAATTCACTTGACACATTTCAAAGGTTCGTATAAAATAGATACTAAGATAAACCTTAAATCCTTCTTAACAGGATTTAGTATCAGGCACGCTACAGTAGCACCTGACTTTAAATCAACTTTTATAAGATATGAACCATTATTTAGCCGCGTTAAAACAAGTACTTGAGCAAGGAACCCAGAAGGGTGATCGTACCGGTGTAGGTACTATTAGCCTGTTTGGTATGCAACAACGATATAACCTTGCAGAATCATTCCCCGCAGTAACAACTAAAAAATTAGCCTGGAAATCATGTGTAGGTGAACTACTATGGATGATTGAAGGTAGTGGTGACGAACGTAGACTTGCGGAAATCACACATGGTACTAGAGATGGTGTAGTAACTATCTGGACGCCCAATGCTCTCGCACATTACTGGAAACCCAAGGCACAGTTTGAAGGTGACCTAGGTCGTGTGTACGGAGTACAGTGGAGACACTGGCGCAGTTCACAACATGTTAAAACTGGTAGTATTAAAAACGACTGCGGAAGTTACTTTAGTGTGCAAGGCGGTATTCAAGAAGTTGAAATAGATCAACTTAAACAATTAATAACCGATATTATTAGAGACCCACACGGACGACGACATATACTATCAGCATGGAACCCCGGCGAATTAGAAGCCATGGCCCTGCCACCGTGTCATGTTTTAGCACAGTTTTACGTAGCAGACGGCAAGTTATCTTGCCAAATGTATCAGCGTTCCTGCGACATGTTCTTAGGCGTGCCTTTCAACATAGCATCCTATTCCTTACTCACACATATGATTGCTCAAGTGTGCGGTCTTGAAGTAGGAGAGTTCGTTCACGTGCTCGGCGACGCACACATTTATATGACCCATATAGAGCAGGTTAAAGAACAGTTAAATCGTGAACCATTACCTGCCCCGCAACTATGGCTTAACCCCGATATAAAAGATATTACTAAATTTACAATGGCAGATATTAAACTTGAAGGCTACACTAGCCACGGTGCCATTAAAGCGGAAATGGCTGTATGAAATTTTTAGTAACTGGTGGTGCTGGATTTATTGGGCACAATGTAGTACGGCAATTAGAACAAGCAGGACATGAATGCTGTGTACTTGATTGTGTAACAGACTATGGGTTTGTACCACAAGACGAATTAGCGTATCTATATCGTGAACGTGTAAAGCGTATCCAGGCACACATATACCATGTGGATTTGCGAAATGCAAGTGGTGTTGCAAACTGGTTTGCTCACTACAGCCAAGGTGCCGATGCTGTTATACATCTAGCAAGTTTCCCAAGGCAAAAAGTAGTCAGTGCTAACCCGGTGTGGGGTGCAGAGGTTATGGGAACTGGACTTGTTAACCTATTAGAGTTAACTAAGCAATACAATATTCCAAAGTTTGTTTACATTAGTAGTTCAATGGTGTACGGCAACTTCGATGATGATGTAAAAGAAGATTACAATTGTAAACCGCAGGGCCAATATGGCATTATGAAGCTAATGGGAGAAAATCTTGTTAAAGACTATACTCGTCGGAATGTGTTTGATCATGTTATTATCCGCCCTAGTGCTGTATACGGAGAGTACGACGTCGAAGACCGAGTTGTGTCTAAATTTGTACTCTCCGCAATGCGAGGAGAGACACTTAAAGTTAATGGAGCAAATGAAACTCTTGATTTTACGTATGTCGAAGACGCCGCCGCAGGTATTGTTGCCGCAACATTAAGTAATAACGCAATCAATAATACGTACAACATTACCAAGAGTCATAGTACATCACTACTACAGGCCGCTAAACTTGCAATTAAAATTGCTGGTAGTGGTAAGGTACATGTGGGATTCAAAGATGCAGATTTCCCAAGTCGTGGCGCATTAAACATTGATGCCGCACGTAAAGATTTTAACTTTAATCCAAAAGTAGATGTTGAAGAAGGTTTCCAAAAATATGCCAACTGGTTCAGTGATAGCGTTTACTGGTCTACCAAGACAGTACCAAACGCTTAAACACGAATTACTAGAAGCCACTGATAAAGTATTATCAAGTGGGCAGGTTCTTGACGGCCCGTATACAATGGCATTTGAACAGGAAATTGCCAATAGGTGTGATAGAGCCTATGCCATTTCTGTTAATAGTTGCACACAGGCATTAATATTTGCCCAGGGTGTATTGGGCATTGGCGATAGTAAAGTTCTTATTCCAACACAAACATTTATTGCCACATTGAATAGTGTAGTGTTAGCAGGCAACGAGCCTGTATTCTGCGATGTAGATGATAATGCATTATTAGATATTGATTCATGTGATGTGGCTCTTGCTGGCGCTGGTGTAGAGGCAGTGATGTATGTAAATTTGTTTGGTAACATACTTGATTACGATAAACTAAAGTTAGCCTGTAAATTCTTTAACCCCAACAATGACATTGCTATTATTGAAGATGCGGCTCAAAGTTTTGGAGCATCATACAAAGGCAGACCGTCCGGTAGTCTAGGTGACATTAGTGTTTTAAGTTTTGACCCCACAAAGAATTTACCTAACTATGGATCAGGTGGTATGATACTAACAGATGATCCGGATATAGCACAACGATGCCGCGATCTCAAAGACAATGGTAAATTCCTTGGTAATATAATTGCTGGCACTAACAGTAAAATGAGCGAAGTAGATTGTGGTCACATGCTAGTTAAATTAAATTATTTCGACGCATGGCAAGCACGGCGTACTAAAATTGCAGATTTTTATACAGAGCATCTAAGTGCGTATGTAGATCCCATGCTACCAAACGATAATGTTATTCATGCCTGGCACAAATATGTTATACGTGTACACAGTCGACATAATTTAGAAACGTACCTGAGTAAACACGGTATTGAGACCAAAGTACACTACGAAAAAGCACTACACGAATATGATTTAGCCTATGATTATAACAATAATTATAACTACGAAGCTTTTAGAAGTGCTGTTGCACATAGCAAAGAAGCACTGAGTTTACCGATATACCCAGAGATGACTGATGCCGAAGTCGAAACAGTAGCAGAAACTATTGTTGAATATTATGCAGGCGAGTAAATCGTGTATTGAGCCAATCCCACTCGAAGCTTAGTTTTAACTTTTCGTAGTCTCCCCCAACTTCATTGTAGTAATCCACAGCATCGTTTGCACCTTGCAAACAATATTCAGCATACATACCTTGTGCAACTGTACACCAAACACGTAGACGTTCTTCTGTTTCTAATGTAGGCTCTGTGGCCATTGAGTATTTTAGCTTGACTACTTCACGGAAAGCAGTACGCCAAGTCATCCACGCACTTTGATTAAAATGTGCTGTTCCGCTTAGAATAGGAACTACTTCGTGTGCTTGACTAAGAGTGAAGTCAATGCCGGGTGTATTGTTTTCTAACACCAATCTTTTGTTGTAGGCAATCATACCTTGATGTCCGTATTCCAACCCATTTACAGGATTACGGCTATTAAAGATATAATGTTTTGGTTCTTGGAAGTAATCCGGTGACCAAGTAAACCACGGAAAGTCACTGCCCAGAACTTCTAGTTTAGCAAACACCGCAAAGAACCAAGGTGTTGTGCTCTGTCGTGCGGCTTCTTGATATGCGGCAACTCGTCCATTTACCCCACGTACCCATTTTGCACTAGTATTGCTCATATAACACAAATGTTCGTACCACTTTTCTTCATCAGGTTCGCCATTGGATATATAGACTATGTCTAGGCAATCACGGCCTCCTAAGTTGTCGTTTAACAGTAGATTCGTCTCCTCAACGTAAGGATAATCGTAGATTTGCGACACTAAATCTTCCTTGATATCTCGAGGTACTAGTGCGGTCGCACCTGCTACACTTGCACGTATTACAGTACGATCTTTTTTAGTCCATAAGCAAGGACAATCAGCAAACATCAAATCCGGTAACGTTGTAAACATTACGTAAGGAGTTTTAAATTCATGGTTCTTAATTTCGGTTACTAGATCATCGGTGTCGTAAACATGGACCGGCGTATCAAACCTGGACAGCACTTGATCATCACAATAATTAATTACATTAAACCAATCTAGTAACTCTAAGTCTACCATTTGTTGAGCAAAACTAGGAACGTGTATGTAGAACGTATCTCCACGTTTTTGATTACCACTTGGAAAACAATGGATCATTTCTTTTTGAGCTTCACTTGGATGCCAAGTAAAGTCAAATTGCGTATAGTCACATACGCTACTGATAATCCACACGTATTCTGTTGTGGCCAAATTCATAATGCGCTTGAATACATTAAGATGGTTGTCTACGTAGCGGGTACTCTTTATAGTAGGATGGTCACATTTCAACACATCAAATTGATGACGATTGATTGTGGTATTCATAAAGTCCATGTAAAAGATTTGCGTGGAGCCAGCTTTGATCTTTTGATTTGTCATGTACTTTACACCTGCTGTGCCCGGGTATACTGGACCGCCTTCACGTTGCCACTGAGTGGGAAAACGATATTCGTATTCAGGTTCAGTTCGATCTGGGTGCCAACTATAATCAAACTCACTATCATCTATATTGTCGGGTACTGCCCATTTATCTCTATTTGGTAATCTTATAACTTTTTGTTCTGTACAGAAATTCCATTCACGATTTTTTACAGTATCTTTATTTGCAAAATATACTTCTCCGTTACGTTGCCATTGGCTGGCAAATACGTGTACGTAGTTATCTTCCCACGGAGGATTAAGCCAATCAAAATCAAATCCGGTGTAGTCATTGCCCCCATAAATATACCAGTAGCGGCCAGTACGGCACAACTCTGCTGCGTGTTCTAAACTATCAGCAGGTCTTTCAAATTCAAATAAGTTTGGCTTTGGGCCAAAGTAAAAAACATCAAACATGTATAATATCGCTCAGCATTATGAAAACATTTATCAATACTTAAAAACTATTATAACAGATCCACGGGTTGCATATCTACATCCTTTTGGGTCAACTCAACCAGAAAACTTAGAAATCATTCGCGATGATGATAGCGGGTATAAACGTAAAGATCCATTGTTTATTTTTTATGATCAGGAACCATTAAATTTTGTATATAATAAACCATTATTTGATTACATAAAGCAAAACACAATGGGTCCTTATATACTAGTTAGCACAGAAAAACATAGTGCCGAAAAAGAACGTATATGCCAAGAATATAATTTTGCCAACTTGGATTATTTCTTTCATATCTTTGCTGCCACTGATTGGTACCGAGGACACCAGTACATTCCAAATATAGTTCTACCATCTAAACGAAAAATACAAAAAACATATATCACATTTAACAGGCTTACTAGCGGTGAACGTATATATCGTAGTTTGTTTATTAACGAGTTATATAAAAGCGATCTATTAGAATCTGGATACATTAGTTATAGTAAAGAATGCCCTGATGGCGGAAACTTTGCAGACAACTTGCGTATGGGTGTAACCAATCAAAAATTAAATCCAACAATAGTAGAAGAAGCAATTACCAATATCAGTAACATTAATTCTTTAAGAATTGATTTTGCCAAGGATGAATATATCCCAAATCAAAGCATGGTGTTAAGCCCTATTAAAGAGCTAATGGAAAGTTTTGTTTTTGTAGTAACCGAAACATGTTACTGGCAAGACAAAACACATTTAACTGAAAAAATATTTAAACCAATAGTGTTACGTATGCCTTTTATATTAGTTGGGTGTGTTAACAATCTGGCATACTTAAGAGACTACGGCTTTAAAACATTTAACGAATACTGGGACGAAAGTTACGACACAATAGCTGACCCTATACTACGGTTGCAGGCCATAACTAAAATTATAAAATCATTGAGCGAACTTAGTAGTGATCAGTTACAGTATATGCTAAACAAAATGAGTCCAATACTAGAACATAACTACAAATTATTTAATAGTCCAGACTTTGTTAAAAACGAATGGGACCACTTAACTAACTCATTAACTGCTATTTCAAAGCTGTATAAGTTTGAACCACCGTATTCATTGAATCCTAGACTAGGGCAAGCGATTCCATGCTGATTCGTGTATGTAGTACAAGATAGTATTGGCAATTATCTGTGCAATAGCAATGCTGGTAGCAATAAAAAATTGCCCAGTGACCAAGTAACTTATTAAGAATGTACTAGTTGACCCAACTAAGCGCCAGGTCAACGTTTTCCATAATGTGCGATACTTACTCAATTCCAAGACTTTTTCTAATCTTTGTAGCTGAAATGTCAGTTATCTTTTCATCAAACGTTTCTTCCCCGCTAGTATAACCGACCCCGCGACCCCATCCAATGTGTACAATGTTTGGTACTATTTGTATTTCGTACAATCCTTGATATAACGGATCTAGATCTTGCTTAATAAAACTCTTAACTTTAGTTACCTCAAACGGATTGCTACCTTGCCATCCCTGTACATCACGTACTTGAATAATAACTTGACCAGTTCGTTGTAATAGGCGCTCAAACAATGCACGATGTCCATCGTGCCACGGTTGCCAACGGCCCAACATCTGTACTGTTTCTTTTTTCCAATCAAACACAGGCCGGCGGCGATTGTCTACAATATGCTCAGAAATAAAGTCTGCCCACTTCTCTGCATTTTGTTCGTTAATGCGGAAGTCATATAACTCGGGCTCAACAAACATTGCATTTGTATCCGCATAACGGCCTTCGCGTATTGTATCTACCCAAATAGTCCAGTCTGCTTTAAAGTTGTTACGCATTTCAACCAATGGCGCAACAAAGTCACATAATGCGTAGTCTGTTCCGCAAGTCTCTGCTAAGTCATACATACGTTTACTTTGGCGAATACGGCCTGCTTCGCTGAAGTCCCAATCGTTAAACTGTTTACGAACTTCATCGGCATTAAACCATGTTATAGTTTTGCCTGTTGTTTCAATTAACTTCTTTAATTCTGTTGCTAATGTTGTTTTACCTGCGCCGGGTAAACCCATAATTAATATACGTTGTGTCATGATAGTACCTTTATATTATATTGCTGTTCGAACCGATCTGCGTCATTGCGATCATTTACCATGGGTTCGCCACGGATGTTAAGACTTGTGTTAAGTAACATGGGACATCCTGTTACAACAAACCATTTTTCTAATAGGGCCCGTAGACCCGATCCATCTTCGGGGACAGTTTGCACCCTACTAGTATTATCGTGATGAGCGATAGCAGGGAATAGAAGCGGATATTTACATACTCCCACGGACTGCATGTAAGGACTATCCATAAAGCCACGTGGCATATCAAAATACTCGTGAACTTGCTCGGCAAGTATCGCTGGAGCGAACGGTCTAAATTTTTGTCTTCGTTTAATTTCATTTACTTTATCCTTAATATCTTGTCCTCGCGGATCTGCTAACAAACTACGGTTGCCTAATGCTCGTGGACCAAACTCCGCCTTGCCACTTGCCACCCCGACGATCTTGTCCACAAGTAAACTGTCAAGCAAAGCATTAACTGGATAAGGACCAGGAATGTTATGCCCCAGAAAAGCATCGTCCCAAGTAAGTCGCTTGCCATAATGTAGTGCAGCCGCACCAAGGCTACTGCCTGCATCACCAGGGCAAGGCATAATCCATATTTTATCAAAGTAGTCTCCAAGATTTTTATTGGCCAAGCAATTCAATGCTACACCGCCACTGTACACTAAATTACGGCTCCATCCAAAATTCTTTGCACGGTACATTATGTTATATATTAAATTCTCGCATAACTTTTGTGCAGATGTTGCGATATCCATTAAGTTTGCATTATCTAAATATGGCGCATCTGCACCTATATGTAAATTTTGTCTAAAGGTAATATCTCCTTCGTGCTCAATAAGGTTATCTTTCATCTGCGTTGTATACTTAGGCTTGCCATACGCAGACATGCCCATTAATATGTATTCATCTTCGTTGGGGTTTAATCCTACTCGCTGTGTCATTGCGCTATAAAACAATCCAATACTATGCGGATACGTTTGACGCCACAGTCTGTGATATTGTGCTATGCCATCTACATACTGAGCACCCCATATACTAATCGTGTCCCATTCGCCAATGGCATCAATAACAACCACAGTGGCTTTATCAAATGTGCTAGTTTGGAACCCGCCTGCCGCATGACTTAAATGATGGTTAAACGTATATACACGATCTGGAACAATTTGTCCACCCAGTTGTTTTTTTAATATTTGCTGTACAGTAAATTTGTTCCATTCTATGCCTTCTCCGCTATACAGTCTACGTAATTGCTTGGCCCACGGACGTTCATAATATGCAACCACGTCCGGCCCATAGATAGAGATATCATCAAGCAATCCCTGGCAGAAGTTGGGGTCGTTCTTAATTTTGCTGTAGCGTTCGCTATGTCCAGCAAATAAGATTTTACCCGAAGTGTTTATTACTGTTGCAGCGGCGTCATGGAAGCCGGCTGATATTCCTAATATGTTCATTGATGTTTTCTGCTATTCGTTGATGTCCAAGTTCCAATGGATGGCCGCCTGGCCCTTTTGGGCAACTACCGGCTATCTCTGCCATTCCATAATTATCCCACCCTGGGAAATTATTCTTATCGATTTCATTTGCTAGATAACCTAGTCCTTTTAAACTAGAACTTCTATAGTATTCGTTATTAACAATATTCAACATTACATAAGGAATATTGTTTGCCTTTAAATATGACTGTAGCGAAATTACATTTACTAAGTATTGTTGATACAAATACTCTGAGTTATGATATTTGTTTATATAAGTAAGCCAATCATTTCTCCAAGGATGGTCATGAAAGAATTTTGATTTCCCCGAATACCCGGGCCAAAGATCGTATTCGACACCAATGTCATCTTTCCATTCTACCCGGCCTGCGCTGGTCCACCCTACTACAACTAAATCATATTTTTCGTTTGCTATCCCTGACAGTTCAACTATAGTGCGTCTAAGTATACTTGTATTACTACATCCAGATTGCCCTAAATTAACAACATCGTAGTTGATTAAATTAGCTAGTTTGTAGGGCCAAGCGTTGTGTATATCAGATAACTCGTCCCCGTAGGTAAAACTATCGCCTACAGCCAATAATCTTTTTTTCATTTGTAAATAAACGGATCTCTTTTACGTAGCTCTTTGAGCTTTTTGCGATAACGAATTTCCAGTACAATTCTATTGTACCAATTTTTCAACCATTTCATTGAATTGTCCTTGAATTAATTTTGCGGCGTCTTGGTGGGCTTCTTCTAGCGGATGCGTAGTACCCATACTATACTTATTCTCTACTGCCCACTGGTAAAAACCTCTTGGCCCAATAGTTTCCCAATTCTGTGTTCCGCTTGGGAATTTATATATTGTATCTAATTGTATTTGATTATGCAGACTTCGTATGTTGATGTCTGGGGTTCTTAGTATACTATTGTAAAATATTATGCTATCCGAAAAAGAAAACAAAAATGGTATTTTATTTGCAATTAAGTAATTTTGTAGATAAACAATTTGCTTCAACGTATTGTAAGTTTCCCAATATTCTGTTCCGCCCACCTTTTTAAAATACTCTGTGGCAAATGCTGTTACCCCAGAATCTTTTGCTCTATTAATATGGTCGCGTTGTTGTTGTAAAATATCTGGATTATCGCTATGAAATTCTTTTTGTATTTCGTTAACATCTGCCACGTGCCATGCACCAATTGTATACCACGGACTACGTTGTCCTGTGGGGAAATCAAAATAGAATTCATATCTGTTTGGAAAAGTCCATTGCACCACAACTGCATGTTTTATACCTTTTGATGTTTCGCAAGCATTAATGGTATTACGGGCTATTGCTTCGTTGCCTGCACCAGCAACAGCAACATTTAAACATTCCATGTCTCGAGATTTTGCTAACAAGCACGGCCAAGTTGATGTGCTGGCTGTTATCCCGTTAGGGCAATCTTTTAATTCATTTCCAAATATAAAGCTATCACCGGCTGCTATAATCATATCCTGGTATCATCATGTTAATTTGTTGTTCGTAGTAATCTTGGTCGGCCCACGTGTAGTCAAATGTTGCTGTTGTATCACCGGCTGTAATTTGATATATGTCAAGATAGTTACTCAGTATAGGCCATACCATTTTAAAATCTCTTGTCCCAAAACTAGTTTGTAAATCAACTTGCCCAACTGGGTGATATCCATAGTTATATTTTGTATCTAGAGGATCAAATCCGTTGCGTACTAGCCATTCACGAAAGCCAGACATTTCTTTAGTGTGCCACGGATGCGGACCATTGAATACAACATCCTGTGCCCATTCTATATCAAATTCCCCACTATATAAATGTAAATGAGTAATAGCATCGCACGTAGCATCATCAATATCTACCCCTTGTTCATCGCGGTATACTTCGTATAATGTCTTGCCAATCTGTGACCAATGCAAATACACTTCACCAAACTTTCTATCAAATCTAGTTTCATCAAACGTTGTTTTAAGTTCCGCAGGAAACTCTAACCGTTGTACATTTAAAAATGTTGTAATTTGGCTTGGGCGCACCCATTCAGGCAATTCTCGTTGCTTACGCTGACTTAACATTAAACTCTCTGCTTCGTGGCATAGATTGTTTAATTGACGTATGGCAAATTTTGTTTGATAGTCTGCACGTTTGTACCAGTCGCTTAAATTCTCTACTGTTCCTTGTAAATGCTCAAACCTATTGTGTAACAAATTCATAGCAGGTTGATTTGGTGCCAGAGTTTTACTATTACGCATAAAGTATGGAGTATATACTTCATCTATGTAATAATCTTCTTTATCAAAAAAACTGTTGATTTGATTGCAGGCCCAGTTTAATTCGTCGCATATAAAATCAAGATTACGGGCACTATCTGGAAATCCTAAAAAGCAAAAGTTCTTCTCTAAATATTTATTTTGCCTAAGTATATCTTGTAGTGCTGTGTACCAATTATTGGCCATTGGTGTATCGTTGACATCAATTATGTAGGTGATCTGATCTTGTTTGTCTAAGGGGTTACGTAGTACAACATTAACGTGTTTCATATTGAGTTCCACCATTCTAAGACTTGCGGTCGTTCAGCTAATATATCACTCATAGTATATACATCTTTACGTATTTGTTCAAGTTTTAAAATACGTTCTTTGCCACGTATCAACCCATCTTGATATTCATTGGGCCATTGTTCAGCAAAAGTAGGTCTAGTTTTAAGTTGTACCAGTATGTCATATAGAGCTCCTTTATCAATGGAGTGCTTAATTTCGTCTAGCCAAGGATGTAATATTTCCCGGGGTAGTGCCAGCGGTGACATAACAATATCCGGACTAAAACTAAACACTACTTTTGCCAGAACATCAACACCTAACTCTTGGGCGAGCGATTGTATTTTTTGTACTTCAAAGAGTCCCGGTGTAGTAAGAGTGAAGTCCATACGCATCTGGCGGCGGTGACGGCTGTGTTCAACTCCCTGACGGAAGTTTTCAAGCCACTGATCAAAATCAAGACCTGATCTAATATACTCTCCAATTCTTCCCGTTCCGTCGATACTCGCGCAAATCTGCCAGTCACGAATCCCAGATAGTATGTCCCTGTACAAATTAATACCACGATAATCAATCCTACTAAGATTTGTATTGTATCTAGCGTAAACATTTTGTCCGTCCCCAAGTTCGATAATACGTTTCATATACCGCCAATGCTGTTCGTACATTAGAGGCTCACCACCTACCCAATACACCTCTTCGATTCGGTGCTCCTCAACAGCCTGGGCAAATTCTTGCTCAACTTGGGTATCTTGAAAACGTTCAATGTCTTTTTTGATCTTGGGTATCATCCAGTTGTTTTTTGGATTAGAGTAGTCAATCATATCGTGCTGGCGTTGCTCACTTTCCCAGGCACTAGATAACATATCACCACACATACGACATTTAAAATTACAGAGATTACTAAAACGATAATCCCAAGACACCGGCTTAACGGTTGTAAAACCATCACTAGTAGTATTTGCCATTGCGTCTAAGTACTTATGCCCAAAGAGCTGGTTAAAATAACTACGGTAAACATCGGTATTCAACAGTTTATCATTACATACTTCGCACTCGGGTAATTTTTCGCCGGACATCATGCGTTTTCGTACGGAGCGCATATGGTCACCGTTCCAGTGTTCGTCCAGAGTGATAGGTATATACTTGCCAGAACCGGCGCTGGTGTCGATATACTGTTGAAAGTTTTGAGCAGGCTCCCGTGACGCACAACACATACGTCTTTCTGTTTGTGGACTCAAGTAAGTATGAGTCCACGGTGCCATGCATAATGTAGCTGGCCTATCCATTTACAAATTCCAATATAGGATTAACGATATCATTAGTGAATCTACGATTCACTTCTTGTTCGTTGTAGAACCAATTATGATTATGCTGTAGCTTTGACCATGTTGTGGCATCGTAGCCTGTTCCGTTATAATTCTTTACCTGTTTGTGTACTAGTTTAATTCTGTCACTTGCTGTATCGTAACTCTCATCAAACAAATTATCGTATGTGGTAAACCCAGCATCTTTAAGTAGTGCCAGGGTACCTCTACAACCTAGCATTAAAAATGGATGTTGCAATGCCAGTGGCTTCATTGTTTTTTCTGTAACGAATATTGTGCCCGGTGTAGTAAACATCTGCGATTCAACTGCGACAGAAAGTTGTGTCTGGTTATACCAGGCTGGGTTTATATAACGATCCCACCGTTGTGCTGTGTTGCTGTCACCGGGCATTCTGATACCTCGCTCAACATAACTATAAAAACTATCTTCTAAAATATCATCAAATACAGTAAGTATGTCGTCTCTAAAAGGTCTTACTAAATTCATCATTAGCAAGAACTTCTTTTTAAACTCTAGTTTCCTAGAAATAGTTTTGTAGTTATTAAGTTTATGTTCGTAATACCAAAAGTACATTGGTACTTCTATTATCCCTGCTGTTGGCTTTTTAGTCTTGGCACATATAAACTGTAATACATTTTCCTGCGAATGTGTCATACTAGGTTGCATCTCTTGAAGATTTTCAAATACTACCAAGTATCCAGCATCTATTAATTCGTCTATAACAACTTTGTTTTTATTATTGTATTGATATGAATCGCTAACAAAGACCGTTGATGCTTTATCATATCTAGTATGTCTATCAAAAAACGAAAAAGTAAAGTGCTGGTCTATGATACTGCGAAAAGCCGGCAGAGTTAATTGCGTATAATTATCGTAGTCCCAAAATCCAACTAAGTTAACTTTCATAACCCATGGCCTTTGCTATTTCTGGATGTGTAGTTACCAGGCTTTGTTTTCTAAATTCATCAGATCTTTTCATTTCAAATAAAAACTTACTGCCATCGCCGGTATTACCATTTTTAATAAACTGCACAATGCGATCAATTTCTAATTTGTGTTTAGGTACAAAGTTACCGGACTCTAATTTTGCTATAACTAAATCTTTTGCCGCTTGTGTCATTGTTCCAATGTTTTGATGTTTTGGATCATGTAACATATTGAAGTAATCGTAATTGAAATTTTGTCGTGATACCCACTGACATAGTTCTTCTAAGTAATAAACATTTTGTGTATTAATAGTCATGCATACCTGTGTAGTTATATTAGTCACACTATTACGCAATGCTTGAAACTTTGCTATGTTTGTTTCTACTTCGTCCCACTTGGCACCAAATCGTTCGTATTCAAATCGTGCGCCCACATTGTCAATACTAAATGCTATTTCAACATACTTAAACTCTTGCCATAAGTGTATATACTTGTCGGGCCATTGTGTGCCATTGGTGTTGTAGTGTATTTCTATGTTTTTACTGTATCCTTGATCCACAGCATATTGTAGTAGCTCAAAGTGCTCGGGAATCATAAACGGTTCACCACCAGTGAATTCAAAGTAACGAACTTGGGGTAGCATCTCTTTCATGTCGTTCCAAAACGTGTCGCTATTTTTATTGCGTGGCCATTGCCCTTGCTGTAACCAAGTGTAGGCTATGTGTTGCTTACGATCAGGAACGTGTTTGATATAGCCCATTTCTTCTTGAGCCCATGAACTACTGGACCATGATCCGCATATACGACATTTTAAATTGCAAATATTACCTAATTTTAAATCAACAAACCAAAGTTGATCCGGGTTATCGTTTGCAAAATCTACATTGACTATTTCGTGCTTGAATCTAACTTGCGTGTGCATACGTTTACTAGTACGGCCAGCATCTTCTTCTTCCCAACATCTTTTGCACGTTTCTGGTTTTTCTCCGGCACGGAATTGTTTACGTAGATCTTGCATATACTCACTACGATATATAGTACTCAATGTATCTACGTTTAGGTCGTACTTCTCACCATTGGGCTTGGTGATTTCATCTGTGGCTAAACAGCAAGGACGTACAGATCCAATTGGACTAGTTTCTATACTAATCCACGGTAACATACAAATTGTCTTAGGTAGGGGCATATTTTTTTAGGTCAGTTAGTTCGGGGAATACTTTAAAGAAATCTTCGTTACGTACTCTGTCTATAGTATTATTATTTCTAAAGAAGTCCGGTAATTGATTGGTGCTATCCTGTTGCATCATAAAATTAATAACACCCTTGTATCCACTGGTTGCCCGTGTCAACGAATCCAAGGGCTCTAACCAATTGATATGTTCTTCTAGTTTGGCTTTTGCTTGTTCTTTTAGGTGTTGTGGTAACACGTCAACTCGATATCGGAACGGGTGCTGTAGTATATTAATGTTCCAGTCCATTGGACGTAGTAAGCCAAGTTCAACCCACTCTCTATGAAAGTCTGTGATGTGTAATACATTCATCATGCTAACTGTGCTACTAACATAGAAATCAACGTTGGGACAAATCTCCAACATGCGTTCTCTATTTTCCACAGTTTCTTTCCAGTCTTGCCCTTTGCGTATATATTCCCCACGAGTATAGCTACCATCTAAACTGGCACCCACACTAACACAGTCAAACAGTTTCCACATTTCAAGTACATCGCGACCTTTAAATTTAAGTTCGCTAAAGTTTGTATTATAAATTAAACGAACATGAAACATTTCTCGTTTAACTAACTCATCTAATACTTTCCAATGTTCTTTCATAATAAGTGGTTCACCACCTGCCCAGTATATCTGTTCAAGGTGAGGAATATGCTCTTGCATCTGTTCCCACATATCATTTTCGTTCTTGCCAGCATACATAACCATTGGGTGCTTAGGATCCCATCCTGCGGCCTTTTCGTCTTTATACCAATTGCTACTAAAGATACTGCCACAGGTACGACATGCAAAATTACATAAGTTACTAAAACGAATATCGTAGTAACGTAATTTAAAATCATCGTATTGTCCATCAGGCTTAGTATCATCTACTAACCCAACTAAGTGACCAAAGTTTTTATTACTACTCTCTCGCATACTGAATAAATTACTTTGTTCCTGCTCGTAACATTTAGTACACTCTTTGCAAGGCTTGTTATCAAGCATATTAGCCCGCATTTGTTTTAGCGGATCTTGATTCCATATCTCTCGCATGGTGTTCTTTTTTAAGTCACCAATTGGATGCTGTGGTTCACTTAAACAACACGGATATGCACGACCATCAGGAAAGCCATGCATATGAATCCACGGGATCATACAAAATTGGTCGCTTTTAATTAGCCTATTAAGTTGATCGGGTCGTAGGTCTTCTTCCTTGATGTATACCGGTTTGCGGGCACCGTAGTTATAGTTCTTATAATAATTTTCTATCTTATCTGTCATAATGAATTGTACCAACTTTCTAATCTAGGAAATGTTTTCACAAAGTTTTTATTTCGCCGTTGATCGTACTGTACATAAAACTTTTTAAAGTCTTGCTGTAACATTGATTGTTCTGCTGATCCGGTGTGTGGAGTTTTAACTACATCAAGATAATCAATAAGTCGTTGTAGTTGGTTAAGTTCCATTTGATGTAGGAACTCGTTATCCTTATTGGCATCAAACCAAACTTGTAAATTATTTTTGTATTCTGTGCGTATATCGTCGGGTAATACCAAGGGACTTTGGAAACTAGGAAAACGCAATATGTTTAAAGAAAAATTAGGAAAGTCATTTCCATTCTCTTGTTTCCACTGTACTATAATATTGAGTAATGTAGGCAAGCTATCCAGACACAATGCGTTAATGGTACACATAACATGTAGGCCGCGCAATTGATTACTTTGCATTAGCTTCTCCATATTATCTGCCCAATCTTGCCATACTAAGCCATCACGTATATACTCGGCCTGTAATCCTGATGCTTCGTTGCTGGTGTATAAATCAAATTCAACGTCACGAGTATTTTTAAGTAGTCTATCTACATCAACGTCGGTTCCAAGATTACTATTAATTGCTAGACGTGTATTACTACGACCCTTATTGGTTTTAAACCAGTCCAATAATTTCCACGTGTGTCCCGACATTAGCGGCTCACCACCTGTGATTCTTAATTCTTGCAATGTCTTATGTAAGTCGGATTCCCACCATTTAAAGAACGCTTCGATGTAGGGGTTAACTTCGTTTATCTTAAAGAGCTGACTGCTATCATGTGGATGGGTAAAGTGATTACGGCCATCTGACACTAACTCTGTGTATGGTCCGTTTTGTTTAATATCTTTTACCCAGGTAGTTGAGAAAGCTGGGTTACAATAACTACAAGCAAACTGACAGGTACGATCAAACGCAATTTCTAAAGTTTTAAGATTAAAATCTTTGCTTGCTGGTGTGCGGTATGCTTCTTGTAAATCTTTGTCATCATATATAACTGTCTTATACACTCTGTCACTTATATTGTCTCTTCCGATATCTTCGATCTTCCAACAATATTCACATCCGCTAGGTCGTTCACCCTTTTGCATTTGCTCACGTTCCATCTTTTTACGTTGAGTATTGTGTAATGCACTTGGATTGCTTTTAATGGCATCAATGTCTATCGCGTGTGGCAATGGATGATGGCAACTGGTCGTCTGACCAGATCCTAACCATATAGTGGCATTGTACCATTTGGCCGCGCAGAAACTATTAGATTTAACATCTATTACTCTACGTTTATACTCTAGGTCGGTTTCGTTATTAAGTCTCGGCATTGTTCTAATTCCGGTATATAGTCCACTAGTATAACATCTCTTGATGCATCTAGTCTATCATTAAATTCAAAAAACTGTGTTAGCTGTAAAATATTTGTGTCTGAATTTTCCATTTGCGTAATTGCACTATCAATTTGACTCTTAAAAACTTCATCCTTTTGGTATGTTTGTAATTCTTTTATCTTAGTCAAATTTGTAACAGCCAATTTCTTGTTGGGGAAGTTCCAGGGACGTTGACTAATTGGATCTATTAGAAAACTAATATCGTATCTAGATGCTGGATAGGTATTTTCTAAAAACTCAAATATTGAATATAGCTGTCCTACGTTGTATATAGAAACAACCGTATTAAAGGTAATTTTTCCATTGGTGATATCATATAATGTTTTTATGTTTCTAGTGAACTTATCCCACTTAATTGGCCATCGTATATATTGGTTAGTATTGCCATATCCATCAATACTAATTTCAAATTTTAGATTTGAAAACTGTTTTACCAATGTTATAAACTTATCACTAACCACAGCGGCATTGGTATTGATAACTATTTCAAAATCTGTTTTGTTTGCGTTTATACATTTTTGTAAAAAATCCACCAATGTGTTCTGTATAGTTGGCTCGCCGCCTGATACATATATACGCTGTACTGTTTCTAAGTTAATTATATCGTAATTGGTTTTTGGTGTATAACCAACATCGTGCCCTATTAGATTTATCTTAAAATACTCTCGTGCAATTAGATTACTAGTGTATGGGTTACAACTACGACACAATGCGTTACATTCGTTATTAAGTCTAATATCATAATCAACTATGGATTGCTGTATTATGTCGTCTGGTGATTTTAAATTTAATTTGTTGGCCCAATTAATGGTATACGTCTGGCGTGGACTAATTACGCCCTGGTCGTCAAGATTATAACAATATTCACAGGTACTTGCCCGGACACCATCAATCATTTGTTGTTTAACTGCATCAATATCTATCGTGGTCGTTTGAAGGAATTTATTGTTTTCCATAAAACAACAACTTTTAATTTTATCTTCTTTTTTAAATACTGACACAAACGGCATGGCACATATACTTTTGTTTGTTGTTACCAATTGTCTAGCAGGATTACTCATTTTAGGATTTATAAAATCCACCGTTGCTATACGTTCAACCCCGTGTGCTAAATTAATAGTAGTATAATAATCATTGATATCTTTGTATGCTGTGGCTGGTATATCAAGTACCGTTATTAAAACATCATTAAAATTTATCACATCTTTTAATTCTTGTAACTTGATATCGTATATACTTGTATGATATACGCCCGATGCTAATATGGTATTGTTGTCAAATACGCCGTGATACTTTAACCCATGCAGCTGGGCAATATCTTGCGCCAACACATCGGCATACTCAGTACCATCCCCGATACATATAATAAATTTATCGTTGAGCATGATATTTACATTCGTCCCAAAACTCTTTCATCTGTGGGAAAGTTTCTAAAAAATTAGTATTGCGTCGGAAGTCGTGTTCATTAAAGAAACGATAAAAATCTGCACGTTGTGACTTAATATAAGAAGGATCTAACTTTTGGCCTTCTTTCATCCAATCAATATCTCTACGCATACGTTGTACTTCGTAATCTTTGAAGCCGTGAAACGGATCTTCGGGAGTTTCTAAATGCAACTCCATCCAATCCGCTACACGTTCTAATACACCAATATACACAGGCGGAAGTATTTGTAAACTTTGCCACTTAGGTTGTCGTAACAACGGAGTATCGAACCAAACACGCTGATAGGTTGTGCTGTGTGTTCTACGTAAACTTAGGATATAATCTAATTGCTGTTGTAACCCAAGCACCGATAAATTATTCATTGTAATAATAAATGTAAGACTATTACGATAAGGAACTTCAGTTAAGTAACGGTCAACGTAAGTAAACAACCGATGAAAAGCTAACCCATGTCTAATATATTCGGCATGGGCAGGAATACCCGAGTCTAAACTAACATACTGCATAAAATGTTCAATTTGTGTATTACATAGGTTTTTTACATAACCTAGATACTTTTCAAACAATACAGGTTCTACACTAAAATTACTGGTTACATCTAAGTGCAATTCGGGATTAGGTAATGCTAATACATAATCAAATACTCGGTACGTGTTCTTATCCATTAGCGGTTCCCCGCCGGTCATACGAAAGTGTTTTAGTTTTGGATAAAGGGTCGGAAACCAGGCCCAAAATGCATCAACGTAAGGATTATGTTGGGAATGTGGAATAGGACGATTACGACCAACAAAATGACTGGGATCGTTATGAGTTGTACTCGTCGGGAATCCCCCAAACTTGTCCACTTCTCCTTGCCAGCTCGAACTAAACTGGGGACTGCAATAACTACATTTAAGATTACACGCATGGTTAAAGTTAACCTCGACGTATGACGGAATAACGTCCTCTTCATTTCCGGTGCTTGATCGAATAAGTTCATAATCTCCAGCCGCCCACGGCTCTCCTGATCTATAATGTCTATCGCTTAGGTTACCTAAGTCCTCTTGTGTCCAACAATAGCTACACTCCTGGGGTCTTTCATCCTTTAACATAATAACACGTTGCGCTTTCTTGTGCTCTGTGTTATGTAGTGCTCCAGGATTATCTTTTAATATACTTGCATCAATTTGATGTAAGGGAGGATGGTAACAGCTATTATTTAACCCCGTGGGCAAATGCAGACTCACTTGTTTCCACTTGGCCAAACATAGACCCTTGCCAAGTTTAGCCTTCATTTGCTCTGCAGCCAACATAAAATCGCTTTTACTCATGTGATCCTTGTTGCTATTAATTTTGCGTAGGCTTCATTTGCCTGCTCGTTAATGTACACTTAGTTATTTCTTGGAGATAATAAGGCCACGAGTCTGCACCCCTGCTCATTGATGATCCGTTTACTAGTATATTCATTCTCTAGCCATTGGCCCTTTATTTTGAAAGTTTGATTTGTAATGGTGCTTAAAAAATCGACTTTCATCTGGATCCATGTCCACAATAGGTAATCCCAATCGTGTGCGTAATGTGTCGCCAACATTCTTACATTGATCTGGACCATCTTGTTCAAACGATTTCCATAATAGAGCAAGAGTATCAAAGTCTTGTACTCGTTTATAATCCCAACCTTCTAACATAATCATAAACGTACCAAGTCGTGCGCCGTATATGGCCCAGAATCCATTTGGGTTATCGGCGCCGACTGTCTGCCAAATGCATAAATTATCGTAGTTACGATTGTTAATACGCTTTTCAAATTCTATTAAGGTTGGTTTAACTCCGCGGTCAAGACACATCTTAACTCCCTCGCGGAATCCTGCTCGCCATGCTTGGAATGGTGTGGCGTCTGGATATGTTGTGCTATAGCAATCGGCCATAGACCAGTAGTTAGGGTAAAAACAAAACTCTACGTCGTTAGCGGCATCACCATCGGATGCTTCGTGTGTACACATATTGTTGACAAATTCTTTAGTCCAACAGCTCATACCACCGTTACCGTACATTAGTCCGTTAATAGCGTTACGAGCCCTCCAACGAAAAACGCAAGAGTTATTAGTATTGTCAAGGGCCAGTTGTAAATTGAAAAACTCAGGATCTGGAACATTGTCGCCATCAACAAGAATAAAGCGGTCTGTATCACTAGCGTTTGCAGCCGCTTTGTGAGCGGCGTCACTTCCTTTAACTCCGTCCACTCGCTTGGCCCACGGGACCATGTTTTGGATTTTAATCCAGTTTGTTTCTTTGTTTGGTTCGTCATAAGTTAAGTATATGCAGTCTAAATCCGCAACATCAATTATTTCTGTAGGCATAATGTTCAATCTCGTTATATGTTTCTGTTTCTTCTAATAGCAACCCTGCATGGTTTTTTACTACGGTGTGACCATCGGTTGCCAGTATTAATTTAGTTAGGTATCCAGCATCTATTTCAATTTTGTTAAGTTTTCCATTTACAATTTCATATTGAAAATAGTTATCGTATGTGAGTTTATCAACAATTAAATACTGCCCAGCTTCCGGGTGATTGGACATACTACAACTAGTTATTTCGTTTAGTTCGTTGTAGTATATTCTGTATTCAAATGTTACTGGAATAATTGGCTTGGTTAGGGCATCAACTTCTGCCCAAAATTTAAGTTCTTCGGGATTCATAATATTCAATTAGTTCTTTGGTGGCATACGTTTTATCATAATAGTGTACAGGATCATATTGGTTTATATTATTAATTCTAATAATATCTCCGTCTCTTTCGCTCATAACAGTTTTTAACCAACTACGTGAATCACTCCATCCTTGTATTCCAGACTTCATATGAACAAAGTTTATAAAATCTATACTGGGTGCGGTGCATGTTTCCTCACCAACTAATAATGCAGTGATAGCATACAATACATCTGTGCTCGGAGTATCTTCTCTACAATTCTTTAATGTATCTTTAATATTGTACCAATTATTAAATACATGTTTTGCTGTGTTAAAAAAAGTAAAGGCTTCTTGACTATATCTAAAATACATTAATCCATTGTACACATCCGGCAAATTATTATCATCAAAGAATTTTCTATATTTTCGTACATCAGACAACTGTTGACGATAATTCTTTGTGCCGGTGCTTAGACAAACATTTTTTAATCTAAACGCATTCCACCAATGATCAATACTGCGAGTAAACAACAAATCACTTTCTAACTTTATAGTTTCTTTAAAAGGTGTAAGCCAGAAAACTTGATATTCGTTAGCCAACTTCCAATTACTGGAAGACTCATTATTATCACTGGGTAAATCAATAATATAATCAAACACATTATTATGACGTTCATTTATTTTTTCCTTTGTTACTGCATCCACTATTACTGCACACGAATTGTATTTCTGTGTGGCTTTAATATTTAGAGCCTGTAAGTATGCAAGTTCTAAATAATCAACTTCTTTGGTATTTTGTGCCAGGGTAACAAACCCTCTTTGTTCTTTATGATTCACAATGTTGATCTACTAATTGTTTGAAACTATCTGTTACTAGATAATTTTTATCCAGTATATGTAAATTTTGTTCCGCAACAACGGTCGTTAAGGGCCATTTATCGGTTGGCCCTTTGACATGGTTAATTTTTAAAAAGTTACCAAACGGCACAATACTTTCTATATCGTGATATACACTGAACATGCTCCACGGAATACCGTGTTCCTCGTTTAATGAATACCCACTTAACATATTATTGGCAATCGTAAAAGCAAAATCGTTTCTAAAATTCCCCTTACTAATATTATACAATGACCTATAATAATTATAATTCCGTTGTACTCTACCCACCAAGTCAAATAACATTTTTGCACGTTCTGTTTTTCTAAACAACACAACTGTGGCCCAAATAAATGGCAATCCAGTTTCGCCCATTACATCTGTACTGAGACCATTATTTGTTGTGTTGTTGTGCATTAGTTTATAATCAAAGTCTGTTGAAAATAACTTTAATAAACTATCATCAAACACAAGATAATCAGTATCTAATAAAATTGTTTCATCGTACGGACTAAGTTCATATGCTAGATATCTACCAAAGTTTCGCCACGGTACCTGTACATAGCCAATGGTAATACGTGTATTGGCTGTTTTATCTGCTGTAATTCTAATTACTTGATCATAGTTAAATGTAGGCGTTGCATCTAAATCAGTAATCAATGTAATTGGTAATTTTAAATTTTGTGCAATTAGCCTACTGGAGTAATCTGCTATACCAACATAATCAACGCTGGTATTAAACGCAAATACAACTACACCTCTAGACTTTGCGGATTTTTTTAAGTTCGGCATGTTGTTGGTGCCAGGTATTCATCACCTGTTGATAATGTTGTTGTGCTTGAATTAAAAATACTTGTGCATCAACTTGAATAGGATTTTGATATGTGTCTTCTAAGTATAAATCGCTAATTGGCCAAGTTGAAACAAATGCTAGTAGCTCCGGAGTTATTTTAAATAGTCCGCCATTGTGTGCAAAATGCAAATCCGTTTGGATTTTTTCTCTCAAGATACGTTTGTTTGCTTGATAGTCAGTGGCGCGACGAATTTCGGTTGTAAGAGTTTCTATTTCGGTCATGTGATAGTAAAAGAAAAGGTGTAGATAGTTAGTATACTATCATACACCCCGGATGTCAACCAGCTATTGCTATTAGCTAATAGTCGGAGTTCCCCAAGTATTACTTAGGTTTGTTGATTCTGGAGGAATGATGTCAATTCGATGATTCCACGTCACGTTAATGGCTTTGTTACCAAAATCTGATTGTAGCGCACCAGAGTATACAACAAAATCAAGATATATAACACCACCTGGGTTTGCGTCTGATCGTAGATTACAATATACATAGTCACCACTATATGGATAACCTGTGCTGGTAACTTGTACTGCTGTTTGCCCACTTGTAGTTAGATTGTAATAGCCAAGTGCTGTATTGTTAGTATTTAATGTGCCAAGCGTTCCTGACCGACCATCGTTGGCATTATGGCGTAGGCCCGTTAAATTAGCAAAGTTTGTACCAATTACTGTCACCCAGTCTGCTGAACGGCCTTGGCCGTTATTATTTGCAACACTGGTTGTGATAAAATTTAAATATCCACCTGCATTAAAAAAATACCTAGCAGCATTTGCACTACCAAACGTAATAGTTCTAGTAAAAGACCAAGTTTGAGCGGCCGCTGTTGAGACCGATGTAAAATTTGGACTGTATGTGCCGCCAGTGATCGTTGTTCCTTGTCCCGCGGCTTTGTTAAGTCTATTGGTATATGCTGTATTAACTGCTGTAGCTAAAGTTGCCAAGTAGTTAATAGTCGACCCTGCTGTTGTTGCGCTAATGCCCGATCCAGCACCAGATTGGTGTACTAAAATACTGTTTAATGTATTAATTAATGTAGCCCATTGCGTAGCCGTTACCGTTCCGCCAGCAGAAACCGTACTTAATGCAGTCTGGCCATACCCAGCATTGCCTGTTCCAGATGCCCAAACGGTATTCAGTTGGTTTGATCCGTTTAGAAAATTGTTATAGTCAGTGGCTTCAATTAAGCCAGCCGATGAATATGCCATGTTCGTATCCTGTTAATAAGTGTTACTATTACTTATGACGTTAATTTACTCTTAATGTCATTTAATTCCATTCGTAATTCTTTGATAGCTTCGACGATCAACGGAGCAAAACGCTCATACTGTACAGTCAAGTACCGATCGTCAATTGGAGCTGGTTTAACAATCTCAGGTGCTACTAATTGTGTGCTTTGGGCGCTGATACCCATTTCACGTTGAACAGTATAGCCCAAATCTTGTGCAGTTTGATTAGCTTCGTAGTAAAAACCTTCTAAACTACATATTTTGTCCAGTGCATTTTCAATTTTACCCAAACGAGTTTTTAGTCTATCATCTGAGTAGTACGCTGTAATATTGTTTGTGGCACGTATTTCGCCGGCGGTACCCGAAGCAGCCGTACCAACACCAAGACTTGATAATTGTGTACTTGCAAACTGCACAGCGGAACTTGTGCTGACTGCTTGCCCAATGCTAAAAGTTACTGCACCTGTTGCGCCTGACACGCTAACACCAGTACCAGCTACAGCACTTGATACAAAATTACCGCTTGCATTATAACTACCACCCAACGATACTGCTGTACCATTAATGGTGATACTGCTATTTGTTAAGGCGCTGTTTGGAATGCTACTAAAATTAGTTCCGGCAAATGTTGGGCTTGCACCGCTCGCAACACTTTGGTTAAATGTTAAACCACCATTGATTGTAACGTTGCCGCTACCCGGTAAAAGTATAAAATTAGATGCATTATTTACACCAGTACCACCAAATGATGGTTGAACGGCATTGCCTCTCCATGTTCCACTACTAATTAGGCCAACACTGGTTAAACTAGACGCTGTTGTTAAGTTTGGCTGAGATGCTGTGCTTAGTGTACCAGTTAGTGTAGCACCTGTATTACCAATTGTGCCAGCTTGTACTGTACTTGCAATTACTCCCTGCGTTGCATTTACTGTTGTTGCTATTGATGTTACTACATTTGACGTAGTAGCGGTTAAGGTTGAAAATGCACCAGTACTTGGCCCAATGTTACCAATTGGTGTGTAATTAATTGAGCTAAAACTTGCGCTACCACCAAGTGTAGCAATTGTGGATCCGTTATACGAAGCATATCCGGTTAATGATGTATTACCGTTTGTACTTAAATTGTAAACATTACCTAGTGTAGTGATGTTTGGCTGTGACGCTGTTAATATTGTACCACTAAAGCCGGCTTGTGCAGTAATACCACCTGTAGAGGTCATTGCTGCAGCCACTAACGTTGATGTGTTTATAGTTGTTGCTACCACGTTGCCGGCCACGGAGCCACTCAATGCGCCGTTTATAAATGGTGCATTAATTGTACCAGCAGTAAGTAATGTTGCGTTGAGTGTTGTTGCGTTAATAGCCCCAGAAGGATCACGTTGTACCAATGTGCTGGCAGTTGCATTAATATCTTGTGTGCTTATGCCCCAGGCCGGAGATTCAATTGTACTAAAATTTAAACCTGCCTTAATTGTACTGAAACCCGGTAAATTACATGAAAAAGTATCCTTACTAAGGATAGCATATATTTTACCACTAAATCTAAATTGTATAACAATGTGGCTGGCATTAATTTCACTAGACGAACTATCTGCCATCAGGGCCGGAACAGCGCCGGTGTCACCTGTTGCTGGAGTCGCAACTGGACCAACTGTAATCCACTGACTGCCGGAGTAAACTTTAAGTTGCGTGTTAGATGTATCAAACCAAAGGTCGCCACCAATTGTACTTAGGTCGCCCGGAGGAGAGCTAAATGGTGCGCTGGTTGCGCCAGTTGAAATTTTCCAACTTGTACCCGAATATACTTTTAATATATTGTTTATGGTATCCCACCATAATTGTCCCTTTAGGGGATTTGCTGGACCCGAAGTGTTAGCAAAATTCTCCAACATTTTAACAAAGTTTTCAGCAATAAATTGGCCATACCCAGCATAATTTTTACCAACTAGTACTATACTGGTATGAGAGGTATCAACTTTCCCATCCGACAGCCCGCCTGGTATTAATGTGCTTCCGTTAGTTAAGTTAATTGTATAAGACATATTTTATATTTATTTTTAAGTTAAGCTATCTTTTGTATGTAGCATAATGCATAGTATGGTGGGCGATTTTCGTGCGGCTGATCATCACCAGTTGAATTTGATACATCCGAAATACTTATAGTGTGACGGTGATCACTTACGCCATCCATTGATACCCCAGTGCCAATGTTACCTGTTGTAAATGTAGTGCCTGATCCATTTGCTACGTTACCTGTTGATTGTCTAAACAGTCCCGGTATTGTTGTGTCGATTACTTGTCCAGTAGTGTGTTTGTGTCCCGGGTCGCGCAATACGTGATTGTGTGAGCCTGCTAGTGCTGTATTACCTGTGATTGTAAAGGTATGTGCGTGTGATGGTATTTGTGTTGAGTTCAATGTTACTGTATTTAAACCACCAGTTGAACCCACTGGGTATGCAGCACCTGCGCCAACAATAAATAAATCTCGTAAATCTGGTACACCGCTCTCACCATTACATAATTGCCAGCCCGCTGGAATATTAACAGTTAATCCGCCCCACATTACAATCATGCCTGTTGGCATAACTGAATGCACAAATGCTGTTGTTGCCAGGGTAGTATTTCTAGTAGTCACTGCTTGTGTTGTTGCTGTAGCCGATGTTAATGTTACTGCGTTTGCTGTAACATTACTCATTGTAACATTGTTGATATTTGCACTGGTAATTAATGCATTACCTGTTGAAAAGTTTGTACCAAATAAGTTAACAAATGTACCAATAGCATTAGTAGTAGAACCACTGGAAATAACCAAATTGGCCACGCTTAAATTAGTAAAGCTACCTGTAGTGGCTTGGAATGTTGTTATACCTGTTATGTTGCCGCCGGTTATTCTAGCATTGCTAGAAACTATATTACCGGTAGTTATAATATTAGATGATATAATTCCTATATTTGACGTAACTGCTGTTAAATTTGCTATTCCGATCATTGCTCCGCCGGTTATTTGTGCATTGGCTGTTACCAATGTACCAGCAGATGTAAATACTGTGTTTAAGTTTGTAATGCCAGTTATTGTTCCGCCAGTTATTGTAGCATTACCGGAATATAAATTTGTAACAGTAGATGTATCGGCTGTTAAATTTGATACACCAGTTATTGTTCCGCCAGTTATTGTAGCATTGCCGGAATATAAATTTGTAATAGACGCAGCTGTTGCTGATAAACTTGTTGTTGTTACTACCCCGGTTATTGTACCCGCTGTCACTGTAGTTGCTGTAACATTTCCAGTTACGTTACCTATTAATGTGCCACGTAATGTAGTGGCAACAACGTTTCCGGTTACATCACCAGTAAGGCGCCCTGTTACATCACCGACAATGTTTGTGTTTAACAACGAGTTACTAATAGAATTGTTTAATGTAATTCCAGAATTAATTGTCGGGAATCCAGAAATTGGTGTTGCTGGTTGAAATGCTGTGTCATTATTAAATGTTGCTAAAATAATGTTTCCAAATTGGAGTTGGATTATGTCGTGTGTTATACTACTAGTAACACCATCAGTTACTGTTACTGGAATGGCACCACTAATGCCTTGTTGTTTTGTGTATCCGGGGCCAATTAATTTATATGCTCCGTTGTCAAATAAGAAAGTTTGATTCGTCCCTGTATTAAACCAAATATCACCTGTTTTTGATTGTACTGGTTGTGTTCCAGAATTTGTAACTCCAGCTACTGGTAAGTATCCCTGATTTGTGTACACGTTTAACGTTTGTGTACTCTTGTTAAACCAAAGTTGTCCCTGTAAACTGGTACCAAGTGGTGTTGAATTTGATGCAAAATTTTCCAGTAGAAATACCAAATTCTGATTGAGAATTCTTCCATACCCCACATAATTTGGGCCCGGAAGGCTTAAACCGGTGTGCGTAGAATCTAGATAGCCATCAGCAATAGTAGTTAATGTTGATCCGTCACTTTTTGTAATTGTATACGCCATATTTTATTCTCTTTATACTATACTTAGCTAAAACTGTTCATTTTAAACATCCGACTGTTTTTTTCTTTTGTACAAACTTACCCAACATTTTGTAGCGTAGCTTTTTGATACTACTGCTCCAACTAGCATAAATCCAGAAATCCAAATAATAGTACTTGGCAGTGAAATTAATGCAAATTTCTTCCCCCGTACTAGTTTGGTACCGTTATTGAATGCCCAAGTAATGTACTTTGACCACAGTGAATCATTGCGTTTCATGTTTGGAACAACAATTTTAGATCCCAACACTTGATAACCACGTCTAAATGTTTCGCCCCACCAAGTATTATGTAGATATTTTTCACACCAATCAATTAAATCAAACTTGTCTTTTTGTGACCATATTTGTTTTTCAGCCAACGCAGACGAAATAACACAACAGCCACCGCTGTCGGTGCCCGGAGTTGTAACTGTTCCGCCACCGCCCTCGGTGCTTGTACTGCCGCCGGCGCCGCCCGATGGGTACGCTACCATTGGCGGAACTACAGGATATCCCCATGCAATTTCTACCGCTCCATCTGCTCCACCACCACCACTGGAATATGTTCCGCCAGGCGCACTACCGCCGCCGCCACCTGAGCCGGCGCCGGCTCCAGCTGTTCCATTTGGGGCATCTAAACTTGAGCTGCCGCCAACACCAAACGCAGAATCTCCGCCAGCACCCCCTACGTCAGCTGGATTAGCATCTTGTCCCGGTAATCCTCCCGGTAATCCTCCTAGGCCACCTATTGCCATTGTTAGTCCTTAAACTATATCTGTAGCTTCTAATGCAATTAGCATGGCATAAATTTTGCCTATTGCCATTGAATTATCGTTTGTTTTTAATCCACGAACAATATCTGCCACATATTGGGAATAAAAAGACTCCCAGTATGGAATTTCGTTACCGTGTATAGCTTTAATTTTATGTACCAATCGTTCAGATCGAATGTAATAATCAACTACTTGTTCTTCAGTTAAACTAGACCGTAAATTTTGTAACAGCAAAACATCCGCATCATCAAAAGGGTTGTTGTTAAACTCTATTGCATTATAGATTAAACAAGTATCAAGACGGCTTAGTAAAGTAGTGACACAATGTTCTTCATCGTCCCCTTCTTTACAGACATCGCAAGATTCTCTGTTTTTTAAATATTCGTCAATGGTTATTCCCATTATTTTTTTCTCCTGTATAAGTTTATCCAACACTTAGTGGCGTAGTCTTTAGTGACAACTGCACCAACTAGCATAAATCCAGAAATCCAAATAATAGTGCTTGGTAATGATAACCAAGCAAACTTTTTGCCCCTGACTAAATTAGTGCCGTTATTGAATGCCCAAGTAATGTACTTTGACCACAGTGAATCATTGCGTTTCATGTGTGGGACAACTAATTTTGATCCCAACACCTGGTAGCCGCGTCTAAACATTTCTCCCCACCAAGTATTATGTAAATATTTTTCACACCAATCAATTAAATCAAACTTGTCTTTTTGTGACCATATTTGTTTTTCAGCCAACGCAGACGAAATAACACAACAGCCACCACCACCACCACTGGCACCTTGTCGTGTACTTTGACCACCAATACCCGGAGATCCACCACTTGCCGATATTTGCCCGGCACGACCTCTAACTGTACTTGCACCACCTATGCCACCTTGCGGTGCTTGCGATGTTTCACCAATGATTGCAGCACCCAGTCCGCCGGCGCCAACACCTATTGTGAGTGTTTCGCCCGGTATTACTTTCATTTTTTGTTCAATGTAATATCCACCCGAGCCACCACCACCGCCACCCGAGCCGGGTCCAAATGCTGTGCCGCCACCTCCGCCACCTCCACCTGCAGACATGTTAACAGAGATCTCATGGATGCCCGGTGGTACTTTAAATGCATATGGCGCGGGGCAAATCCAAAAATCAACTCCGGCACTAGGATAAAATTGATACCAAACGCCGTTTTCTTTTACATATCCTGCTTTTAAATCGTTCCATTTTGGTGTTCCGCCGGGCAAGGTAGCACGAACACTTGGTGCTGACACCTCAACCCACTTGCCATTTTTCTTAACAAATATGCCACGATCTTTTGATGACATTATGTTATCCTATGGTAAACCAAAAATCACCATCGTCGCCGGCAGCATTGTTTGTACTAGATATTACGCTTGATACATTACCCGGCAAGCCTGTTGCCACTGTAAAATTAAATTGTTTACCGGCTATAGCAGAAGTAACAAATCCTGTTGTGGCTATTTTAGTGCTGTTGTCGTTTGCATCTGGAGTAACTGAGCGTGGGTAAACATTACCGGCTAATGTAAACTCTGGGCCTGCAATATTAGCTTTTATTGTTGTAGCATTGAGTAAATTTGTGGCCGCTTCTGCTTTGTTAGTGTCAAGTTGAGTTTGATAATCCTGTTGCATTATGTATGCTCGAGTATCAACATATTGACTTGATGCCGCCAATGAATTATTTGATTGCGGTGTTAATGCCGGTACTTGTACTACCCCGGTAAACGTTGGGTTATTAATTGGCGCTAACAAAGGTAATGAATGTGCCAAGACACCAATGTTTGCCACAATACCGGCTACATTTGCTGTAAGTGTATTATTAACTGTTGTTAAATTTGATGATACACTTGTAACATTGGCATTAATTGCACTATGTACAGCATCAAGATTAGCATTAGTTGATGCAACAACCACTGTTATGTTGGCAAAGTAATCTTGTCGTAATTGATCAACTGATGTTTCTAATTGGTCTGTGGATACGCCAATAGCTGTAAGAGTAGATGATAGTGTAGTATCAACATATCCTTTAGTTGCAACGCCTTTAGTTGATATAGGGTCTCCGGCTACATATAATAAACCGCTGGATCCATCTATTACTAATGCTTTGGTATTTCCTGTTATTGGCAAATTTACATAAGTTTCAATATTACCGGAAAGATATTTATTTTGTAATACCAATGAGTTATTAGTAAATCTAATATTTGCATTAGTTAATACTAAATTGCCAGTTACAGCAACATCTTGTGCAAATGTTTGATTAATATCTTGACGTGCAAAGACTGTTGGAACTAAATTTCCAACAGTGACACTATTTGTTGCTGTTCCGTTGAATATACTATAACTTGGTATGTTAACACCTTTACTAATATTGCCAAATCCGTTTATAGCATCCGCCATTGTAAATGTAGTATTACTGGTAATTGACATTAAATTACCATTTTTGTAATGATTTACAACTAGATGTAGTACCGACGATGTATCTAATATAGTCTCAACTATTGCGCCACTTTTACCTTGTGATGCTGGTGTTGCTGGGCCAATTGTAAACCAAGTTGACCCAGTCCACGTTTTTAATTGTGTGTTGGTTGTATCCCACCACTGGTCACCAATGTTTGTTGCAGTAGGTGCTGCGTTGGCTACAATTCGACCATTAACTTGAATAAACGTTGCACCATTGTATACTTTTAATAAATTAGTGCCAGTGTCCCACCACAATGTTCCTGTCAGTGGAAGAATGGCCGTTACACTTGAATTTGGCGGTATAGAGGCCGCAAAGTTTTCTAGTAGTCTAACAAAATTTTCGTTTTGTACTTCGCCAAAGCCAGTGTAGTTACGACCAATTAATGTTAATCCAGTGGTAGTATCAGCGGTTCCATCTAACAATGCGCCCGAGGGCATTGTAGGGGTTACTAATGCACTACCGTCACTTTTATTAATAATATAGCTCATAGTTTATCCGTTCGAACTTAGGTTAGTTAATGTTTGAATACGCACGGTATAATCAATTTGAATAAGTCTGTTAAGAGATTTTTGCACTGGATGGAATACTACGTGTGTAAGCAACAAACCAGTTGATGTTAAACCTGTTGTATTATCAGTACTGCGGCCACGTAAACCCAATTCGTCAAACACATACTCTCCGTTAATTGTTTGGCTATTGTCAAACAATGCCTGACCACTTGGCTCACCGTAATCTAGTAGACAACTAACTAAAATGTCAGTATAAACTGTGCCCGGAATATGGGTAACAGCCATTTTATTATTAACCGGATCCGGATTGGCTATTGCTGTATTATCAACAATTTTACTGTATGTTGGATTATATAAATTTGTATTTTGCCCCACTGTATTAGTTGGAAGATATGTAATAATACCAGTTGGGTCAACAGATGTCCCGCCATTACCAAACGTCATTTCGTATATAAAGTTCTGGCTTTTATTTGCAATAGAGTTTGCAAGTGCTATAGAGAAATTTTCATAGTGAATTGCATTTGGTTTGTCTATAAAGACTTCCCCAGTAGTAGGATCATGTATTTTAATATGACCCCGTAGGTAAATTCCAGATGATTCGTCTGGGCGTTTTTGTGTATTTTCCACTACTTGTTCCTCGTTTTGATCTAACTTTGTATTCATATCAGTATTTATCATGGTGTATATCCTGGCGATGCTTTCAAGAATGTAGCTTGTGCTGTAACGCTGTTTATTAGTCCCGTTCCATCTGATGGTGTTGATCCACCCAATGTGTACCAAGCATTTGCTTTTGTTACTTGTGTGTTTGCTGTTACTGTTACGTTACCTGCAGAATTAACAGTACCAATCACAGTCGGTTGCCCAATTACGTTGGCAGAATTTATTGCACCATTGATTCTAATGGTATTGCCACTTAAATTCGTTACAGTACCGCTTATTTTAATAACCGCTACATTTGCTGTTGATACTACGTTACCCAATACTTTTAAGTTTGCAGCCACTGTAGCATTACCAAAACGTTGTGTTATGTAATCACCAATGTTAGCTGTAATATTAGATGTTAACTGCAATTTCAACGATACGTTTCCAGTTGATGTATATGTTACATTAGCAGAGCCAATGTTGCTTTGGTATGATGCCGAATACGGGATTTCTTGCGTTATTCCCGAATCAACAACACGAGCATTTGCAGAATGTACACTATTTGGGCTTGTACCATTGACTGCACGTCGAATACGTCCCAATGAGTTAACGTTTATCAATTGAAGATTTGCTGAAATATTTGCAAAAGTTTCATGATATACATTACCTGTGGTTATATACGTGTTGGACTGCACATTCCCATTTGTTAATATAATATTAGCTAGATTTCCATACGATACCAACGAACCTGTGTCAACTAATAAGTTTGATGTCCACGGTACAATTGTTTCCTTTGCATAATTTCTATAGTACGCAATCTTTTCACTATTGATGTATACAATACCAGGAATTGCCAGAGTTGGATTTGGTGAGGGCAATTTTGTTGCACTTGTAACGTGAATAGTATTGGCCAGCAATGTTAAATTAGAACTTAGTGTTGTGGTATTTGCAGTGGCAATACGATAAAATGTATTGTGCGTATCGTCCATTCCGCTGAATATTCTAAATGCATAATCATTTGTACCCGGGGATACATTTGAAAATACTTTAATAGTTAAACTATCAAACATACAGCCCGGGACTAATTCTTCCGGAGCATGGCTACTAAAGACTGTTATATATCCGCCACCATCAACAATTATTTCACTAGGATCAACTCCCAGTGTATCTGTATATTGACTTGAAATAATTGAATCAATTGTGCCGCCTATAAAAGTATTTCCGTCAACTATTACGCCAGGGTATGCAATACCCGGAGTAGTAATTTTTAAATCTATGTTACCATTGTATGCAATAATACGATCACTTGAATTTGTAAATGTATCTGCAGAAATAGTCGACACATACGAGATTGGGAATGTAATGTTAGATGATATTGTATGTGTATTTGATAATTTATACAATTTATCTTGCATAACAATAATTGAATTTGTACCAATCACTTGCCCAACATTGGAGCTAGTTAACGTATCCCAGAACACAAATGTATTTGGATTTGTATATGTAGTACGATCAAATTTAATGTCTGTCCTAATACTTCTAACCACATTGTGGCCATTATTACTACCATCATAAATGTTACGTAATATTGCACGGGCTCTGGCACCGGTACCAGCACCGTTTATAGTAATAGACGGAGTAGAAGTATATTCTTTACCTGGATTTGTTATTACAATATTTGTTACACCGCCGTTTTCGTTTAGCACAGCATAGGCAGTGGCACCACTTGAGGCTGCTCCTTCAATAACAACTTGTGGAGGTACTATATACCCTTCTCCGCTGTCTTCTACTAGAATATCTACTATTTTATATTTGTAATTACTGTGCCATTGTGAGTATATTCCGCTAGTCAATAAAGCAGAATCGTACGGTTGCTCACCGCTTGGGCTTCTATACACTTGTAATACTTCATCCCAGTACGACGGCAAATCAAAGTCTGTAATATCACTACCGTATGTATCGTTACCAATATAGTCAATAACAAACTCTCGCACAACAGAACGATATGGTTTAACTTCTTCTATATAGCTTAGGTAGAAACTTTGGTTGTCAGGAATATAACTTGGGAATTCTTCTAACTTACGAATACGCTGTATTGCGGTAATAAAGCTAGTTTTAAATATCCAATCAAGATTTTTTTGTTCTGATAAAATGTACTTAATAGTAGTAAAAAACACTTTGTTAAATTTATCAGCTAAGTCATTTATAAATATTTCATTTTGCAATGCTGTTAAAATATTACGTAATTCTAAGCCCGGAATCACACCAGTACTAAGTTGAACAGTACCAGCTTGTACTCCAACAAGTTCTAGTATACCAACAGTATTAACATAATACACAACAAATTTGCCGTTACCAGCATCTAATACTAATATATAGGTATTTGGTACTAACGTTAATTTACCTAAATCAAGTTGAGTATTAACTGTTACATCCGGAGTTGATGTTGGATCGTATGAACTATCGTACCAATCGGCATACGACCAGTATAAATTAGTTTTATATGCTTGTATACGTGATAATACAAAATTCTTTGTAGAATTCAACGTATATATTGTCCATTTGTTTTGTTTTGTAATATCGCTTTCAACTAATACTTTGTATCCCACTGCCAAGGTTGTGGTATCTAGATATGATAATTCAATATTATCTGTTACTGCTTCGTTCCACTCTCCTGTACCGGCTGCTGGCGCAATTTCTTCGGCATTTAATGTTGTTAAAACTTTACGCTCTACTACAGGATAATCTAGTAGGTATTGATTTGCTAAAAGTAAATAATTTAGTAACGCCAATTCTTTATCTACTACCATAGTTTGACGCGGTCTAATATCTAGTCCGTAACGTTGACTAACTGGTAATAATGGATCTGGCACAGCGTTTCCGGCACTATCAATTCCAGCAATACTATCTACTAACTTATTAAGTATATTTGGTGGTATACGGCTAGCTGGATTTCCTTCTTGTACTAATGCATATTCGCTATGAATTAAATTTGTGTCTTCTTTATGTGTCGAGAAATGTGCTACACTATTTTGTCCAATTAATTTGTCTGTTATGTTATATAATGCAATAGAATTATCTTTCATTACTGCTGCATATGGCACATTTTGACTTTGCGGATCTTTAATTACATTTGTTAATCCAATGATACTATTAGTTTTTCCTATAGATGTAGCAACGGTGTTTATACCAGTTACCCAAAAATAATATTTAACATGGACTGATCCGGATTCGGTTACGTACCCATACGTACTATACCGAGAAGTACTATTGTTAGCATATAACGGAGTACCTTCACCACCAAATTCTACATACTGGCTTGGACGAACGTTACTCTCTACCCATTGGTATACATCGATACTACTTCCCGGAAATAATTTCCCCCAATTATTTAATCTATAAATTAGAGGGCCTTGCTCGTAATCTATGTATCGTGCAGTATCAAGATTCCACCAAATTTTTCCAACTTGAGTTGGCCCCCAATGGTAATCGGCGCTGGTTGCTGTGGGGCCAACATTGTACGCTGCAGGATCAATTGCACATTGGTAATCAATGTTTTCTGCAGCAAAATTTAATAATTTTCCTTTTGCGTGATCAACATAGTCAAGTGCGGCTAAAATGTTATTATCTGTTTTATTAAAAATAAGTATTCTACCAATGCTATTAGTATCTACTTTAGGCTGTTGTTCACGAGTCATTGTCCATGCAGTTGACCCTGTTAGATTATTAAACAGGTAAACTGTACCACTGTTGGATGTTTTAATTGCTAAGTTTGCATATCGTTCATCGTGTCCCGGTGCACCAACAACAATTACATTGCCAACTATGTCTACCGCTGTTCCATATAAATCTTGTGCAAGTAGTTGCGATTCAAGTTGCTGTGTGTATACATAGTGTCCCACTGTGTTAGTAATAGTACTATCAATTA